GTGATTCTCGTACGGAATGCGGGACCCCAGGCCAAGCATGTCGCACTTCAGCCGCAACGCCTGGACCATTGACGGCGTGATTTTTTTGTTGTTGATGGCGCGGTTCAGTTGCACCATGAATTCTTCAATGGGTTCGGTTTGGAAGTGCCGATTCAGCGCCGCGACGATGCGAATATTCTGCATCAGCGAATACGACATCACGCGCGCGACCTCGCGGGTCTTGCACACGTAGGCAATGCGCGTGGCTTCCACCGCGTCGTAGTTTCCGTCTGAAAGTCCAAACTCGCAGTACGTCGCCACGAACAGTTTTTGTTTTTGCGTCAGAACCTGATACTCAGGTGTTGCCTGCAGGTCTTCCAACGACATTCGTTTTCGTTCGCTCATTTAATTGCTCTTTCTTAGGTATAACTCAATCTGCCCTTCGGAGAGAAGGCGGAATTCAATGCCTTCAAACGCCACCGTCTTGCCTGCGTACGGACCATAGCAAATCACGTTCTCGACCTGAGTGCGCTTCGCATCGGGTCCGACGAATACCACCGTACCGAACACCATCTCTTGCTGGCGGACGTTGTCGGGTTGAATGATCCCGTCGATGATGGTGTCGACGTGCGGGTTGTCCACGACAAGGATGTTGCTGCCTGCTGGTTCCAGAAAATTCTTAGACATTGGCGTCAAGCCTCCGTGGGTAAACTTGTGCTGCCAGAATCTCGCGGGCATTGATATCGTCGATCACATCCGTCGGAATCGGACGCCGCGTGATGATTTGAAGTTCTTCGCCATTCGGCAGAGACAGGCTCCAAAAATATACGGTGCCTCCCGCCTGTACACCTGCGATTGGGTTATTTACTGTTCCTAGTCTATCCATTGGTGTTTCTCTCCTGTGGGATTTCAGATACAGTCGCGCCCATCGTGAGGATGCTGCAAGCGACCGCTGAAGCGTTTTTCAAAGCCTCAACAACAACCTTGACTGGATCGATGATGCCCGATGCAATCAGGTCTTCAAAATCTCCCGTCAGCGCGTTGTATCCGAGGTTCGGTGTCGCCATCAACTGAGTCACCAAATTATCGGCGTCAATCCCTGCGTTCTCTGCGATCTGACGTACGACCGCTTCGCACGCGGTGTGTACAACCATCATCCCATCAAATTCACCATGCAGCAGAGAGTGCTTCATCCCTGCGCGGGCATTAAATAGTGCGGTGCCGCCGCCCGCGACGATCCCTGATTCAACCGCAGCCTTTGCTGCCGACATCGCGTCGACCACGCGGTCTTTCTTCTCTTCCATCTCGGTGACAGTCACGCCGCCGACTTTGATGATGGTGACGCCGCCGAGCAGAGCCGCCAGCCGTTTCTGCAGAGGTGCACGCTCAGCGGGAGATACAGTCTCCATGCACTGTTTGATATGTTCAATCCGTCCGACCAGTTCAGCCTGATTGCCTTTGCCTTCGAGGATTTGGGTCTTGGCCATATTCGTGATGACCTTGCGGGCGCGTCCGAGATCGGTCAGTTTCACGTTCTCAATTTTCATGCCCAAATCTTCCGTGTACGCTTTGCCGCCAGTCAATGCCGCGATGTCCCGCATCACTTCTTTCTTGCGCTCGCCGTACGCTTCCATGCGCACCGCAATCAGCGGCAGCTTGAGGCTCATTTTGTTTTTGATGATGCAGGATAAGGCTTCAGCTTCGTACCCTCCCGCGATGATAATCAGCGGAGTGCCTGTCTCATTCACTTGCTTCAACAACGGGACGACGGACTTTGCCGTGGCGATCACACCCTCCCACAACAGAATGCTGCAATCAAGCAATTCTGCCCGCATATCTTCAGGGTGTGTGATGAACGCTGGTGAGATCAAATTCGATTTGTCCAGTTCGAGCCCTGGAACAGAATGGACGTATGTATCTGCGGTCACCGACGGCTCGGCAGTTACGACACCTTCCTTGCCTGCCTTCTTGATTGCATCAGCGACGAGGCGACCAATTTCAATGTCACCATGTGCTGAGACGGTTGCGACTTGGAAAATCTTCTCTTCGGTGACTTCTACCGCCATGGCCTGCAAACGCGTGATGATGGCTTCGGTGGCTTTGTGGATGCCGCGTTCCATCGCCATCGGGTTCGCACCCCTCTTGATCCTGGCAAACCCCTCGTGGATCATTTTGCGGGCAAGAACAGCAGTGCAGGTCGTGCCGTCGCCAACGCTGTTGTCGGTTTTCTGACATGCCTCGCGAATCAGATCGGCTCCGAGTTGTTCGGTGGTGTCGGACGGATTGACATAATTCGCCACAGTTACGCCGTCCCTGGTTACTTTTGGCGTCTGCCCCATAGCACGCTGCCCCAGAATCACATTGCGTCCTCGGGGACCCTCAGTTAATGCGACGGCGTCGACTAGGAAGTCAATGCCGCGCAGAAGGGCTTCACGCGCTTCGTTTCCATACTGGGTTCGTTTGCTCATTTCTTTTCGCTCCGTGGCTCCGTATCAGGGATCAAATAGGATTCAAAATGTTGCGTTCTGTGTTTGCGCCCACAGGCATCGCAGGTGTGAACCAGTGCGGTATTTGCGTGCTCAAAAACATACAGGTCATACACATGGTACTTCCCGCACTCACAAACGAAACCCTTGCTCATAGAGCCTCCGTGTTAGTTGACCTGCGGAGTGCGCAGCGATGCCAAATCAATGTTGTCCGCAGGCTCTTCTGGCGGCGGGAGCGGCGGGAGCAACAACTTCAACGCGGCGGCAGGCACGCACGTCACCGAGCAGGCGTCAATAGATAGCTGCTGCAACGCTCCGTCAATGACTGCCTTGCGCCTGATGGTGAACCACTCCTGCATCTCTGCGAGGGTGACAGCATTCTGATCGGCTCCGACCAGTTCCCATTCGTGCTTCTTTCCGCACGCGTCGCAGACCTGTTGCATTTTCTGACTGATGACTTCTTTCATTTGAACATCTCCTGAAGCCCGTGAAGGGCGATTAGAAATCCGTTCTTGATCCGAAACCATCTGCCGACTGGCGCAGGCGCATGCACGGGTGGTTTCAGTGGCAAATACGTCTCGCTCAATTCCTCTGTCCGCATAACTTCCCGACCCATGTCATTCACGTATACCACAATTTGATGATACGCGCGGCATAGCGGGGTGTCGCGGTCTTGAATGAACACCGCCATCAAAAACGCACCCTGTGACATCACACCAGCAAAGCGATATCCTTCTGGTTGCTTCCACGATTGGTTCATGTCTTTCAACGTCATCGCTTCACCTTACACGGCGGACCCGACTTATTTGCCAGATCAGCCAAAAGCAACAGAGCCATTGTGTCGTCCACGCCCACCACGGATAAATTAAATCGGGTCCTCGTCGTCGTCCTGGGGGCGTTGCGCTTTTGGGATTTCAGGGTGTTCAATCAGCTTGCCAAAATCCGCGCCCTTCAAATCCTTCTCGACGGTAGAGATGGGTTCAACCCACGCTGGCAGTATAACACCTTCGTTCCCTGCAATCAAGAGCCCAACAATCTTTTTTGTCTTCAAGTCTACAACGCTGGAGCCTGATGCACCATGGGTTGCAAACTCTTGGACTCCGAAGAATCCAAGCATGTCTCCTGTCACCACGACCGTAGTATTGACAATTCCTGGGCTGACGTACTTGGCTTGCCCTTCGGAGAAGTTGACATTCAGTGTCTTGCTGCCAATCTTCAAACTACCTTCGTCGCCGAGCGAGATCGTCGGGATGGGTTCTGTGGTCTTCAAATAGAAGACAGCGTAGTCAAGCAGCTGCAAATGCTTTTTGGCGTTCTCTTCTATGAAGATATCCACGAAGCCGACCTTGATCAGTTCGATGGGGCGCGGCCCGTAGTCGATGTCGGACGCAATGAAAAACTTTAGGTCGTCAGGAAGCTGGGGATTCGCAGTCGTGCAGTGTCCTGCGCCGAGGAACAAATACCCTTCCTGAAACTTCTGGAACGCCGTAACCGTACACAAAAATTTGGGTGTGGGTCTCTCCCGATGCTCGCTTGTAGCATAGAGCGCATACGTCGCGGAGTAGACCTTTTTTTCAAATCCCTTGGGCGTGCGGATTGAGCCCGCCAGAGCGGGAAAAACAAACAGCAAACAGAGTAGAGCAGCGGTCAGCAGACGTTTCATGACTTCTCCTCGGGCGGGTTTTTCCCGTCGCGAACCTGTCGCTGCTCGGCGACATCATCCTTCCATGAGTGTACCACAAGCAGTCCCTGCACCGCAACCACAAATGCAGTGAACGACGTGAGGTCTTTTCCGTGCAACCATCCAGCCACTCCGACAACTGAAAAACAGATCGCGGCAAACGTACACCGCCCTTGAAAGATTCCGAAGAACGCACTGGCAGCCGCGCCTGTTGTCGCGCTCGTCAGTGCCGTTTTGAATTTAGTGCCCAGAGACATCTGCCGCTCCCGTTTTGATTTCTACTACGTTGTCTTGCCCGCGAACACAAATTCCAAAGTACGTGCGCTCCCATGGGCCTTCCCCATCTTTCGGCAGCGTGAACAGTTCGCGAATTGGTGTCTGATCGATCCTGATATCATGACAGTGCCAAAGAACGCGTTCACTGTCTCTGTTTGCGCATTGTTCCACTTCCCACAACCGAGCCTCAATCACCTTCCCCGTAATCGGATTATATGCGCGCGGATTTAACCGAACAAGGTACTTCACTTATGCCACCCTAAATAAATCGCCAGCCCCTCCGCACACTCCTGACTGTCTTTTAGTAATCCTATCGCTAAATTGCAGCCATGGCACAATTCGCCTCGAATTTCGTCTGTTTCATGGTCGTGGTCGGTATGCCATCCTTGGGGTCCTGGGTCAGAGGTTCGGCAGCCAGGATTCGCACATCGGCGGCCTTGCTGTTCAATGCGTTTTAGTTTCTCTTCGTATGGTTCTCCATATTCATATTTATGATGGGCTTTTTGACTGATTGACTTAACCTTTTCAGGATTCTTCTTGCGCCAATCTTGCTCATATTCTTTTCGCATGTCCTTATACGCCCGAGTTTGCGTATGTTGCGATATGACTTTTTTCCCGTGCGCGGACTCACGATACCGCTTCTGAGCCTCCAATTGTGTTGCTTTATCTTTATACACGCGTCAATTCTCCGTTGGGTTCTGGGCTTTCGCCACAGCCTGATTGTGAATCAAGTTCTTCATGATCGCTTCGTTCATGCGCTTCTGCGCCCAGGGGATCACGACTTCAAGCAGCACCTGCTCGGATGTCGCGTACGCAGGATCACTCGCTTCGGGCTCCATCAGCCAACCCTCAACACGAATATCCTTCCTAGTCAAAATAACTGTGCCGTACTCTATGATCTTCACTGTCCGCCGCTCCTTACCTGCCGAATGCGCTTCTCCAAAGCTAGGATGCTGTCAGCCCAGACCGATGTCCAACCGAAGTACCCATCCAAGTGGGCTTTGAAAGACCCCGCGTGTTCAGCGACGCGATAGATGCGAGTGCCTACTGACAAAAACAAAATGGGTTTTCGCATTTCTCCTCTTTTAGTTCGTCCAGCCACTTCTCAAGCGTCTCGACCAGAATTTCTCGCTCGTTGTAAACGTAGCTTGGAACAAACTCCACGTCTTCCTTCAACACGACGAGGTCAATGTCGCGCCGCCTGCTGACGAAGAGTGGACCGTGCCACATGGTTACTTCTCCAACCCTGGCATGGCGTTCGGCGAAAAGATCACTTGTCCGACGGGAATCGCATCGACGAATACCCACTTAGTCGGCGACCCGCCAATCTTCGTAAGATGTGATCCCTTGAATGGCAGGGATGCAGCGCGAACCGTTTCTGGATTGATATATGCGTAGGGTGATGTGCTGGCTACGATGCGTTCATACTCTGCAGGAAAATCCAGCATCGGCGCTTGGCTGATGATGAATTCCAGTTGAACCCGCTTCTGAAGCCCTGTCATCCAGGTATCCAGCAGGATGTCGTAGCGAACGCCTATCGCATCCAGTTCATCCTGATTGTCCCACCAACGACGAATCGCAGTCCAGATGCTCATCCGAATGCTCCAGAGAACTTCGTCAGAAATCCTCGTATACTATGGAACGGAAAGTCATGTTCTGTAACCAAATTTCAGTACAGGGTCACGAGGGTTTTAACAATTTTTTTTTCGAATTTCGCCTCGATGCCAATCGCACTTCCCGAAGGAGGACTGCGAGCAATCAACACACCGCGCAGCTCTCCGCTTGACCTCTTCAGCCGCCATGCCGTGCTGATACCAACTTTCGGCCCAGCACTTTTGCTTCACGACATGACCTGCATCTTTCGAGACGGGGTTCATCGACCAATCTTGCACCGTCTCGCGTTCGTCTCGGGCAATATGGTGAGCCCAGTGCTTGCGCACGAACTTCCAGCCGACGCCGATGATCAAGCCGTCGAACAGCAGCATCAGGAAGATTTCAAACTCCCAGTGCGCGGCGTTGGCAAGCAGATCGCCGAATGTTTCCGTCACGATTGCACCTCGGGCGTTTCATATGCGTGCCAGCGAATTGCAGGGGAGAGAAAATGTTTGTCGCCGTCGCTGTCGAGGAACACCAGCGCACCACAATCCTCAACGGTGACGCCTTGAACATGAAGGTACACCGTCTCATGGACATCTTCAATATACACCGTGATGTTCTTCTTGACCTTGGTTTTGCTCATCGGACTCCGTCTCTGCCGCAGCAGGCGCAACGATACGATTCCATGGTGATCTCGTCACCATAGTATTCCATGTCAACGAAATGTGGGAAGTGCCCGCCAATCAGCCAGCAGACCAGTTCGATCAGCCAGCCGCCTCGGACGGGCGTCCACACAATGTTATCGCGGATGTCGTTCCCGTTCATTCAGGCATCACCCGCACGGCAATGATATCGGCAGAGCGTTCGTTCATGACCGCAAGCTGGTACGCGATCTCTTTAGCTTTCAAGGATGGACTCCCTTCGGGGTGCTCGGACTGGCGCGGGGATTACGGGCGCGTGACCGTACAGCTTCTCGAACGCATCTCGGTATCCGTCGGCTTGGACTTCCTGAACGACCTGGACGGGTCCGCGGCTGCCCGAGTCACGAACGCTGAAGTCTGCGTCGACCTTATGCCACTTCGCATTTTCTTCGTTGTAGATGACATGCTCTTTCATCTTGCCTCCTGGGGTTTTCGAATTTCTTCTACTGGTCAATCGTACACGAGTTTTTTCACCTTGTCAAGCCTATCTGGATAACGTCCAAAACCTTCGTCCAGCAGTGCAGGGTAGTTCACACGCTGCAGAGCCCAGGTCAACGCCTTCTTGTACTCGGCGATGACCGCGTCCAACGTCTCAATGACATCACGCTCTTGGACGTTCTTGCTGTGCTGGCGGATGTCCGCCATTTTTGCAGAGGTGAGAATCATAGCGCCCTCCAAAGTCTTCGCAGAACCCAGAATAGAAAACACAAGTCCGCAACCAGCAGAACAAAAAGGAAAGGCAGCAAGGATATCAACCAGTCGGTCATCGCGGCACCTCGGGGAGAGCCCCATGGCGGAGCAGTGGGTTCTGGAAGAGGGCGCGAATCACGCTGCCGTGCTGCGCAACCGAACCGATATCATTCCAACTGTTCAAGACCCAGCCCGTGATTATAAGGCCATTCAGGAATATCTCAAACTGTCGGTAGCTGGTGAACGTCCGAAATGCGTATGTCATTCTGGTCTCCGATAGTACCGCGCGTTGACCGCTCGGCGTATCATCTGAGCCTGAGCTCGCTGTTCGTCGGTGAGCACATGATGGCCGTTCGCCCAGCCGCGGCCACTCATCGTTACGACAGATTCAACGTGGTCTTCCAGACCTCTGCCCAAAGGACTCAGCCACCTGGGTCCGATCTCCAGACCGCTGTTGTCCTTGTGCTCCCAAACGAACCACTCTCTCATGACTGCACCCCTTTGACCAGTCGGCGAAGTTGCTCGACGGTCTTGATCCGCATCGGATGTGCCCCAGGAAGGTTCCCTGGGGTTTTGACTGCACACCATGGACTCTACAGGACCCCTCCGAATTTGTCAAGGGAAATCGTAACAAAGTTTAACGAATCATCCCAGGCAGCGTGTACTGCACAATGCGGTGGTGAGCAAGCCGCCCTTTGCATTTGTTCGGATAGTGGCTGAGATAGATAATCGCAGATTGGAGTTCGTCAGGAGAGTCTTGGAACAGCCCCAAAGCTGTGTTGTGGTTGCTGCAAATGATGCCTCGGTCGAGCCCAGTCTTATGGCTGTGGTCGAGGCAAGGAGTATTGCCGCTATGCTTCGCCCCGATAGGGTCCATCTGATGTCCGCCGATCAAACAGCGACCATGCTGAGCGTCATACCGCGCCTGAAATTCGGCAGGTGTCATCCCTCGACGTGGGCGGCGCAACTTCCTTTGGATTTCTCGTTCGGCCTCAGCCTTACGAAATTTTCTCAGATGTCCTATGATACTGATGGGCTGGCGACTCATGGTGGATTTCTATCCCCCTGAAAACATAATACGATAGTTCGCGGGGATAGTCAAGCAAAAATTTTTTTTGGTGTAACAAACTTTCATTAAAGGTGTCAAGGCAGTGTAGCCAAGCCCAGCAGCAAGCCAGGACCTCTGGGGTTTTTCGCCCCGCAAGTGGAATGCCAAAGGGACCCCTGCATTTTACTGGCCACACTTTGGCCATGTTCGTGCGTGCGCACATCGCTGTGGAAATGAATGCTAACTTCTTTGTTATCAATTGAATGATGGGGTGTGTAGTGTGTCGCGAATGAGTGCGTGGCCTGCGCCGCTGCATCGCCGCTGCATCGCCGCTGCATCGCTGATGATAACGCAGCACTTAGCACGCACACCTCGACTATGACAAAATCATGATTCCGCATAATCATCTACATAACAAAGGACTTATGATGCGCGCTGCGTATGACCGTCGCACCCACCTGAGACCTGTTCACATCGCGAGTGATAAATTATGTCACAGTGACAAATTGTGTCACACCAGTGACAAATAATGTCACATGCTAAGTCGTTTGATATCATCACGAGTGACAAATTATGTCAATAGTGACAAATTACGTCACCAAGTGACATAAAATGGCGCAATTAAATGTTTGGCATCAAAATTGCGGAACACCACACGCACCACGACAGTGTAATAACTACACGCTGTTCCTGGCTCCGCACAGGCGTGTGAGAATAAAACCACGACAACACTATACCGCACCACACGGAATTCGCAGAAAGCGGGAACATCCGCACGTACGATACAGCGCCATGACGCTAGGAAGCCCACCACCGCATTATCTCGCCCTCCCTTACTCCAAGCATGTCTCTGCTCACTTAGTCTCTCTTGAAGCGTTCTACCTGTCTCTACGTGTGTTGTCTACCTGCGGTCAGGATAATCCCTTGAAGATCAATGCTTGAAGCGGGTCGGTAGCGTACGTGCACCACGCAATCAAACTAACGCTGCCCCGCCTCTGCGCGGTAACGAAGCAACGGACGGTCAGCCATGTATACTCGCTCTGCGTCGGTCTGTCGGTCAGGGTATAATTCAAGGAAGCGCACCACAACGTGATTGCATGTCTGACAGACCAAACCTCGCACACATTCAGCACAGCCGCCCATCAATCCAGTCTGCTTATGGTTATGTGAATTTGAGCATCTGTGACTGTGCTCAATCACAGGCGACTCTTTAAGGTTGGACGCGCGACTTTGAAATGGTGCATGACAGAGTTTGCAGCACTCCACCTGCTCTTGCAGCATGCGGTTGTACTCTGCGGGCTCTACTCCATATTGCCACCGCCGTCTACTCTCTGCCCTGTAGACGAGCAGCTTCGGTTTAGTTGAATCCGCAACCCTGCGATGATACCAATTGCGATGATATGCACGTAGCTCTTCTGGCGTATACGCCGCAATGTTTTGACTGTACGTACCGTTCGGTTTGCGTGGATGCAAAACACTCATAAATACCTTTGTGCTCCTACACTTATGGTATGAAAAGTCTTAAACTTTTAGAGAGAAAAGCGCGCGCTTTCTCAAAGAGAAATGACCCTGACCCACCTGAAATGCGACACGCACGTTGCGCACTACGGCTGGATGCCCATGTCTCGCAGCCATTGCTTATCTGCCTCGGTCATATGCTCATATCGCTCTATCGGTCTGAGCACACCGAACGCATCATACAGCGGACCCATCAGGCTCGTCATGTCGACAGTGAACCCAGCATCATGCAGGCTTCTGATCATCGTGGGCTCAGCCAAGAACGCCCGCACGGTGTCCAGATATCGATCCAGTTGTTCATCCATCACCGCCACCTCCAGCCCGCCCCGTCGCAGGTCCAGACAACCAACTCGATGAACCCGATCACCAGCCCAGCCAATAGGAATCCACTCAAGATTGCCATCACGTGCTCCTCTCTACGCTTCTGCCTCTACTCAGTCGGTCAAGATTACCCTCGACATGCACAGGGTGCGCCCGCCTCTTTGCAATGATACCATGAAGCGAATATGGTGCAGCCCATCTGCAATGCCGACCGCACGTTGCGCTCACCAACTGGCATAGTCTGTGATGTCGGTCTGACTCCCACGCGCATGCTTTGGACAGTCAACCACCACATTCTGTCCGATGCCGCTGGCTCTGCTCGCATAGATGCGCACGCCACTCTGGCATTTCGCATGGTCTGCCGTGAATTGCGCCAGGAGCCGCGCCTCCCCTGCGTTGAGCGAGACACCGTGCCATGTGCCATCCGTCAGTGTGAACTTGCTCATCACAGCCTCCATCGCCGATAGATCAGCAACGCCACTGCGAAAATGAGAACCACGACACGCACAGTCTGCATCACCTCAATAAACGTCATCGTCGTCCCCTGCATTCAGCACACCCCAGGCGGCCAGCCCAACACCCAGCAGCAATGCCAACGCTATCACAAGCAACACGCCTTCAGCCATCACAGCCTCCCGCCATACTGATCAGTCCAACTCGTACGCTTGAGCCTCCACCGCCACCAGCGATTACGCTGGCGAGCCCACCAATATCCTAAACACATCACTGCCTCCCCTTTGCAAGCACTTGGATCACCTTCCAAGTCTTCAATCTGTTGTTTCAACTCTGTAGTCTCGGTGCACCACGGACAAGTGGTCCCCCGATTCCCCCGATTCCCCTGGTACACCGCCACCGCATAAGCGCCGTGCTCTTCACAGACTTGTTGGATTTGCATTTGCTTCGATCCTCAACTCGCTAGAATTGGCCATCGCATGATGACCAGCCAGAGGTCCGTCCTGCTCGGCCAGATGAATACGTTCTCTGTACGCGTCAGGACTCCCTGTGCAAATGCCATCGCTTCGGCAAGGCTTTGAAAGTACCGTGTGGTCACGCTCCACTGACTCATATCGCTTGTTCGTATCGTTTTCGTATTCATCGCTTGTCCGCCATTTCAGTCAGCACGCGCTTCATGTACACGACGGGGAATATCCACATCGCAGCCACCAGCACCCAGAAGTTAATGGGAGGCAGTGGATATGCAGCCATGATGATCAAGATGCCCAAAACAATTTCAAGTGCCCACCACTTACGCCATGTCATGACTTTGCATCCATGTTGAGATGATAGCACCAGTGGTACTGGATGTCAAGCATAAAATCGTTTCAACCATGTGATAAACTGTCCGTATGGTGTCGTTCCTTTTGCGTGGTTGCAGAGAAAACAACACGGCACCACGTTTGCCAACGTGTACCCCAGATTAGTGTTCTTGCGATCAATCCCATTGTACACGAATCGTCCGCTCTTAAACTCGCTAATCGTTTGAGGCTGAACTCGGCAATAATGACAAGGCGACGCTGTGATGAAATCGAATTGCTCTTCCGTCAGTTCCCACACCAGTCCCCGTGCTTTGGCGTTTATATGATATCGTCGCCACACAGCATTTCTCGCTGCGCGCCCGCGTGGATATTTTAACGGGCCTCTCCCATATGGGTTGCACTCTGTGCATCGCCCTGATTGAATAATCTGCCCGATGTGACAGTGACTGCAAATCTTGATATCTCGTCTGTACGCCATGATGCTCTAAAGCATACACCCCACACCAGTTAGATGTCAAGGAAATAAGTACTAAAGTACTATTGCATGTTTTTGGTTCTGGGCGCAGAATGGTTGACATGGAGAACAACAAAATGCAAATCCCAAAACAGACCATTGAATGGCTCGTGGCTCGCCTGCACTGCAGCGTGTCCGATGAAGATGTTGCGCGCGACATGCGCCGCCGTGTGCGCCAGAATCCAACCCTCACCGCATCCTTTGAAAAGCGTTGCGTCACGTACGCGCTGAAATGTCACCACGAGAACCAGGGTCTCTATCGGCGCGTTGTATCGGGGAGGCTCTAATGCTACTGGCGGATGTCAAACTCGCTCTGAAAAACTGTGGCTATGTCTGCTTCTACTGGGGACACAACGGCGTCAAGGTATATTCCGAAAATGGTCGCACGCTGGGCGCAATGGACGGGCGATCATATCAAGGATTCCTGCGAACGGTGGCCCCCACGCTGCGCCGCACCGAGACAGGCAGCACGGAAGACCAGGACTTGATCATCTGCTGGAGGTCCTAACGAAATCGGTACTTTAGTACTATTGCCTGAATTGGGCGTCTACCCCCATAATGGTGGACATGGAGATCAACCAAATGACGAAATTACAGAAAGCGCAAACGGAAGTCAGCCTCTTGTGGGTTAAGATGTGCGCCGAAGAAGGCGGCCCGACCGACAGCAAGTTCGTCGTGTTCACGTCCACCAACAAGTACTCGCTCAAGTACAACACGGCGGTCAAGAAATTCTTCCGCCTGAAGTCCAACGCCCGACCGACCAAAGATCGCACGGATTATATGGCGGCTGCGCGAAATGCGGGGGTGCGATAATGAAATCCAACGTCAGCTTCGACATCACACGCACGACCAGCTTCCGCAACATGGAAGCGGACGCCACCTTGATCTATCACCTTGTGATGGCGGGCGCGGTACGCCAGCCAGATCGCCGCCAGGAGGCACGCAAATGCCAAACCGCTACCGCATAGAGAAACATTGGCGCGCTGGTAGGTTCGATTGGTGGGTGTATTTGGGTGACGATGCGGTAAGGGTATTTCAACTCAAGAAATACGCTATCGCTTGGATTCTAGCGCAAGAAGCCCAAGAGGCGAAGTGATGCACGACATCCTCGACGCGGCAGGCACCATCATCGGGATCGTCATCACTCTAATCTTGATGTTTGCAGAATGGGAGGCAAAATGAAACCCGCGACACGCGAATCAGAAATATGGCTTCGGTCTGCAGCACGATACGCACGAAACAACGAACCCGTCGCGGCTGCACTCTCTCAGCACCTAGCCCAGATAGCCCAGGAGACTCGCGACGAATTCGAAGAAATCAGACAGATTGCCGAGGCGATGCACAAAGCCGCGCAATTAGCGAAGTAGTGCTCCCAGCTCGATTAAGGCATCCTGGTGCAAGTCGAGGCTGCTGCGCAGTGCCTTCGCCACTTCCAGGTCAACCTCGCCGCTTCTGAACGGTGCGCGAGGCATTTCGTTTCGCACCGATAGAATCTCTTCGCACAACTTGAATAGGCGCGCGGTCTGCGCGTCAGTCAGTTCGATCTTGCTCATGGTCGTACCCTCCGTGTGATTCGTCTCTACTCCCAAAATTTTAGTGAGCCGCTGACACCAGTAGCAGGTGCTCGGGTTGTGATTGGCAATCATCATCTATGGCTCGCAAAGTCTTAAATTTTTTGTGGCGGGGCGGCGCTGCAGTCGTGACCCTCTTTAATGGCTCCCGTGGCGTACCGAGCCAACCACGTCAAACTAGAACTGGTCATTCTCCGATGCGCGCCTGCGGGGGAACTCCAGCATCACACCCACAACGAACCCGCCACCGATGCGCCTGTCCCGATTGCCGCACGTTTGCGGGCCGATACTGCCGTCGCAGTAGGGATTACCCTGAGCCCACACCTGCCCGAAGTAATTATCCTCGGACAAGCGAACACAAAAGGGTCCTGTGCACGCGATGCGTACCGTGAACGCGATGTCTCCGCCCTGCATATGGCTCGACTCCAGGCCGCTCGGCGTCACGCCGTTATTGAACTGCCTCAAATAGTCGAACGACAGTCGCGCAGGACTACCTGCAAGCACGCCACGATAGGTGAGCCCGCCGAAGGCGTAGTCCGCGTCCTTGGTCACCTTGGTGACGTTGTACGCCGAATCCTCAACGCGCCCGTTCAAGCCCCAGTGATTGGTGAGCCAGATATGCCCGCCGACAGACGCCAGATTCGCGCGACCGCCACCGAGGGCGACGTGTGATTCGACGGGCGAGAATGTGTCTTGCAAATCCAATTCGTAGTGCTTGAGAAATGGAATTTCGACGCGAGCCGTCACGCCCACACTGGAGTTATCAAACGCGATCCCTCCCGAGGTGCCGAACAAGAACCGAGTCTGCGCATTTGCGCGCGTCGCGAACAGCGACACCAACAGTAAAGCGAATACGATGATACGTTTCATGGTCCCTCCCAGGACTTATTCGTTCAATAGTTCCGTGACGCCCGCCAGCCCTTGGTCGACATCGCTTTTGATCTCGATGGGTTGGTCTAATTTGATATGACGCACGAAGGGGGCAGTGCGCACTGTAGGCCCGAGCCCCATCGCCTTGCGCTTCTGTGCTTGTTCGCAGACAACCTCATGCATGCTGCGGCATCGCCTGCAAATCAGCTTCGGGCAATGAGAACAGGACTCTCCCTCGAACGCGCCGCATCCATCACATTGTGAGTCCATGATTTCCTCCGATTAAAAACAGTTTAGTCTTCGTCCCGCCAGCTTCTGTATCTCAGCAGCCTCTTCTCTCAATAGTTCCTTTAGCCGCTGCTTGGCGTGACTTGCACAAAAACACCCGTACGATGCGCTGCGGATATTGAACACTTCATGTGTTGCTTTTTTGTCGCACGCACCTGCACCGCAGGCGTGCTCGATGATCTTAGCGTATGCCATCGCTCCTCCGCATGCGCCGAGGCACAGTGAAACCAAAGAGCCGATCATCGATGTGCATGAACCGACCTGTCTTGACTGCAGTGAATAGATAGGCGGTCAGGAACAGAGCCGCCGCGAGGCCCCGCAGAATCGTTTGAATTAAGGTAACGTATCCCATGTGCGGAGTATCCCACCTTTAGTACTACGTGTCAAGCCTTATTTTCGTACTGTCCCAAATCAGTACCAAAGTACCATTGCGCTGCCGAAGCTGATTTGGTATTCTCGACGTGTAAAGAGGAGGCAACAGACATGAGTCACGATCACAAGATGACGCGCATGGAGCGGCTATACTTCGGATTCACTTGTTCCGCGCAACCAAAAATGGAATTTCTATCGGGCGGGGACCTGAAGCGGTGCCCCATCTGCCGAGAGCCTAACCCCATGAAACAGGAGCCCAAGTAATGACGCCCATCATCCGACGACACATGCGGCCAGCAAAAGAGCAGGAGATAGATATATTCGCTCGGTGGTTTGGCGTGATTCTCCGCGACCTGCGAGACAACCACGACCTGCGTCTGAAGCAGCATTCTCACAAACGCAAAGCGTACGCGCACGAATCCCAAATCACCCATGTGACGCACATCCGATGAACTACATACTCAAACTCGGCGTGATGTTCGCCCTGGCGGCATCCGTATACGCTGCATCCGCAGACACCATTCTGGATAGACCCGATGTGGTCAAGTCCATTGCGCAGGCTCGACATGATAGCTTCGGACCGCCGCACATCGAATACGCTCTTCTTGTCCGCAAGGATAGCGTTGACTTTGTGGCGGGCTCGGGCGACAATGTGCAATTCACATGGGACCCCACAATCATTACAGTCATCCACACCCACCCCGATGCGGGATTTGAACAGCCATCTCCGCAAGACCTGCAGATGGCGATCAAATTTCAACAACCGATGTACGTGGTTTCGCGCACAGAAATTTGGGTTGCACTTCCGACAGGAATAGTGTACTGTGCTTCCTGCCGACAGAAGTAGTTCAGATTCAAAATCGCTTTTAGGAGGCTGTATGAAAACGATTATTAAACTTGAAGTGGTCATCGGCTTGATTTTATTGCTGGCGTTTGCAGTTCCATCGTTTGGCGGACTGTACGCAAACATGGACGCCACCGAGCAGTTCCTGTTCGCCCGCCAGATGCCACATGCACCCGCGATGGCGTTCACCTATTCAATCTTCCGCACCGCACCTCTGGAAGTCGCCAAGGTGTTCGGTCGCACACCAGGATGCGCTGACGCTGATGCGGACATGATTGAAGCCACCGCCCGCGCCGCCATTAAAGCTGGTCTTGACCCAGCCATCGCTGCCGCGACTGTAGGCGTGGAAAGTGGCTGTAACGCGTTCGCGGTATCCTCAAAAGGCGCAATAGGATATTTTCAGGTGATGCCTCGCATTTGGAAAGATCGCTTCGACTTCGCAGGCACGGTGAACTTATTTAATCGGGATGATAATATGCGAACAGGCGCGAAAATTGAAGCGGACCTGATCGCACAGTATGGAATAGAAGGTGGTCTCAGGCACTATAACGGCATGGGCACAGGGTCCCCTGAATATGATGCTGGGTACACCAATAAAATCCTGGCGCTGGCAGGCAGAAAATGAGCGAACGAGGGCGAGCGGCTGTCCAAGCGTATTGGGCAGCCACAGGCGTGGATGAGAAACGGCGTCGAATTGGGTTAATGAAGGCGGCCACTCGACGCAAGTATTGTCTCCCTGATGGTGCTCTTTTTGGTCGATGGACCATCAAAAACTACCACAGCGCGGCTGGATATACTTGCGTTTGCACGTGCGGCAATGAGGCAATCGTCCGTCGACGCCTTCTTGTCCTTGGTGAATCCCAAAGTTGCGGGTGCTTGGCTGCCGAACAGCGACAATCTCGTGGTCGGGAGTCTGCATCAGAAGGAAATCTTCGAGCCTTATTTCGTTCTACCCAAATCAGAGCACGCCGTCAACACCATCCGTGGCGAATATCACTCAAGAAATTTCGGGCTTTAGTCTTTGAGCCCTGTCACTACTGCGGCGTCTTTGGAACAAATTATAAAAGGTCTGAACGCAAAGATAAGTTAGGGGCGTTTTATTACAACGGTTTGGACCGCGCAGACAGCACGCTAGGATATATTCCCACAAATGTGGTGCCTTGCTGCAAAGTATGCAACCGTGCCAAATCTGATATGACGCGCAGCGATTTTCAGGCGTGGTTATCTCAATTAGTGGCGCACACAAATGGAGAAAAAGTCTAATGAACATCGTGGTCTATGTCTGTCTGGTTTGCTTCCTGCCGCTCGCGACCGTAGTGATTGCGATCTGCAGCCCGAGGGACTCCCGATGACGCACTATTACACCAGCGGCACCACGACGCCATGGGAGCACGTCCCATCGTCCGATGCGACTGCTACGCATTTATACCTGGATGCATGGCAGGTGTGGACACGTTTGTTTGACGGTCTGCCCGTCTTCATCGTGTTGCCTCCGCTCCACACACCTGGGGAGGGGGACATCGGACACCATTCCCTTGCCTTTGCGCTCCGTGCCAAAGAGTTTAGTACTAGGCTAAAATAGGTACTTTCGTACCATTGCCTGCACCATATGCTTTTGGTATCCTTGTCGTGTTAGAGGAGGCACACCGACATGAACTACTTACCCGAATCCGACCTAGCAAAAGTCTTCCGCTCCGCGTACGAAGCTGAGACCGAGAAGAGCCACCTACATCACATGGCAATGCTGGTGATGTACTTCACGGGAACGCGCGTGTCACAGATGCTGAACCTGAAGGGCGAAGATATTTTCCAGCGTGATGGTAAGTGGGTTGTTCGGGTCGGCGCGGCGAAACGCGGAAAAGTCGTCGTGCGCAACCTGCATATCTCTGATGACCCGACCGTCGACATGACCCCGATGATCGCGCTCGCGGCCACCAAAGGATTGTCAAAACTCTTCGGCGGACTCAGCCGTCAATACTACAACGACGTTTTGGAAAAGTACTTCGTGGCGGCAGGCATCCACAGCAGCTATGCTCACTCACATGTGTTTCGGCACAGCGCCGCGATGACCATCTACAAAGCAACACAACGAATCGGAGCAGTCAGCGAATTTTTGGGACACAAATCGCCGTCTTCGGCTTTCGTCTACTTGCAAGAAAATGACGGCATGTTCGCCCAGGACGCCATGGACAATCTGGTGCTGGCGTGATAGAATCCTTTGGAGGTTTGAAATGACAAAATTCAACATCGGCGATGTCGCGTGGCGTGCGCATGCAGGACTCGATCATATCTGGATCACCTGCCCCGAGTGCCTCGGCAGCGGGCGGTTGCGTGTAATCCTCGGCGACGATTCCGAAGTCTCTATTGCGTGCGAGTGCTGCTCCCGCGGCTATGAAGGATCGCCAGGGAAGATGCAGACGTACGCGTACCGAAGCGCACCTGAACCTGTGATCATTACGGGCATCGAAACCAGCAAGCATGACGAGACCATCCGCGTGGTATATAAAATAGGCTGCTGGGTTACCGAAGAAAAAGACATCTTCGCCACGCGCGACGAAGCGTTACTCCGCGCGGCCACTCTCGTCGCCGAGCATGAAGCCGAAGAAAAGAAACGCCTCGGCTACAAGGAAAAGCAGCACAAGACTTGGGCGTGGCATGTGCGCTATTACCGCAGTCTGATTCGCCACGCAAAGGAAGAGATCGCGCGGGCCGAGGCGAAGCTGGCGATGGCCCCGAAGAATGTGAAAGAAGCAGACAAACTCTAGGAGGCAATATGGCAACGATCACGATTCGGATTGTCGACCACGACCAGCCTTATACTGTCCGCGAAATGCGGCGCAGGCTGGCGCAGGTGCTTTCAAAGTTGGACGGCGAGCAGACGGTGTCTTTCTCGTTCAGCGCGCGGATAGAGAACTACACGCCGCGGACGGTTTCAACACCGCGCGACATGACGCACCTCCGCGAGCCGTTCATTGACCTGGATGGAACGCGGACAGGAAGAATCAACACGATGCCTGCTGTCCTCGGCGCTCCATACGACCTGACTCGGGGCGGCCTGTTGGACTACGCAAAGAAGATGAAAGGACCCCGATGCTAATGAGCGAACCTATCACACAAGCAGAAGTGGATGAAATCTCTGCGTATTGCGAGACGCACCCAAATTGCCGCGTTCAAATGCATGAAGATGGCTCGTGGTGTATCGCCCTCTCGTGGAGTCAGAAGTACCGAGGATGGATGCACCCGCGCAGTTTCTTAGACTTGATTCGCGAAGAGGAATCAACCGCGCCCGTCGACATTCTCAAGTCTACTTAACCCGCTCAATGTGGAAATTGTCCTTGAGGAATTTGTGGTAGTGCTCTCCCTGGCTGGGCGCTGCCATAAATTCCTGGTAGTGCTCGGGCGAAACTCCGTGAACCGCATACTGATACCCATTCTGATACCGCACGGTCATCTTCCGCTCGTGTGAATCGTACTTCGCTCCGTCAATGTGACCACTGCTGATCGGCGTGAATCCATCAAATCTGTGTGCTGACATAAATCCTCCAGAAAGTAAAAGAGGGGAGCCTTTTGGGCTCCCCTCCTCGGCTGTTTAGGCCGCCATCGCATACTGCCGTGCAGGAACCACGACAGCGCGCTTGGCGAACATCACAACCTGTGCGAGTTTGTTTTTCGCATTTATGGTTTGATCTAGTTTTACGTCGTTGTCAGGACGGCACGAGCCCTCGGCCACTTGTCTCAAAGAGCGAAACCCAGTTCAGGCCCACCGTACCGCACACTTGTTAGATTCCTCAGACCTTTGGTCAGAGAAAACATCTTTGATGTGCGGCAGGGTGGACCTGGGCAGATTCGAACTGCCGTATCTCTGAGAAGCCACCGATTATTGACGTGCGTAATTTAAGGTCGCCGTCCTATTCGCGTGTGACGCAGACATGTGTCCACAGTTATTGACGCGTGTTAACTGCACGACCAGCTTTCGGGGCGAAACGGCCCCAAGAAGGTTCCCGTTTGTCAAGTTATTACCCAACGTGCGGGGATGCTTGACGAGGTGACGGGACCCTTCTTGGAACCATTTCGACCTCCACCATTGATTCATCAGTCTTAAACCTGATGTTAGAGGGTCGCTGAAGCCCGAAGTATATGGACAGAGAATGCGCGCTTATCTGTTTGCAACTTCGGGCTTAGTCGAACCCACAGACAGTCTAACAGCGAGTACTATTCTTGTCAAGAGTTTTGTGCAACAATTTTTCGCACTTGACGTAGGTCAGCCCCTTTTCCCTTAACTCCCGCATACGCTGAGTCGTCATGATATCAGTCTACCCCAGGTAGACCTAGAAGTCTAGTACGAAAGTACTATTGCTTGTTTTTCAGGATTCACGTAGAATGGTTGACATGGATGCAACACAAATGAAGATGACACTCGCAGTAATCGTACTGGCTCTACTCTCGGCAGTTGGTGCTTCGGCTCATAAAGACAAACCTGTAACTCCTTGCACCGCATATTTCATGGTGGTTGAACAGGATGCCGCCACGGTCAATCTCGCCTTGACTGGACTTAATGGCCCTCAAGCAGATTGGTACAACAAACAGAAAAACATGAGTATCTGTTTTCTCAGCGCGGATGCATCAGGCAGGGGCAGGCGAGTGGTCGCCGACAAAGATGATTCGACCTTCAATTCGTATGTAGACTCGAAGGTTGGTTCCACACCCCTTTACATCATCGTTTGGGCAAATCAGCTTCTCTATAACCGTGCGGGGAACGCGTATTATGATGCCAGCGGGACCCTAAACCTTTGGGACACTAAGAAGCAAGATTTCGTTCCCGTTGGTCCAATCCACAACACAAATGCAACTATCTTTACTTCTTCGTCAGCATCTCTTCTTAAGGCAGGGATTGCAGAAATAGCACACCAGTAGTGCTCCCGCCCTTGGCTCCGCTTAGGAGCCTGGGTCGAGGTGCATTAAAAATGAAAATCCTAGTCGTAGACGATAACGTCGACATGGCAGAAGCCCTCGCCATGAATCTGGAGTACGCAGGACACACCGTCATCACCGCCCACGACGGCGCGGAGGGTCTCTTCAAATTTCGGGAGTCCCAATTCTCTAACACTCCGTTTGACGCCGTCGTATCCGATTGGCAGATGCCGAAGATGGACGGTATCGAGATGATTCAACAGATACGCAGAATGGCTCCACTCGTCAAAGTGGTGCTCGTGAGTGGAGGCGGTCCGCACGTCCCCGAAAGCATCCCGTTTCTCGCCAAGCCGTTCGGACGAGCGGAGTTGCTGGCTGCCTTGGGGGTTGAATCCAAATGATCGCGCGAATCCTATCGCGCCTGTTCCCGCCTCGCCTCCCTAGCCCACTCAAGGGATGGGAGGGTCCGCGCGGATCGTGGTTCAACGAGCAAGGCAGCGCGGGACCTGTTCGCCCAGGTCCTTACCGCGACGCCCTTGAACGCTACGACGCAGAGAACCACTTGCTTGCGCAACCCGTCAGAAAAGACTTGACACTCCAATAGTACTTTGGTACTATGCATGCATGACCCCTACGGCGGCGTACAAACGCATCAACAAACTAATTTGGTACGGGAGGCTTCCCGTTGCCGTCATAAAAGTTGTTCCTGACGCCACAATTCCCACCTGCTATGGAATCACATTCCATGATGACCTTGTTGTCCGCCCTGTGATTCTGTTGAATGCAACAGTAAACCGATGGGGGAAGACTCTCATCCATGAAATGCTGCATGTCGCAGAACCTCGGCTTCAGCACGGCAAAATCTTCGAGGGCTTTGTCGAACGATATTGGAATATCGCAAGAAAAAAGATCAAGGGGTTGAAATGAAAACGAAGTGCCAGAAGAAGGGGTGCGAACAACCCCACAAGGCCCATGGGTTATGCAATCGCCATTCTCAGCAGAGATACCGAACACTGTACCCAGAACGCAACAAAGATATCCAACGAAAGTGGCGACAAAACAATATAGAACAGGCGTCCGTGCGAGACCACCATCACTACATTTTTTCTGGGATCCTCCCATCTTATGTGGGTTTGCCGTTTTGTCCTGCATGGAACCCAAGATGTGGCGGGTCTTTCCTCGCAGGGGCTCAATGGATTATTGAAAATTTGGGACGCCGACCTAACAACCGCCACCATTTGCACATCGTAGACCGTCACCTTGGTTTTGTACCAAACAATTTGGTGTGGGTTCCAAAAGAAAAACACGTTCAAGAAGAAATGCTAAATCGTCTGCTGCTTGAAAACCAAAATTTACGCACTGAAAACGAAAGACTGAGGCTCACTCAATGATCGGCAAATCTTGCGGATGGCGCACAAGTTCAGGAAGTCTCGGTCGCAGGAGTTACGGACACGGTCGATTCTTCAAAACTCGCACGAAGGACGAGGGCAGCGGAGGCGTCTTGTCATACATGGACTATGTGTCTAATGCCGCCAGTTGGGAGGCGTTTCAGCGTCACGAAGTTGATCCGCTTCTATCCGCTGAAACCCTCCCTGAAATCGGAAGCTTAATTGATTTCAAAGAATTCGCCACAGACTATCCAGATCGGCTGTTTCCGCTGCTAAACCAACTACGTCCTGAATTTCAAGAACTCTTCATCGAGTACTGGCTTCTGGGCAAATCGCAATCCTTCATCGCTCAATGTCACGGCTTTATTCAAACGCGGACATGGCAGAACCTTCGAATCATCGAACAGGCAATTGGTGCTCTCATTCTGCTGGGTCCTCGACCCACTGAAGCTACGCTGCGAACTGCTCTCGTCACCATGAACCTGGAAATAACCCCGTACGGCAGCCTTGCGCACCTGATTCAACTATATGCATCCACGCAGAGCTACTCCTTCGTCGCTAAATCTGTCGGTGCGCCTATCTCCGCAATCCGCAAAATCTTTCGTCCTGCCATTGCGTTTCTTCTTGCGGCCAAAAGTGTACAGGCCGTCGCTGTCGGGTCATATTTGCGAAGTTTAATCCATCAGGCATCGCTCAAGGGTGTGGGACTCAGCAAGCGGTGCATCGCGCGGACGAGGCGCGTCAAGACCTTGCGATTCAGTGCGCCGCCCACGGACACTTCGCCGCTGATCTCGTTCGGCGCGGTTGCATCCCTGCGCGACACTCCGTGGTGCATGCTGGAAATTTCGTCGGAGCATCGCATGACGCAGATCGCACCTGGGCTCAAGGTTCAAGGGAAGAAAATCTTCGGCAAGCTGCCCGCACAGATATTCGCGCCCGTCAATGCCGAGGGTGAACTGACCTTCGGATATATCTTTGCCCGATGCGCATCCGTGTCGCGGGTGCGATCCCTGACTCGTGTGCGCGGTATATCGGAAATGTCGGCTGTCTACAATGACGAAGGTGTCTTCAAGCATGCGGTGACGGTGCCCCACTCCGATGTCCTGGTCATGATGGAAGACCACGTTGCGCCACCAGTTCCTGATCTACGAGTGCATGACTTTGTGGAAATTCTGACAGGTCCTGCGGCGCGGTACTGCGGCGCGGTCACAAAGGTGAGTAACGGCGGCGAGGCGATATCTGTAGAAGTAAGGTTCCCAACGGGGCGGCACTTCATTGTGAAGGCGGATGCCAGTTGCGTCAAATGGTTAGGAAAAGTTCCCGAGGCTCGGCGGTCATTCTGGGGAGTGCGAACCGCTTAGACAGGTGCGCCGTATTTGCGCGCAATCGCTTGAATCGTGATCAGCGCAGGACCAATCGTGTAGTGCAAAATATTATGGACGCGATCCCACTTGGCTTGAGACTCGCGCGCAGCTTTAATCTCCGCTATGTCCGCCTGCAGGTTGCTGATGACCGATGACGGTCCATCAAAAAGACGGTTCTCCAATGACGTGACTTGCTGAGCGGTAGCGGTGCCGACAGACTTGATGTCGCTCAGTTCATTGATTACTAGCGTTTCAAACTCGGTCATAAATCCTCTAGGAACAACGGATATGCTGATAAAAATCCGCAATTTTTCGTAGTTCTTCTGCGGTTGCGTCACTTTTCAGTTCGTTAGCCCGCCAACTTACCACAATGACGTTTCCTCGCACATAACCCAAAGCGGGAATAATGCGGTCAAGAGATGGAGACGCGTCGCTCTTGCCCGAGACTGACACAACCAATTTCAAACCAAGGACAGGACAAAACTCGGGAATCTGAATGTCATCCACACAGAGGTTGAAAGGAACACCCTTTCGTTTTGCATTGCATTTTGCCCGAATTAAAAGGCGTCTCTCTGGGTTTGCCAACCCGTACGCCTTGCTGCGAGCCAAACTATACTCCCGATTTTCCCGATACTGCTTTTTTCCCGCAGTTAACACTTCTTCCTTGTGGTCCTGATACCGCTGTTTTCCACGAGCCGCATGTTCGTCTCGATGCTGTGAATACCAATTCCGCTGATACTCTGGGGATGCCATATATCACCCTGCTCCTATGCACATTTCGTGCAGGAAAAGTATATCAGATTCTGTCAGGAGCCACAAGTTCGGATTATAGAGCGCCCCTTTGTGCCACGAATCAGCACAGAGACACGGATGAGTTGCCCCAGGACCAAACAGCGCGCCGTGAATGTCCTCATATTTCGAGAGGCAGACAGGGCAAATAGGCGACCTCTCCATAAAACAAGCCTCTACTCATGGGATAAAAAGTCTTATTTCGTACCCCTCAAATCAGTACTTTGGTACTATTGCGCTTCCGATGGGCTCTGCGTAGAATGATTGACATGGAGGCAACACGACAATGATGGCAGCAAATTATAAGACCAAGAAAGACTTGAAAGCCGCCGTTGGCCAGCGGCTACGGTATGAAGAAACTTCATTCTTCGGACCCGAGTACAGAGCGGATGGGTCGTTCTGTGTCGTCGGACCGTCACCCACACAACGCAAGTGGTTCGCGTCGGTCACCATGGTCAACGGACTCATTTCCAAAGTCAGCTAGGATTGGATTCAAAAATCGCAACACCCGAGGAGAACACAGTGAAAAATATCAAATTGACCTTGTCAACCACAGAGCGGCTATTGCTTGTCGCTGCGTTGATGAACTACGCAGGCAGCGACACCGATCACGACGCTTTTAGGGATAACACCGATCTCGCCGCCAAAATCATAGTCGGCGATCCAGCCGACGACGGACCCGAAGTCTCCATTCTCAACGTGAAGAAAAACACATGGGAATAATTCTGCTGTTAGTCACCATATTCTTGGGCGTAAGGGCAGTGATGGAGTACTTACTTCCCTAGTTCGTAGGCAGTTCCCGCCGCCGTTGTGAGTGCGGCGGGGGCGACATATTTGGCAACCGTTTTGTTGCGCGCCACATTGCGGGCCGCCTTCTGGGCTGCTGCGGAATGACCAATCAGGTCTTCTGCGCCGTCATCACCCACGGCTTGTTGCAGGCGTCCTTTGTTGTAGATTTTGTTCAGGCGATTCATCAAGGATTTTGAATTCACTTCTTCAGGGACATCTGTTGCGCCCTGCATACCTGGGCGCACTCCTGTCGTGCTCATGCGAATTTGATGATTGGTATCATAGATGGCTTGGGCTTGTTTGAAATCTCCCTTGGCTGCAGCCACTGTCTCCTTCGGTACACCTTTGGCTTCAGCTTCGTCCATTATTTGGTTCATCTGCATTTCCAAACGAGTCTTACGGACAAGTAATGCCTGCTCTTCGGCATCGCTCGTCACCGACCGCAAATCCAAATTCACCGATTTGAGCGCCTGCTCCGTTCCAGAAAAACGATTGTCCGTCGCATCATCAACCAGTTTATATCTCCCTTTGGAACGGGCATAAATAGAATCGCCGACCTCTTGGCCCATGTCTTGAACGGACGCAGCCGTTGGTTTTGCAACGCCTGCTTTATCCGCAACCTGATTCCACACATCTTGAATGCCTGATTTCAATGCGGGCTGAATATCTGAGCCTGTAAATTTGCTCGTGACTGCGGTCACCGCTTTACGGAACGGGTTAGGCGGGAGGACATCAGCAACTTTACCAGCGGTTTTGCCAGCGACTTCTCCAACTGGTTTGGCTATCGCTTCGGTGGTCTTGCCAACCCAGCTTGGCTTCGGCGCAGTCTCCCCTGTCAATTTTGCATTGAGACGTTCCAGTGCGATGATGCTACCCATGTCGGTCAGAGCACCGATGTGGTCGCCACTCTCCCAGCGATCCGCGATGGAATTCACAACAGAACCGAGAACAGGCACATGTGCCAGGATTTTATCAACGGCACCTGACATGGACATTCCGACACCTGCCCACTTGTGCTGGTTGTCGTATAAATCTTTCGCGGCGGCGAGTTCGTTGTCGCCTTTTGCATTCAGTTGATCAGCAGGCGCATCGAGCAAACGATGATAGGCCAGCGTTGCGGTTGACGGGTGCGCCGCTATGGACGAGTCCATGTGGTTCGGGTCCTTCGGATCAAGCGTGCCTCGGGAGATATTGTAATCGGCAATCTTTTTCGATATCTGGGCTTGTTCTTCCGGTGTGACTGAGTCTTTGAACGCATGGTACATGGATGAAACAGCCCCGACGGTGTCGCGCTTCGCGGCGGCAAGGAAGCCTGTGTCAGATGCGGGTGCCGCAGGCGGCACAGTACCACTAACGAGCGTGGCACCAGGAGGTAATCCTGCTGCCGTAGATGGTTGCGCAGCCGATGTATCAGCCGCTGCTGCGTCCGCTGGTTGCGAAGGCAATGCGCCGCTGACCAACGTTGCGCCAGGAGGTAGACCGTTGTTAGCCATAATTATTTCTTCGTGTAGTTCTTCAAATCAGATGTGTCGCCGCTGCCGTTGTACGTGTAGTGGACGCCGTTAATGTCAATGACATGCCCGCCCGCTTGCGCTGCTTCGCCGCGAATCTTCGCACGAGCCGCAGCCGCTTCAGAACTGATAATCGGAACAGGCGACGCGATACTGGCCGCAGGGGCAGCCGTACTCCACTGCTGTTCGTATGCTTTCTGTTTGCCTTCCAGCAATCCGTCAATTTCTTTAAGGTTGGTGATCAATTTTCCAGTCGTCATGCCTGGAGTTGTGAAATCAAGTTTCGATTCCCAGTCCTTGACTTCGCCTTCCGAAATCTGACCAGCGGCATATGCTTTTGACAGTTCGGTCGAGACCGCAGTGCGGTCAATGTCTAAAGCGCGAACATCCTTGTCGCCGAAAAACCCTGTCACTTTGCCTGTGAGACCACCTGATGTTCCTGGCGCAGTGGCGTGGTCAAACATGCGCGCCAAGTGCGTTTCCACTGTGTTGAGGGCGTTGATGCCTTTTCCTTCAGGACCTCCTGTAAACTTTTTCCGTACTTCGAGGTATGAAGGATATTTTGTCGCATCGTAATCAGGATACGCATGGTTGAGCGCGCCCAGAATAGTTTGGGCCGCCGCACTTCGTGATCCAGCAGGCGGCGGTGCTTCACGACCCTCATGAATCGCTTTAATCGTCCCCGCCGTACCGACGGGCAAGGATGCAATGTACTCGTCGCCAGTTTTGGTTTCATCGCCAGGAATCTGCGCGCCTTTGGCGAGGTTCAACATCTCTTGCCGCATGCCGTTGACGATATCCCGATTCGCTTGGGTATTTTGCGCCGTTTCCGTCTGCTGCAAAATCTTATCCACACGATCCAAATCTTTGGGGGTGGAGTTAGCATCCATGGCGTAGCCCTGCGGCAATTCTGTCGCACCCTTGTTCGATGCTTGATACCGCTTGAGCATGATATCGTTCATCTTTGTCGCGCCAGCCTCGCCGAATGGCGCGGTCGCTTGCGCGGTAGCTTCTTTAATCTTTGCGTCGTTGACGCCTTCCTGACCCTTCAATTCCGCCTGCAATCGATTATTGAGTGTGATCAGAGTCCCTGGAGGCGTGCTCGGGTCATCGATAGCTTTTTTCAAAGCAACAAGGCTTGGATTATCCGCAGGCAGAAGTTGCTCAGCGATGCGATGATTCATCTGGGCATTCGCTTGGATTTGATTTGATGTTTTCGCGTCCGTCGGGCCGCCCTTCACGAGTTGATCGATTTGAGCAGGGTTCATGCCTGTGCCTGCAAACAAACTATACTTCGCACTGGCCGCCGATGTTTGTGCTTCTTGCGCCTTGAAGTGACTCTCGTCAACTTGGTCTTTCACAGTCGCGCCGAGGATCATATTATTCAAATTCGTTTTGTTAATTTCGCCGTTCCACATGGTGTGCTGAATTTCTGCACTCTTCTTCGCCGTCGCGGCAGCGTCAGCTTCATTCTTTTGCCGTTGCTGTTCGCCTTGAAATCTTTGAACTTCTTCAGCCCCTCCCTCTCGCCCGTGCGTCGCTATGCTCTTTGAAGCGGCCCCAAGTCCAACCGCCAAACCTTGGATCATATTTAAGAGGGCTGCATGTTTAGGTGGATTTGGTGTACCAACAGGCGTTCCGCCAGCGGGTGGCGGCGGCGCAACCTGCGGGTTAATCCCAGGGGCAGCGGGTGTCATATCGGGAGGCGCAACAGCAGGAGTCATTGCGGCATCAGGCGGGGCAGATTGTTCAGGCGCAGGCATAGGCCCGCTTGCCGATACCCCAGGTGCTGCGAGATTGCCAAGATCAAGTGCCATTTTATTTCTCCAAATGATTCACAATCTTTTTTGCGTGATCCTGAAACTCCGTGACGTTCATTGTTCGCTTCCACTCATTGCATCGTTGACAACATGGGACGCTGTTTTCAGGCGTATACCCTATCTGGTTGTCTTGACGATCAATACCCCCATAAATGAAGGGCTCTGCAAACCGACTTCTTGTTTTTTCTCTCCCAGCGCCGTTTCGTGGGGGTTGCCCACAATAAAAACAATCTTGCTGCGTCAAAAGATCAAACTGTTCGTCCGACAGATGCCAATCATATCCCCGTTTTTGGGCTTTTTTCTTATACCGCGATAAAATTTCATTCCTAACCGCTGTCGATCCTGGGAGCCGTCGCGTATGCCCGAGTTCTGTTCGGTTAGCGCAAACGCCACATTGCGTCAATCGATGAACATGATACGCAAGCACGAGGCGAATCAGGCCACAAGCACATTGACACCGCCAACTTGATCTTCCTGCAAGCGGCTTTACATACTCAAGAACAACCCAGCTTCCAAATTTATCTCCAATTGCAATACGAGGTCTCATATGGCTATCTCCTAACCGCATCAACAGGATAGCACGTTTGTCTCCTCTTCGTCAAGCCTAAAATCCACTACCCGTCCCTGATAAGGTCCTTTTACGCCGCTGGCGGTGCTGCAGGTGTGCCTGCTGGGGCGGCAGGGGCTGCTGGAGCCGCTGACGCTTCTGGTGTGCCTTCTGATGTATCCCCGCCGCCTTGAGCCTCACCTTGAGCCTCTGGTGCGGATTCTTGGCCCTCTGGGGCCTCGTCGGCTTCAGGTGCGCGCAGTTGCGGAGCGTGTCCGCCATCTTTGGTTCCTGAGTGCGCCCGAGCCATGGCTTGCATGGGTTTGTACATGATCTGGGTGAGCATACCACCGAAATCAAACAGATTCATTCCCGCGCCGTCTGCCTTCTTGACCAAATCCAATTGACTGTTCGCAGTCACGACATCTGGGTCATCTTTACCAATCAAAGACCCGAGGTTGTTCAAATGTTTTTGAGCGGCTTCAATTGAAGCCTTGGCGTGCTCGTTGTCTTTCGAGATGATAGTCTGCCGCAGTTTATCCGCAGGGTGACCAACGGTCTCCCCCTCTGCCGAATGCCATCCCTTGCCGCCTGCACGATGTGCGGACGTGATCATATTACCTGTCAGCCCGCCGTTCTGGTCTGCAGCCTGAGTAACCGCGTCGATATGATCGGACATGGATTGACCTTCGACGTATGGTACTGTAAACGTGCGGCGCACTCCAGCTTCGTCAAACTGTTTCGCCAGTTTTTCGTTCAGCGCGCTGTAGCTATTTTGAATGCTAATTTTTTCGGCCATGAACAATCCTTTACTTCGGCATGAATCCAGCGGCCGCCTTCCCTAATCCAGCAATCCCGCCCAGAACACCAGAAAGTTCGTTCCACCCTTGTTCCTTCGCTTGCAAAACGCCGCCGCCTGCGCTCACTCCCGCGCTGGACGCGCCGAGTGATCCGCTGATGTCTTGACCTGCTGCGCCACCGTAGTCTGCCCCCACTTGCTGCAGCCCGCTAAGTGATTTCCACATATTTTCTTGTTTTAGGGCTTCATCTTGCGATCCGAGTTGAGCCGTTTCGCTCGATTTTTCCTGGGCTGCCTGCGAAGCGATTTGTCCAACTACTGCGCCAGTGCCGCCGCCGCCGACATCCGCCGCGCCGTGCGTCCCACCAAATGCCGCAGCCGCGCCGATGGCTTGCTTGGCCGCGCGCGAGGTATTTTCGTTGATCGAAGTCGTGGCCAGATGCAGTTGCTGCGGCGTATATCCCATCGGATTCGCCGCCTGATACGCCATCCGCGCATTCAGGTTACCCAGAATCTGGCTCTGATTGGCCATAGACGACGTATACGCCGCCGTCAGGTTAGTGTTCGCCTTCAGGTTCGCATCTTGCAATGCCTGATCGTCTGCTGCGACTTGTCCGCCACTGCTGCACATTTGCTTATGCCTCTACTGGTTCTGCTGCTGGTTCCATCGCTTTGTTGATATCAAAACGAAATAGATTGCGGTCATCCTTCTCAAAACCTAAATGCAAGGCAACCTGCCCCATTGCATATGAATCTCGCGAGAGAGTTGTAATCTCACGCACACCAAATTGAACTGCAAAAGCTGTAGCAAAATCCAGCAATCCCTGCATTGCTTTCAGTTTCTCTGATGCACGAGCATCTGGCGAAAACGCTAAGTGGGCCAAATGCATCTGAGCGTATAAAGGCGCAAAAGCTACAGGTTTGCCATCACAACACGCCACCAAGAATATACAGGTAGGATTATTTCCCTTGATAGTGCGCTGCACATCCCCTAAATCAATCTGTGGGTTGTTCTGCACCCACTCGGCAAATACAGGAGCGTCCGATGCATTCGCCCCCCGATATGTCCATTCACTCATTCAGCTATCCCCAGGCAATGGTTTTAAGAACTCGTGTATCCCATGCTTTTTTACGATTCTCGCCAGATATAAACTTCGCCCGATGCGTCGCGGCGAGCGGTTGCCCCATCTTACTTGCGCTAATCCGCGCACATCTCTCTGGCGTATGCGAACCTCGAATTTTTCCTGCGTTTGCAAACCGCAGTTTTTTCTTTACCTCGGATGAAACGACATGACCTGTCGCATTTTTATTACGACGAGCCGCGTCCCCCATTCGCTTACGAGACGCAGGGGAGAGCGCAATTGGTATTTCGCCTCCCGCCGTCACATTATGAAGGCATCCAGTTCCGATATCTAGTCGCCCCCAATTACGAATTAGTTCCATTTCAGTGTTCAATGCGTCTTGTTCCGACGCTCGTACGAGAATCAAAATACGAGACTTATCTCTTGGTGGTCTCAGGTTTCGGCGATGCAATACAAATGCTCGCTTTCCTGACCCCTTCCCCACGTAATACGGGGTGCCATCCTTCCGAAGCCACAGATAAGAATAGAATTCCATGCTCTACTTATACCACGAAAAGTCTTAATTTACACCAGTCGGACATGATGCGATGGGCTGCTTAGAACGTCCGTCTCTCCCCAATTTCCAAAACTTGTTACGTGCAAAGTGTGCGGCGCTGTGTGCACAGGCACCGTAAAACGAAGCGGTGATTGCGCGCCGCCTGCCACCAGGACAGGCTGAGCCTGCCCCGCGCGACGCAAATACACGTTCGCCCCCGCAAAATATGGGTCCCCTGCAGGATGCCGAAACTGAACGGTAACCGTCTTCTGTCCATTGACCGCCTTCTGCGTCACAACCCGCACCCCCGAAACATTCTGAGGTGTCGTGCGCGGCGGAACAACAGATGTGCTCGGCTGTGTAGTCGGCAGCACAATCGGCGTCTGGGGCTTCGCTGACCCCTTGGTCTGTTGAATTTTATTCTCTGTATTTTGCTTTGCTGGCCAAATAATTTGCGTCGCAGGGATCGACCCAGGATGCGGTGTGATCTGCGTGACGATTTGAGACAACCATGTGCCTGATTTGTTCATCGCCTTAGTCCTGACTTTCCTTGAACGCGATGGCCTTGATTGTGTTAGGAGCATTTTCAGGTTCAAATTGAATACGAACTTGCAAATGATGGATGTACTGGCTCATATCGAAACTGTTCACCATATTTATGGGCCAGCGCAACGCCAACAGAGATTTCGACGGATGATTTTGGCCGACAGGGGGCTCTTGCAATACTTCAGGCAGTTGAACGAACCCAACCCCTTGAGTGTCATTGACTTCATTCGGCAACAGCCAAATATTCGGCTGCGATGATCCGCCATTCTGAAGTGTGCCGACGGCATTGAAATACCCGACCACATGCTGCAGAGCAATCAGAGGTGCACCCAACTGAGACAACGTGATGCTGCCGATGACGACATTGCAAAGCGAATACGGTGTTCCATTATTCGCGCCATACACGCCGCAATCTCCCCAAGAGTTTGTGTCACGAGCGTAGAGATAATTCCCTGGGTTTTGATAGGTGACCGTCACCTGCACTTCAGCGATATCGACGTTAGGTGTCCCGCTCAGCCCCGTAAATGTGCTCGTGATGTCGAAGCCCAGCGCACCCGCGTTGAACGCAGTCGGGCTACCCCATGTCATCCCCCATGTATCAAGCACGCCGCCAAACGTGACAGTGGTGTTGGCGAGACCCAACGAAAATGTGTGAGATGTGGACCCCATGCCCGCACCCGTCGGTTTAATGGTCAGCGTCAAATCTCCGCTAATCTCAGACTGCTTCCCGATCACGGTGACCTGAACCCCTTGCACTACAGCAGTGAGCGGAATCAAGGTCAACGGAGTCGTGCCAAACGGATATGCCGCGCGTAAAGTTTGCGATGTGCCTGCCGCCGCAAATGTCGCTACCGCATATAATGCAGGATTTCCTGCAGTGATGTTGTTCGGATTCACCCAAGCCGCGCCTGTCCCAACGCTTGTCCCCGACAATGGATTCGCGGGGCCGAGAGTCGAGGTGATGCCACCTGTCGGTGACGCCAGCATGAGGCTGTTAAATCCAACCGACGTTTCAACTGAACGCAACGCACCCGCGCCGCATGCAGGAAACGCAGGAACGCTCCATGCGGGGACATTGCTTCCATACCGCAGCACTTGGTCGACGCCGTTGCTGACGAACGTGCCCACATCAAGTCCGTTGCGATGTGTGGTCGCGTAGGTCTTGATGGCAGTGAAGTTTGTCGTCAGATAATCGGAGATATGTTCGCCGATCTCTAGTTTTTGCGTGCCAACCAATTCAAAATATTGTCGCTGCGTCGTGAACAAACCAACGATTGATCCGTCGCGGAATATCGCGTTCGGGTTCGAGATTCCAAAGTTGCTCAAGAAATCTGTGGGATAGAAACTGATCGTCTCAGGTCCGCCCAGGATCGCGTTGACGCGGTCGGCCAAGAAAACCATCAGTCCGACGCCGTCTGCGGTCGGCTCGATGCCGAGTACAGGTCCAGCAAATTGAAAGCGATTGCCTGGAGGCCACGCTTGTTCAGGACGCCCGTTTGTGCAATCAGGCCCCGCGTTGAAATAAACATAGTTTCCGTTCACCATCCACAATCGCCCACCCCAGTATGCGAGAATCGTGCCTGCGTTGTAGATGGAGATGGATTTGAACAGAGAAGACCCTGGCCCTCCTGGCGGGGGATCGTTCTGGTGGTACAGCGGCGCAACCAGAAGAATATCCAGGTCGGCATCAATCACAAAATCGTCATAGGTCCAGACAACACCCGCGCCTGGGTTCGTCACCGCACCGTCGAACAGATATGTGCCACCGCCATCACTCGTGCGATAGATTTCAACCGCATTGAACGTCGCTGTGCCTGTTTCCACTGTCTGAACATAGTTCGCATTTTCAAAATAAATATGAAACCATGTGTTCTGAGTCCCCACAGGCTGGTCTACAGCGATGACCTGGAATTGCTGGCCATTCAGGAATGTCGCACCCGTCATCCCAGCCAAGGTGACCCAAAGCCCGTCTTGAAAATTATTGCTGGCTGTAATCGTCACCACGTTCGCTGTGATACTCACCGCGGTAATGGTGGCGATAGAGTTACAAAGAGGTGAGCCTGTCCCGACCCCTGTGATGGTCGCCATCAAAGGAATTGCTACCCCTGAATCCAAAGCCAGCGAGACCGCGCCGAGCGTTGTCACGGCTGTCCAATTACCGTTAGCATTCACCGTCCCGATATCACCAGTGGGTCCGTATGCCACATGTGCCACAAAACCCGTTGACTCAAACTGGGTCGTAGACAAACCTGTTGCGCTAACTGTGACCGTCAACCCGTTGAGCCATGTCGCGGTTCCAACGCCGCTAAACGTCACCGTCTGCCCCGCCACCAAATTGTTGATCGCTTGGATAATCAATACTGCGCCGCCCGTCACTTCGACAGAGGTCAGCGGAAAGATTGAGGATGGCACGGCGGACGTGACCGTGAACGAAAGGTTATTCACCGAGGTGCCTGTCGTCAAACCTCGGACAGTGAAAACATTCCCTATCGCGAAGTTGTTTGATCCGTAGAACGTAACAATGTTTGGCGTTCCCGCCACGATTTTGAAACTCGTAATCGATCCGTTCAGAGGTCCGAGGATCGCGCCTGTGTTCGGTGAGAACGGGCTCGCCGTGGTCAAGTGATCGTAGATCGTACGATAAGCATAAACGTACTCATATCCAGTGAACGCAAGACCTGTGCCTTGCCCGAGGTTTGTCCAAGTATACGACCCATCAACAGTCAGGCCGCCGTCTGTCGTGTTCCAAACTGGAGGAATGACGCCAGTCACCAACGGTGTCGTTGTCAGCGCCCAGTACGGAACGATGAGCGAAGAGCCTGTCGCCGCGTAGGCTGCGGATGGTGTGATTCCTGTGTTGCCCGCGACCAGAGAAATCCAATACTGTCCGCCAAAAGAGACCACTTCGCCGACAGCGTACGGGGTAGCCACGTCCCATGCAGGAACTGGGTTCGCAATATATGTGCTGAGTTGCAAATTTCCGTTCGGGTCCAAGATCACTACAGGTGTCGGATATCCTGTGACGGGATACCATGTCTGAATGTTTCCGTAATTTGTCCAGGTCAGCCCGCCATCCACCACGTTGTTGCCGACGTTCGTCGGCCACACAGGTTCGTTCGCGCCCGTGATTCCAGGTCCGCTTTGACCACTTGCCAATGTGTAATATATCGTAACCGTCGGCTGGTTCGGGAAATCAAAACCAACTTCAGGAACCACCGACCCACCAACGATGGAGGAGATGAGTGCCGAGATAGCGACACCGAAACCAGATGGTCCGTTTGCATTAAGCTGCGCCGCTGTCGGTGTTATTCCCCAGATGCCCGCGACGTTTGTAGGTCCACCATACGTTGCGAATGTGTATCCAGCCTGTGACCAGACAGTTGACGCAGCCACATCTGATCCTGATACCGAGCCGCCGATCACCAGTTTCACCGAGTGGTCTTGAACTGCGCCGAGCCCCACGTTCCACTGCGGGATCGTCACTTCGATTCCCACGACGGTCGCGCCAGTAGGAACAGCGTTGTTGAAACTCTGCAAGAATAAATATGGCGTCCACCCTGTCGCGAGCGTGGTGAGCGGAAACACAACCGTAAGCCCGACCGCTTCGCCTGAACCCGAGAAACTCCATGTCGGACTGGCTGAAGTCACCGCACCATAATATGCATTGGCTAATGTATCAGTGCCGAGCGCGGTGATTGATGCGCCTGGGGTATATCCAGCGGGCGCGGACCCTGCAAACGATCCAACAAGAAACGACGTGCTGAACACAAGTTGTGTGCCGCTAAATGCTACCGTGCCTGTATCGAATGATGTGGGGTGAACCACAAAATTGCTTGCGCTGGTTGTCGCGGTGGCGCTGATGCCTGAAAACTCATGCGCGGTGATCTCAAACGCTGGATTACTGAGCACGACCGAAATGGTCGGCACCCCGCCGACAGTCACAGGCGTAGTCCAAACCCATTCAGTCGAATAATAATTATTTCCACCACCGCCAGCGTAGACGCCTGTATGCATTGCCTGCTGAGAGTAGACGTTCCCCAAATCATCGGTCACTGAGATGGCAGACGGAATGACGTTGGTCGTCAGTATACCAAACGTAATTACAAGGACGTTGCCGACGGTCACCGCAGAGGGAAGAGTGATCGTCCCTGTTGTGGATGCGGTGGCTGATGCGTTTTGTTGAATGTGGCTATATCCTTCTTGGACTGCGTACCCACCATGAATTGGATCGTAAGTCCAGGTAAGCGCAAGACTCCCACCCAAAGCCAATGTGCTCGCGGCAGTTGGAAATTCAAACGCACCGTTCGGAATCAAAATCGCGGTGACCGTCTCCACATTTCCATTGGTATCGAGAATACTGTCGCCGAGACTAAATGTCGTGAACGGCTGCCAAAAACCCAGACCATTCACAGTCGGCGTGATCGTCGGAGCCGCAAGACCCCAAATTGACAGATTGGTTCCATCCCACGCATATAAATCTGCAGGAGCCCCGTCTGAATAATACGTCATATTGCCGATGGTGTTGATGTACCCCTGGGCAATGGTCGTCTTGGGGATGATGGTCGTAAGCGAGGTATCCGTAAAGGTCGCCAAGCGGTGGTTTGTGTCCACGAAGGCAGAGACCTGCCCGTTCAAATTTCGCGATGAGTAAAACTGATTGACGATTTCCGAATCCGCCATCGGGATCGGACAGAAAATAGAGAAGCCAGGGCGGCGCTGCCATTCATAAAGGTCAGTGTCTTCCATGTTCGCGCCGTCAATCACAGGATCGTGAAACGACACCACGTTGATGCCGATGTTTTTGAACGGGGCAAAAAGCTGACTTCTATGTGTGTAAAAACCGCTTAAAGAAAGAACTCAATTGCAAGTGCGGGATCACTTTGCGATAATTTTCTAGCCATTGTGTTCTTTCTCCTTTCGGGCTCGGCGAGCCGCTTCTCTTACTTTCGACGCCACTGATTTTTTCGCACAGGTTTCTTCCGAATCCTTGAACCCCGTGCGGGCGGCAGATTGTTTATTTCTCGTCTCTAAGGTGACCACATGATTTTGCAATCTCGCGGAGATAGCGGCACACTCTTCAGAAGATTTTACGCGCCCGCGATTCGCCGCCGCCGTTTTCTCAATAGCGGGCGGACTGCTTGCACCCTTTTCGAGATTGCCCATTCCGCACCAAAGCCACACGACCTTCAGGAGAAAATTCACGTTTGCGGGTAGATGCCCGTGCAGTTCGTTCAGATGTCCACAGACTTCCGCCTGCTTGGATGTTATATCCATGCGGCTGCTTGGTCTGCAGCAAAATAATCCAAACTTTTTCAAGATTGTCAAGTTCCTGGGCTGACTGAGCCACGGACAAGGTCTGGTGTTCGAACGACTCCGCACCATATTTGCGAATGGCTTTTGCAATCAATGCGCCATATCCAGGGTGATGTGGAAGGCGCGCCGCCGTCAGGTGCTTGCCCCAACGTCGTGACACACCCACAGTCGTCTGCCCCACATACCCCTTGTCCGAGGCAGTGTTCCAATGCAGATAGATTTCTCCACGAAATGGCGCAGCAGCATTCATAATGTGAGCGAGGCGTTTAGCCCTCTATCTATGGTTTGGGAAGTCTTATTTTGAGTTTGTTAGAAGCCCGCAACCGCAGGATACGAGCCCCGCGACCACGCGAGTGCAGGAGCCGTGATCGTGCTATTTAAGGCCCCTCCTGAAGTCGTCCCCGTGCCGCCACCAGGAGCCGCTGCGTTGGTAAACATCAAGTCACGTACTACTGCCGCATCCCCTGATATCCTGATTCCAGGGGTCACCGCGTTAGATGTGACAGCTACAGCGTACCACCCTGGAACCATGTTCACGGTCACAGGGCCGCCAGCCAGCGGGATTTTCATATCAGTTGCGTTTGTGGGGCAGATGGTAGTCCCTGGCAGTGCTCCTGTGTGGCAAACCAGCGGCACGTTTGCCGCGCCGTTTAGACACCCTGGACCATAAATGCCGATGTCGTAAAGATTTGAGGTATTGTCTGACAAGGTACCTTCATGGTAGGTTATATATGATAAAACAGAAACAAAATATGGGAGGTAAAAAGAATAAAGGAACGTGGCGTTTTGCGTGAGCCCTAGTATGACGTTTGCACTTGAAGTTGACGCCCCAGTGCTGAACGCAGTGGCTCCTGCTGGAAAAAGCGCCGTCGCCAACACGACCGCACCAGTTCCTGTCACGCCATTTGAGAGATCAGACGCAGCCAACGTCGCGTCCACATAGTCCGTCCCGTTGCCTCGCAGCACATGCCCTGCTGGCGCTGCGCCACCGATCTGAAACCCTACAGATGTGTTGATCACCCCTGTCACAGACAGCGGCGCGGGCATAGTTATTAAAGTTGCCCCAGGCGTGCCTGCGTGCGCGAAGACGAGCGTTGCAGTCGGGTTTGTGCCTGCCCCTATCACATCACTAAGAGACCAACTGTCGTAGGCGGACGCAGCGCCGTTCCAATATTGTCCGGTGATCGCTAGATACCCAGAACTTTGATTCAAGATGTTGGTCGCGGGGGTTGTCGCTTGAATCGTAATATCCGTAGATGCGAACAACGCAGATGAAGATGTGATATTGCCCGCGTTAAGCGTTCCGACGAAATTAAATCCACCACCACCACCATACCCAGCATTCGTGAATGTCGTCACCATGCCTGGGTTTGTGCCTGCCGAGACCGTTCGCGTAATCGTGAACGAAGCATCTGCGCTCGCAGCGCCATTCCAATAAGTCGCCCCGAGTTTGAAAATAGGCGAAGACTGGTTTGCCCCGCTCGTCGCAGCGATCTTCAAATCAAGCGAGGTATTTCCGACGAAATTTACTTTTCCGCCTGCTGCGTATATGGCATAGTTGTTCGCGCCTGTCCCGAAGTCCTCGATGTACAAACCGTAATTGTTCGTGGCGATGCTGTTCGCCTCCGAATAGAACCCATAAAGATTCGTGATAGTCGGAGTCGCTAGGTTATTTGCAAAAGTCAGCGCCTTAAAAGCGATGGCATTTGTAATGGTCGGAATGCCGACGGTTCCCAAAGTTGATTCTGTCTGACCCCCAGCACGCACTCCGATAAGGTTAGTTATTGAAGTACCCGCATCGTGCGAAACCCCAACCGCAAAGTGTCCGCCTACTGCGGTATCGGCATGGCTCCCATCCCAAACGGTCGCCTGAACCACAATACCCAATAGGGCGGCATTGGATGGAATATCGCCAGTCAAATTGCAATGGTCGTAAAGATCAACGTCAAAAAATCCGGCAGAAACAAAAGAATTTGGGTCTGTGACGCTTCGTAAACCTGCAGATGCACGAATTCCGACAGTATCGACAACGCTTCCCGTGACATTAGATACAAGGTTCCAACACGCGATAGCCGCGCCAGGGCCATTCTGCGCGATGACCTGAAACGCCGGAAGGTCTGTCGTGTCTGCCGTTCTGCTAGGGCTTATCTCGGTGATCTCATTTCTTGCTGTGACACCATATGTGAGAACATTTGTAACCCAATAAGGATCGATGCTAGAGTTTGGGTCTCCGAAATGCGTACTCGGTGTAATGATTGAAGGACTGGCAACTGTAACTAGCCCAGTGATTTTATTGTACGTGAATCCCGCGTTGCCGCCGAATGCACCACTGTCGTTGAATTGCACATCTGTGTTCAATCCGCCTGGAGTCGCTGGCGGAACAAGACCTGTGATATCCGCTGCGTTAATCGCACGAAACGTCGGCAACGCATCTGATCCACCCGAGCCAGGACCTGCCAAAAAGAAATGAGGATGTTGAGGAAGCAGAGTCGGTGTCAGCGTTCCAATAGCTGTGACAGGCGCACTCGCTGTCGCGGTGAACAGCACGCCATCCCCTGTAAACGAAACAGAGGTGACCCCCGCAATAAAAGTAGTCGGGTAAAAAATGATGTTCCCGCCCGTCGTCGCATACGGCACCATCTGCCCGATGTCCACCGTTGTGCCCGTGGCTTCAGGGAACTGCCACCACATTGGAGATTTGTTGATGCGCGCGCCATTTTGGTCATAGAACGTGACCAAATAATATGTGCCCAATCCGTTCACATTCTGAGGATTCAATTCTGCGTTGCTGTAAATTTGGGCAATGGGGTCAGGAGCGTTCGGCAGAATGTCGCCGTTTGCATCAAATTGAAAATACACCTCTAACTCTGCGGGCACAATTCCGTACGGAGCCGCGATGATCGTCGCATCAACATTGAGTTGAAACGAGATCGACCCGTTCGGCACCGCCAAACTTGAGATGTTCTGTATATGCCCGTTCACTAAAGTGATCATGATTCCTCTTATGGCACAAACGGCGTCATCTGTCCGATATCTACTGTGGACCCTGCGACCTGGGAGAACTTCCACAGAAGGGGTGACTTATGAAGCCGAGCACCATTTTGGTCGTAAACCACCACCAAATAATACGTCCCCAACCCATTGGCACTTTGCGGATTCAATTCCGCATTGCTGTAAATCTGGGCGGGTTGGATCAAACTCCCCACACCATCAAACTGAAACGTGACCTCTTGCTGCGCTGGAATCTGTCCATATGGCGCTGCGACGACACGCGCATCCTTGTTCAACTGAAAGCTGATGCTCCCGTTCGGTTGAAATATACTGCACGGGTTTTGGATGTTCCCATTGATCAGCGTAATCACACGGCACCTATCTATGGAACCAAAAGTCTTATCTTGGCTTGTCGTGCTTTTTGCGATGCCGACATTTTCGCTTTCGTTTCCTCAGATGCAGGCTTGCGATGAGCATCTGCATTCTTGCGTTTCGATTCTTCGGAGTGCTGTCGACCAAAAAAGGGATTAGCTTCGCCGACCATCGTGCCTTGGCGAATCTCACTCGCCCGCCTGCGCTGTTCTACAGATTTCTTTTTCCCCAAATTCGCTTGCCGCAGTTTTTCAATATGGTCCGCCGATGGATGAAATTGCGGTCCCAATTCCTGACGCATCGCCAACCATTTCGCTGACTGTTTCTTTCCTTTCATCCCCGCTTGACCGCCCGCGTCATAATATGCTTGCAGGCTTTCACTTCGTTTGCGCCGAGTCTCCTCCGACTGCGGACCTGTGTTCCCTTCGCCGCCACGACAAATGTTGTATCCCACTTCTGGGTGCTGAGTATTCAACGCTTTAATCAGCCACCGCTCCCAATAGTCGCACTCTTCTCTCGTCTGCAAGTCCGAAATCAGAGGATGAATACTCCACGCTTCTTTCGAGTGCAGCCGCATGGATGCGAACAAATGCGAGTTACCACCTCGTCCTTGTTTTGCGTCAGATAGTTTCGTCTGCAAATATTTCTGCAGAGTCTGCCCCTTATGCTGCCCAATGTAAATCTTCAGTGTTTCCGAATTAACGATTGCGTAGATGAACATGATACCCTCCACACTTATGGTATCATAAGTCTACTTTCCTGTCATTACATCATGAGAGACCGCAGCGGAGTCAACCCTTGTACTGAATCCTCCCTGTCTTCGCTCGCTAATGCCGCCATCAAAGCCATTTGGGCTGATTGGGCTTGCGCCTGAGTTTCTGATGCGGTTATTCCGTAGGCAAAACGATGACCCTGCCAAAGCAACATTTCAAACAGCACGTAAGACAGATCATCAGGCCATTGAAAAACCGATTGAGGGCTCGTGAACTTCGGCGACTTCGCCTGATACACGACGTTGAATGCGAATGGATATGTGCTGACAGGCTGCGACAACCGAAACTTCACTACACCGTTGCCGTAATCAATTTCGCAAGACAGGTTGACCGCGTCTCCTGTCGATTGGTATTCAGGTGCGAGCCGATGCACAGCGTCAATCGGAGTCACGGGCAGAGGAAAACTCGGGTTGTTGATATCCACAAGGGCTGCCGATTCCACCCACGCCAAATTCCAAATTCCTGGTGCACCTGATGCTGCCGCGTGGATCGTCCCACTGTCCGCGCCATTCGTGATGACTACCCCTGTCGGTGTTGTGAACGTCACCGTTGTGGATGTCGCCGAAAGCAGTGTCACAGTTTTCCCGATCAATCCAGGGTTAATCGCCACGCTCGCGAATGTCATGATGTCGCCCGCCGTCAAGGCGTTTGAAACCTGAACTGTCGTCACGCCGCCCGTCGCCGAGATATTCGTGATCGCACCCGACTGCCCTGGCGTCCCCTGCAGCACGATGTGAAAATTATCAGGGATCGCGATCAAGGTGTAGCTGTCGGTCCACTGGCTGGTCTGAGTCAGTTGATTGTACGTGAACGTGCTGTTGAACGCGGGATTGACGACACCCGCAATAAGAATTTGTGAAGTGCCGATGTTCCCCACCTGAAACGGATGAGGATCAAGAAATTGAACAGTAAAAGTGCCAGCAACAGGATCAAATACGATACCCGCTGTTTGCCAGTTCCCTGAAGGACCATAGGAGTTACCCCCATTGAACGGACCGTAGACCACTTTCGCGGCTCCGTTCTGGTACGTCCCTGGGTTCAGGTCAATGCCCGCGCCGCCTGCTGGCAGTTGTCCGCCAGGAAGCACGCTGTTGATCAGAGCGAAGCAGGACGCACCTGCATGATGAAAATCTTGGAAGCCCATTTGCGTAACAAAAAAATGAGGGTTTACTGCAGGGTTGTTGGAACCCATCTGGACCCGATTCCACTTCCATGGCATACGCCTCGTCAAAAGCATCTGTTGCACATTTTCCGAAAGACGCGCCATCGGTTGCATATTGATTCCACCAACCGCGAAAAAATTCTGCAATTTTGTATGAATTTTTAGAGCATCAGCCATGGCCTGCATCGTGGTCGTCATGTTGACGTTCGGAACCAAATTAAAATTTGCCATATCTATCCTCGTGTGCTTTTCTGCGTGCTGCCGACCACGGCTGCCCTCGTTTAGTGGCTGCCATTTTTTCTACCGACTCCGCTGACATTTTTCGTCCTGTCGCAGAGATACGCAAATTGTTCTTATGCTCTTCCGAAAACTGTAAGCCTTTGCTCCAAGGTACCTGCCCTTGACTGGAGTGGCGCATTTTTCGTTTCGTTTCGTCCGAATGATGTCGACCTGTCATCCCAAGGGTTTTAGGGTGACCCGACAGCGCCAAACTTATTTTCTGCTTGGCGGATTCAGAGTGCTGCATCCCTGAAACTCCATCACCACCAGCAGTCAGGTTCCGCAGACAACCTGTGCCTTTATCTTTGCGTCCAAAAAATTCAATCAGTGCGACTTCAGACTCAAACGCATCCGCTTCACTATCTTGCGGGAAAATCACAATCCGAGCACTATTTTTTGGAGGATGAATGCGGACATGAGAAACAAACGCCCGCCGTCCTGTCCCCTTCCCCGCATAATACGGGGTGCCGTCTTCCCGAAGCCAAAGATAAGCGTAAAATCCCATGCCCACATTATACCACAAAACCCTAAAATGACGAAAGCCGCCCCGTCAGTGATGACGAGACGGCTTCGCCTGTTCGGAGCATCCAACGAGTTTTTAAGGGTTCGTGTGAGCAGCACGCCCCATCTCAATTGGAAGATCGGTGATGCTTAGATTTTCTTTAATTCGGCTTCGACAAAAGCGACGGCCTTGCCCGCTTCGACTTCGGCTTCGGCCAACAGCTTCTTGGCTTCGGCTTCCGCCTTCGCCACTTCGGCCTTCAACTTCCCCAGCAGGTGATAGCCAGCCTGGATCGCGCCGTCAACAGCGTTGACATTCGCGATGGCTTGCTCTTTCTGCTTGATGAAGTTACCAATTTCTTGCTCAATCAACTGAATCGCCGTCAGGGCTTTCTTCGGGGCCGCAACGGGTGTTTCCACTACGGGTAGTGCCTGTTGTGAATCGCTCATTTCTATTTCCTCCAAACGTAGAGTTTACTTCTGGTACAAAATCGGAGCGGGGGTCATTACGCCCAACGGGCGCTCAAAGAATGACCCCGTAGCTCAGAACTTTTTACTGATACAGCGGGATGTGGTACGTCGCGCCGTTCACGGACACCACCAAGTACGACGTGGTGATTGTGCCGAGCCCAGCACCTGAGTGCTGGAAGAAATGCTGTCCGCCTGCCGCCAAATCCGTCACGTCGAACAAGTTCGTGGCGTTGGCTGTGGCCTGGAACAACGAGTTGATAACCGCAGCCGTTGTGTTGGTGACGGTAATCGCGTTGATGTGTGTCGAAGCGGCGATGATGGCTGCCGATGCGGTTGCGCCCATGTCGATCCACAAACCTTGCAGCGGAGACGTTACAGCAACAGCAGCGGACAGGTCAAGTTGACCCTGCAGAGCTGCCGAGTACTCGCCGTTCGTGGTGGCGAGAGTGCCGCGCACGATGATCTTGCCCTGCACGCCGTACAGGTAACCCTTGATGATGCTGGTTGCAACAGTCACCGTCGGATCAACGCCCGCAGTGCCTGTTCCGGCAGTAGCGCCCGTGTAAGTGCCACCAATCGTGATCGCGCCGCGCACCGAAGCGATGCTGGCAGCCGCCGCGTTCGTCGGAGCCCCGAGAGGAAATGGGTTCGTCTGAATCGAGACGCCCGTTTCATGAGGATAGTTGAACAAAATTTCAGAGTCGATGGGGCGAATGTTCCCAGGAACAAACGCTGCGCCGAAAGCCGTGTATGCGCCAACACTGAACGGCACATTGGGATGAGACCCAGGAGTGCTGTTAGGTCCAACAACAGAAGCCACGCCGTTTTCGCCGCCTTCATGCGCGAAGGATGACACGTTTCCGCGTTCGTACAGTACTGCGTCGCGAACATGCAGAGGACGAAAGTTCGCATTGGAATAAATCTGGTTCTGGGTTCCTGTTGACATTGCCGTAACCGCCTTTTATAGTAAGAACCAATCGTATTCTTGAGCCACGGGGGTTGCAGCCACCAGTGACGAGTTTGCGTACCGCACGCGAATGATCGCGGCGCGCCCTTGCGAAGTCCATGTGACGCTGCCGTCGATGGTTGTTGCGCCCTTCGCGAAATTGAAAGCCTTGATCCCGATGAAGGTCGAGGCAGTGGTTCCTGCCACGGTCGCCTTGTAGAGATATCCGTTCAAAACGATGTACGCGGCGGGAGTATAGTCCGCCACAACAGCCTGCGATGTTCCTGGGTACACAGGAGCGTTGCAATCGCATCCGTCGATGGTGATTCCTGGTGTTTCGGTCACGCCATTCGGTCGGGCAAATTGAACTGACTTCTGAGCCTTCCACTGCGCGCCTGTGTTCGGAACCACGACGACGTAATCTGCCGTGCCATTTGCGGGCACGATAGGGAGCGGGTTCTGAATGCCAGCAACCAACCCGCCGAGTGGGTTTGTGATGACCATTGCCGCTGCGATTGTGACCGCACCGTTGCCGCTGCCGACTGCCAGCGCGCGTCCGACGAGAGTGCCGCCACCCAAAGTGATCGAGGTGACTGCCAAAATTGTTCCGACCATGTTCGATGTCGCCACCGAGGTGAACGAGGAACCAACCAGCCAGATGACAGTGGTGTTGGCCGCAGTTGCGCCGCCTGAGAACGTGACGGACTGACCTGACGCCAAATTGATTGTCGAGGAGCCCTTGAAAATATATACACCTGGGCCATTCAAAACAAGCCCAGCAGAGCAGGTGGCCGCGCCGAAGGAATAATTCCCTGGCACGACGATGTTGGAACCAGTGAACGCGGTAGATAAATCCAGCGCGCCGCCCAAAGATGTGAAACTCAAAGCCGCATACGCCGTATACGCAGCAAGGCCATCGATGCGAGCCTGAGCCGCACCAGCGTTGTCAATGACGTACGGAGGGATGATTTGACCAGCGCCACCGTCAGACTGAAAGATTCCTGTGATGGACGCAGTCGGGAACGATCCGACGTTGCCGCCGTTAATCGTGGACGAGCCTGTGTTGGTCACGCCGCTGTATGCCAGAAGAGCATACTTGCCCGCCGCGCCAAGGGCTGCGGGGGATGCGGGGAGAGTGCCGAAGTCGGCGGGGTTCACTTGGAAATATGCCCCAGGCACGTTGGTGCCGCGATAGCTTGACGTGTAACCTTTAGACGATGTGGTCATGATATTTTTCCTCTAACCATCGGGAACCGATGGGACGCCCGCAAATTTGCTGGGCTTCACTTATGGTTTGGAAAGTCAACTTTCTGTTCGGGCCAGTATCCATACATCAGCGCAAACGCTCGGCATGAATAACAAACACCGATGAACTTTTCTTTCTCGGCCTTCAATTCCTTCTTGCAGTGAGGACAGGTTTTCATAAAATGAAAAACCCCCAGGTGCATCTTGCTCCTGGGGGTCGTCAATGTCAAGTTTTTTTTCGTTTAGGCCACAGATTCAAGCTGCAGCACGATTCGGTAGTCCTTGTGCGCCTCGACCAAGTACGCCTTGCCGCGAGGATTCTTGTCGTCCATGACACCGATGCGCCATTCGCGCGGGTGAATCCAGTCATGACAGACCACGCAAATGCCGCGCGGCTGATGATCGGGCTGGTTATGCACGAGATTGATGGAACTGCGCCCGTTCTTGTCCTGGTGCGGGCACGCGGCGCGCCGTGCGGCGGTGATGCGCGCGATCTCGGCTTCGTCCTGCTTAGATTTCAGGGATTCGCGATCTTCACGCAGGATGCGCGCAAGAAATTTCGGGTCCGCATCTACGCGGGTTGCTTCACGAAACTTCTCAGGCGTAAACGCCATATCTTTGAAAGCAGGCATGAGACCTGCCAGCAATGCGCCGACGGCGTCTTGGACGGCTTTGGCTGTGGTGGTATTGATGATTGCCAGGGCTTCTGGCGATAGTGCACTGCTTCTGTTATTGTCGTGCTCGTTTCCTGCCATGATGATGCTCCTCTGAATGCTTGCGTGCTGGATGCCCTTCACTCATGGTTTGATTAGTCAGTTTTGTAACAAGATTTCAGCAGTCTCCGATGACGTTCGCCAGATTCCGATGCACGATCCCGTCGCCGCCGTAGCGGAAATCCGCAGTGATTTCGCACCATCGCTGCTCGTTCCACGAATCGTTCGGTTCGCCGAAGTTCGCGACCACTTGATCCCAGGTCAGCGCACCCTTCATCAGACAGTAAACCAAGACTGTCCGCCAGCCGCGCCGTTCTTCGGTCGGCAGATCGCGGTCATCCACGAACGCGTAACTAAACTCTGTGAGCCAGTCCTTCGGCAGACCTGTCAGAAATTGAATGCGCCCGAGCGCGGTTGCGTATAGTCCCCAATCCTCGGGAAAATTATACTGGGACTGCACTGCGATATGCGGGTTCAGTTGCTGCAGGCGGTAGATCAAATCTGACGAGTGCATCACCACACCCTTGCGCCGCGAAAAATCCTTGAACCAAGAATGATCGGATTGGCGGTACATGGTGAGCATCGGCTCAACTTTTTCGGCGATATATCGTTCGCGTGCTTCTTCCCATGGCTCAAAGTCACTTGGCTTGGATGTCCGAATGCGCTCCCAGTTTTTCTGAGCGAAGTGTTCCGCCGAAAATAGATCGAGCGGCATCACGCCCCCTTGATCTGCTGAATTAGATGCACCCAATTGTTGATCGCCTGAGATTGTTCCCGACCTGCCCCGCAACTACACGGTATAGATGGAGCAATCTTCGGGCATCCCATTTTATGCCCGAGCACCCGCACCAATTCACTGCCCACTACAATCAGTGTTTCTTCACGAGCGGTCATTTACGGAACCTCCAGATGGTGTACCAGCGATGAACAAACCCCGCGACGATCATCACAATAAGATAAGCCACGACCCACTTTTTCACCATTTGACACTCGCTTCAGCAAGAAATTTTTCATCATCTGGCGTCAATCTAAATATGGTAGAGGATTTCACGAGCGGGGCGGGGTGGGATGGTTTAGAAGTAGCCACGTCGTCGTAATTCGCGGACAAGGTAATACCATTCTCCGTCCAACTTGCGCAATCCATCGGATGATGGACGGTGTTGTGGGTGTTGACGCGACCAGCAAGACCAAGGAGAGTCTCGCCGTGCAGAAAGATGCCGCAGTGCGTGCAATAGTATCTATGGTTTGAGGCTGCCATTATCGCGCTGCTCCGCGCAAACAAAAACGACGTAGGATTTTCGTACTTCACTGCTTTTCAAACATTCAAAACATGTGGTCTCGTCATGGTCAGAGACTCGGGTCCCCAGTGGATACAAATGGGTCATGATGTGACCTCTCTCGCACTTAAAGGTGAACCTCCATCGCGTCGCTGCCATGGCTCCACCTCCTGGTCCCAGAAAAAGTATGTCGGCGTATTTCTTGATTGGCCCCAATTCAATGATGAGCCTTGGCGCGCCGACCTCGCACAAATTTGTCCTTCAATGTTGTTTCAAAAGTCTTATTCTAATTTTCTGTTTTGTCTTTTCAGACACAGCATGCCCCATCAAAGCGGCGCTGATTTTTCGTTTTGTCTCTTCCGAACGCTTAGTGCCTGTCAGCCTAACCTTCATTCCCCATCTCGTCGCATCAGAGTGTTTTCGCCCCACGCCAGCCTTGCTAATTTTCTCTCTGGTTTCAGGAGACGCTTTCTTTCCTTTTCGGTTATGATTACCTAAAGCGGAAATTCGCATTTTTTCTCGGGCGGCAAGAGTCATCTTTTTTCCTTTATTCCACGGGACGCCCGTATGCCCTTCGCCACCCCGACAAATGTTGTAACCAACTTCGGGATTCTGGGTATTCAACGATTTAATCAGCAATCGTTCCCAGTAGTCGCAGTCTTCTTTAGTCTGCAAGTCCGAAAACAGTGGATAAATACTCCACACACCGTGAGGATGAATTCTCATAGATGCGTAAAGATGCGACCGAGTTGAAATCCCTCTCTTCGCTTCGTACATCTTCTGCTGCAAGTACTGCCGCAGGTTGGTGCCTTTGTGCTGCCCAACATAAATCTTTAGAGTCTCGCTGTTGACAATCACATAGACGAACATGATTTATTCTCCCACTTATGGAGAGAAAAGTCAACTTTTAAGTCACTACGAATTTATTCGGTTCAACCACCCTTTCAAAAACTCTCGATTGGTAGGAGTCGCGTTTGCAATATTCAATGCGTGGGCTCGCAAATGAGTTCGATACTGTTCAAGAAAATTTGCCGACGTTCCATCCATTGCGTTCGTCGCCAGCAACGACTGTGCGTCAAATACCTTCGTCCAGAAAGAAGGCGCAAAATTCAACGCGCGCTGCAAAAGGTATGCCGCCTCCCCAATCCCGAAGAGAACTCCCATATCGAAAAGTTTGGTCGCCACGGCTTGCGAAGCGATTTGCGCGTACAAGGGTTTCCAGTAATGTTCGCGATAATAATTCGTCGCCTCAATGACAGACAACATGGCGATGTCCGCCCCGGGCATGTCCGCATGCGTGATCCCGTATTTGGTCTCTCCGCCTGAGTCATTTGGGTTGTTGACGTATCCTCCCTCGTACTGCAGGGTGATTGCAACCGCTAGGTTAAAATCTGCCATTTCAATTCTCCCAAACTAATAGTACCAAAGTACCAGTTGCGCTGTCAAGACTTTTCTGATATTCTTTCTGCATGTCCGAATCTTCATACAAAGAAGCCGCCGAAAAAGGATGGACTCAGCCGCATGTTTGCGAAATCTGCGGCGCGGAATGGGAGTGCATGTACTCATTCTGCTGGGAGCCGTTCACCACAACCTGCGCTGCGTGCAAGTGCGGCCCCCTAGTCTGCGGCTTCAAAGAACCGTTCAGTCTTACTTGAGCCTGTTCTTTTTTCGGTACTCCCGCACCGTAGCCACATAATGGTCCGCACATCTCTTAGTCGGAAAATGCGCGACGTAGTCCACCATCTGCGCGCACCATTCTTCCCCATGATACGCAGTGATGTCTTCCCAAATCTCATACAGTGCGTGCGGCATTAAGACCCTCCAGTCGGACAGTGATAACCAGATTGCCGCCCATGCGCTCGACCGAATAGTAGTTGGCGAGGTTGAGTGCAACCGTGCCCATCTTTGCACGCAGGTCTTTCTCGAATTGATTCACTGCGTCGGTGATAACTCTCTCTTTCAAGTTCGTCACATGTTTGGCGATATCAGCGTGAAAATCCCGCATTAGACGATCTTCAAACGTGCCTTGGGGCACTGCGACTACTGGTATCATCGGCTGTTCCAATTCTCGCGCACAAACGACACCACCCAGACTGCGACGCCAACCATCAGAATTGAGAACCCGATCTTCATAATCAAATCACCAGTCGTTTCCATATTTCCTCCCGTCGATTATTCCTGAGACGACATTTCCTGTTCCATTGCTGCCGTTCGACCTTGATTGCGAGCATGTTGAACCATCGTCTTCCCTGCTTCGGCATCCACACCATGCATCGCACGATATCCTGCGAACGTGAACACAAAGCGCGCCGTGCGCCCTTGGGGAGCCAGTTCAACGTATTTGAATTCCCACCAGGGATAAAGTTCATCCAGGCGCGTGGCCGTCTGCATTAGGATATCATCGATGCCGTCGGGGTTGAACCCCTGCTTTGGTCCCGCGTGCTGAACGAAAGTTTTCGTTGGAAAGATCGCATCGGGATACACGATCTTGACCGTCACCTTGCGGAACAATCGGTTCCCAGCTTTATCTTTCATCATTGAAAACATCCTCCACTGTTTGGATGATGATGGTCTCATCCTGTATCTGGGCGATCTGTTCAAACGTCACTTCACCTGATGGGTACCGCTGGCAGAACACACAATCTTCTGCCCGAGCCTTGCCGTGCTGGCATGGGTCGCACTCGCAGTGATCGCACATACACGCGTCGCAGGTGATGCAGACGCCTACAATGTGTCGGCAGAAATCGCAGTCAGGGTCTCTCATGTTAAACCTTTTCGGCCAGAGCAGCACCCAACTTCACTTGCAGGGCGTCATACTGCGCCAACAGAAAACGCTGGTCGCCTGGGGTGACGGCGAGGTTCGCGCCGAGGTTCCCACGGATCGCCTTGAAAATTTCTTCCAGCGTGCGTGTCTCTTTTACTACACGCTGGCTGTTCTTGACCGCGCGGGCTGCCTGTTCGCTAACTGAGTGAGCCATATATTCTCCTAGCAGATTGAATTTTAAGGAAGCGACGGATTGTCTGCTCACAACCCGTCGCCATATCGCTGTCAGATTGCATCTTGCCAGAATCTCAACCCAATGTCAAGTCTTTTCTTTGGGAATTATATAGTTGACTACCTTGATCCAACGTTCCGCAACGCAACCAAGGATATTTCTCTAAGGGACTCCCCTGCATTGTGTTCGCAAAAATTGTGGCGACTCACAATCCATTCGGCCCACTCTTCTACAGAGGGGTTTCCAACCAAAGTCTTCCGTAACTCATCGGTCGGCATTCCATCAATCAGATAACGAACCATTTCTTCGGCTTGCGTAGCGTCGAACAAATTAGTCCCTACGGGTTCGTGCTTCATCGGATAAGCCGTATGCTCGTTGAAGTTTGGTTTGAAGCTAATTCCTGCATCGGGGTTGAAGTTTTCAGGTAGCCTCCATTCAAGGAAACGATCTACCATGTACTTAATTTGTTCATCGTTCATCTGGCATATCTCCTTTATTTTCATGTGGGAGTTATCTATATAATTCCCTTTTCTTTTATGGTGTTGGAATAATCGCAGAGACTTCATTCGAAAATGCAGACTCTGCCGTGCTGTTTACGGCAGTCACTACGTAGAAGTAAGTCACCCCTGCGATATCATTTTTGTCTGCAAATGAAGTCGCAGTCGATGAGCCGATCTTGGTGTATGGGCCGCCGTGGGTTCCCGAAACATACACGTTGTAGGAGGTGGCACCTGTCGATGCAGTCCAGGTAAGCGTGACCACATGACCCACCACCACCACATAGGTTTTTGATGCTTTATCCTGTGCCCTCGCGCCGACAGCCGAAGCCATCAGCGCGAGAGCCAGGACGAATGTGCGAAGCCACTTCACGAACGATTGCCTCTCACGAAGAGAGAAGCAACTTCAATTCGTGCCTTGATTTCCATCTTGACGATGTTTGTCGCAGAATCAGTGACTGTAATCGTAAACGTGAACGACCCCGCCGCCGCTGGTGTACCAGAGATCACACCTGTGGAAGACAACGTGAGGCCTGTCGGCAACGATCCGGTAGTGACTGCGAACGTATATGGAGTCACACCGCCTGTGGCAACAAGGCTTGTCGTGTAGTTCACGCCAATATTAGCCGCGGGCAGAGATGAAGTTGAAACGGAAAGCGTTGGAATCACAGTCACAGTGTACGCCTGTGAAGCAGCGACCGTAGGCGTTTCTGCGTCTGCAACGTGAATTGTGAATGTGCCGGAACCTGCAGTCGTCGGTGTACCTGAAATCACACCAGTGCTTGCCGCAAGCGTGAGTCCCGCAGGAAGGGTGCCTGCCGCCACAGAAAACGTATAAGGTGCAAGTCCACCAGCGGCGCTGACTGTAGTTTGATAAACAAGACCAACCATCCCACCAGGAATACTTGTCGGTGTGATTACCACCGCACCTGCGTTGACGGTCAGCGTGAGTGATTTGGTTGCTTTATCCTGAGCCCGAGACAGCCCAGGAAGAAACAACATGAACACCAATGCAAAAAGAATCTTACGAATTCTCATCTGTCTTTCCTCCTATTTGAATGTCAGCCGAGGACGCAGCCGAGTCGATTACTTGAATTGTAAAACTAAACGAGCCCGAACTACTTGGAATGCCTGAGACCACACCAGAAGAACTCAAGGTGAGACCAGCCGGAAGACCTCCAATCACAACACTCCATATGTATGGTGCCGTCCCTCCAGTCGCCGTGAATTGTTGAGCGTACACCTCTCCAACTGTTGCGGCTGGAAGATTAACAGTGATCGTCAACACTGGCGGGGGTGGCGCAGGCGTTGGTGACGTACACCCCGCCAGCATCACCACAAACAACAGAGCCAACAGATAAACAAATCGCATTGATATCTCCCTCGCCCAACACTCTAATCTGCGTTCAACTCAATGTCAAGGATTTTTTTTGGGAATTATATAGTTAACTCCCTCGCTCTTAGGCCAGCGTGAAGTCAACATAGTATTCTTTGCCTTGCTCGAATTGAGCTAAAGCTGCGTCGTTGAGTACATTTAAGTTGAGGTTTCCGCCCGGAGTAGATGCGAAGAATTTCTTATTCTCCTCGCTGCCGGAGTAAACCGGATACAAGTACACTGTTTTGTTCTTTTCATCCTTGAAACTGCATACCATTTTTGCTCGAACTGACATTTGGTGCTCCTTTTGCAAGGCCATTCGTGCGGCCTCGACAAGCTTAACGAGCGCATCAGAACGCTCCCTAATCTCTTCTGCTGTGGGATCATCATGGCGAGGCCCGAGACGAATATGCTCGATGCAATCACAACGCCTGTCTATAACCTGACCGTCGCCAACCCATTTATTTTCATCATTGAGGACTTTCATCGCTTCTCCTTAAGGGAGTTAACTATATAATTCCCTTTTTTTTTCATATTTCTCAAACCAGAACACTATCGGAATTTTTACCTCAACAACCAAACCAAATCTCTCTGCGTGCCGAAAAGCAGAATAGTTTCGCCGACATACGTCTACCCGCCTCTGCATCTGCTGTCGCCATGATTCAAGCGGAGATGCATGTTTGTCTATATTGCACGCTCGACAAGATGGAAAGAGATTGTCTAACCTATCGTTCTCTGGTCGCTCGAAGCCCGCCACCGAGCCAGGATGTCTCAAAAGCCATTCCGCAGTCTTCCACCACTCCCGATGGACAGGATCAACATGGTCTGCGTGCCACCCTTTTTCGGGAAGTTCACAACCACAATATGCACACTTCCCTCCAAACTTCAAACGTAAAACAGAGCGTTGTGTTTTATTTAATGTCATTTCTTTTTTGACCAATGTGGCGTGCGGTCACTGTGCGCATCCTGGTGGCACTTCGGGCAGATGAAGACCGAATTATCCAGCGAGATTTCGCCACCCTTGCCGCGGTGCTTCTGTTCGTGCATGTGTCCTGACTTTTCAGTCACTGGCGTGGCGCACAACTCACATTCACCTTTACATCGGAGCCAAAGTTGATGCCTTATATCTGCGACGACAGGCGCATAAAACGCTTGGGTGATATCCTTGCCTGATGCTTGTGCGAATGCCTGTGCTGATTTTCGATTTTTGAAAATACGAATCGCATGCTCTGTTTTGTTTATCTCTATCCAAACAAGTTTTCTCATTTATATTTCTCCAAATAATCGGCGCAGGCACGCAAACGCTCCACTGATTCTTTGGCGTTTCCAATGGTAAAATTGCACGGATGGCATAAAATTCCACGAATCTGCTTCGTGGTGTGGTTGTGGTCCACACACCAAGGGTTAATCATTTTGCGTTTTTTAGGATAATACCCAACTTTAGAACTTCTGCATGATGCGCACTTACGCCCCTGCTTTTCAAACTTGATTGCTTTTTCTTCTGCTGTGATGCCGTAGGTTCTTTTTACTCTGGACCTGCTTGCAGTTAACGCGTGCTGTTTCTTATGACTTCGTCCCCACAATTTAGAACGAAGCCGACCGCAAGAAAGACAGTACGAATCAACTTTTCCTTTTCGTGTGATTTGACGAGGCTTCCGATGACATCTGCAACAGAGGCCTTTCGGCTTTACCCATGTCTTATTCTTCTGCACTATGCGCCCCCAAAAACTCCATAGCCCATTTTAGCACAACATCCTTCCTTTGCATAGACGCAGAAATAGTTTTTTTCGTCGCGGGCTCGCAGTGTTCAGCCGCTTTGATTGCATCTTCAATCGTCGCGCGGTCTTCAGGCGAGACGTAGAAAGAAAAATCTAAGTCCATCCAATCCCCCGACTCTTCAGGCATTTTGAGGGTAGTAGCTATCAGTTTGTGAAGGTCTTTAACTGTGATTTTTGAGTCAAGAGCCGCCTCAAATAGCGTTTGAGGTAAAACGATGGCATAGTCCTTGGCTTGCCTCAACTTCATCGCCTTTGATATACCCATAACCTCTAATTGGGCGAGAGTAAACGTGTCACTTAAATCCCTAACTGTCAAGAAGTACCGATGAAGGACTGCCGCTGATTTCTTCGACACCATCGCAACCTCCCGCAGATAGTCGCGAAAGGTATCATGGTTGATTCGCCAATATTGCATCTCGGAAACCTCAAGCAGCAACCACCCCAAAGTTGCGTACCCACGCTCGCACTCATCTTCAGCTTCTGAGAGACCACACGCTTGGTTATTCACACGACCCAAGACGTACTCACCTGTTCTTGGTTCTTCCATATTAGGCTCCACACTCCCCACCTTTTGAAAGTTCACAGGCGTTACCTGCCTCTTCAAATACCTCACCCACATGTTTCAACGCTTCTGACAGCGGAGCGGCGTTCAGCGGCTGCCCGTCCCGAGCCCCGTCTGGGTACACAGTGATGCCGCGCATCTTCGGAAGATATTTCAAAAGCATCTTACCGAACGACTGCACGGTGTTTTCGTTGTTCAGCTTAGAACCCCAAGCGGGCAGATTTATTGTGCTGGATATTGAATGATCAACATATTGCTGAACCCACGCCTGAAATGCTGTGCGGCGTTCCACATCTTCAGCTAAGGAATAGGCATCTTCAATCAAGTCCAGGGACACACCAGAGTCTAGCAGTCGTTTCGCAGTCGGGTCAACCACAAACTGATATTGCCAATTTGACCCCTTCAGATATCGCCGTTTGTATGCGGCGCAGAAAATCGGTTCAATTCCAGTTGTGGTTTCCGCGATGATGCCGATAGTCCCGACAGGAGCAATCGCGCGGGTCTTGACGGGTTGAGACAAATCCCATTTGTCCGCGTACGGTTTCACCAGCACGCCCGACTGCGCGTAGACCTGCAGATATTTCTCCAACTCTTCGTCTGCGCCGTACCTCTTACCGTGTACCAGCAACCATTCGTGAATCCCCATCAGGCCGAGACCCAGGCGGCGGTTCTTGCTGCGGACTTGGTCAACTTTCGGAAATGGGACATTTGAATAAACCGTACCTGCGAGCAGGAATGCCGCACCCAGTTCGGTCACTTCTTGCATTTCACCCAACGATTCAATACGGGCTAGATTGATGGAGCCCAAGTTACACACGTCGTTGTCATCCGCCGATGTGACTTCCGTGCATGCGTTGCGGAGTGTTTCCTTGGAGTTCTTGCCGCAGTCAATTGAAAACCCAGGCTCCCCTGTCTGCAGCATGTGTCGTAAGGCGGACCAATACACCATCTGAGCCAGAGAGTGTTTTGTGTGTTTCTCGTCGAAATATGCTTCAAAAAATTCATCATTGATTTGAACGCTGATGTTCGTCCCGTCCATCGTCGCTGGGAAGTTGTAATCTTTCGCTTTCAACGCGCGAACTTCAGGGCTCCAGTTTTTGAGTGTGATGAATTTCATGATGTCGGGATGATCCCAACGAAGCCCCGCCCAAATAGCAGAGCGGCGGCTACCACCTTGCATGATGTATCGCCCTGCCTCGTTGACCATCTGCATCAGAGCGAGAGGTCCTGTGGAGAATCCACCTGTTTTCCGAATCAACCGACCTTCGGCGCGTACCTCACTATAGTCGCTGCCTATTCCACCGCCCGTCATCAAACTGAGTGTAGCCTTCTGCATCAGTTCAGACCAACCCTCGCGAGAGTCTTCCGCGCGGAACAGGAAGCAATTATTCACTTGGTGGTACAACCGACCTGTCGCCGCCAGATATCGTCCGCCAGGGATAAACTTTCGCCGAGCAATCAATTGCTGCAATCTCTCGGTGGTTCCTTTTCCAGCATGGACGGCGCGCATCACATGCTTCGGAACACGGTATGCAATGTTATGCCACTGTTCAGGCATTCCATTTTCTAACGTATGGCTGTACTTCTGCAGCATGATAGTCTCTGCAAACTTACTCAATTCAACCTTCGGTAGTTCAATCATCAGTTCACCTTTGGCCGATAGTTGCTCGGCGCGATACCTGGATTCTTTTTCTTGGTCGGCTTCTCGTCGTCTTTCTCGTCGTCAATGGAAGTGAAGATGGTGCCGACGGTCTGCCGTTTCGATTGCGCGGCACCTGAGGATGCAGGACGCACACAGGGCCAGCAGGCAGATTGCCACTCCCCCTTCGCGTCTTTCTTGGCGTACCCTGCTTCTGCTTTTCCGCAGAAGCCACACTTGCCGCGGGCTTCAGGGAACGTGTAGTCTGTCGCCTTCACCATAAAGTTGCCTCCTGTCGTCTCCAGTTCAGGTATCCGGCGATGATGTCGCCGTGACAGAATTCAGGACGACACCAACAACCGAGAATCTCATTATCGTCGATTGTGATGTCAGCCATGTGGCGCAATTTCCACTGCTCAGGATCATACCAGTACGCGGCGAATTTTGCAATCACTTCCGCGCGCGTGCCGTCTTTCCCGATGTGGAATGGGTTGTGAAATGGTGACGTCGGGATGCCGCCATACTCGCGCCCGATGTAAAGGGTGCACGTTAGTTTCGTGTTCAGGGTGATCTTCACCACTTTAACGGGCACTGGATGCTCGCCTTCTGCGGGCAAGAATAACCGCGCTCGCTCCGCTGCCGCCGTTCGCGAAAAACGTCCGCATGGCTGTTTTCAATTCTCGTTCTGTCAACCCATCGGCGAATTCGGTGAGTGCCGCTTTGATTTCATCGCCAGGATAAAGATTCAGCAGTTCGGCGACCGAGGTTGCCGACGGCAAAGTTCCCGTCAACTCATAAGTGAGCGAAGCCAACTCACCAACGACTGGGTTCTTCAAATCAAGCGGCGCGGGAATTTCACCAGCTTTGCCGAGCCGCGAATCCACCACTTTTAGGTATTCTGAGATAGGGTATCGAGGCGTCTCAGCCAGCGCGGTGCACCATTCATCGAAATCCCGCGCGACGGCGGCAGCCCCATACGCTTCAGCAAGGAGCCCCAAACGGCTTTTCAGTTCAGGATACACCCCTCGGGTGTTCTTCAGCACCCGCGCGGCGATCCTGGGTAGTTCTTTCATCAGGTTCATTGTTTGATCCTCTCGCAGTCAAATACATTTGGACATTTGGACAAAGACGGTAACCCCTTGATAATAAGAGAAATGAACGTGTCCAGAAGTCTATCCAGAAGTGTTTGGGACTTCTGGTTACGTGACCAAATGTCCAAATGTCCAGAAGTGGTTAAAAGACTTTTGGTCATAGATATATATAATAGAATCATATACATACAAACTTGTCCAAATGTATTGTAACTTTCGCAGCTAGGAGACATCATCAACACCCTCATAGTGAAGTAAAGGCGAACGCTCCCCATCCATTTCTACCTTCTCTGCCCCAACTTCGTGCATCTCAGGGAGAGACCACATCACGCAAGACACAGTTCGATCTTTGTTGTTCGGCGGTTTTGTGCTTGTGGCAGGAACAATAATTGATTGAATCTCCGATTTGATGGGGATTGCATCCGCCGCGCGATTCAACGTGCTCCGACTGATGCGTGCTAACGCCTCCGCGCGCGCATAAACCACCTTACTCTCTTTCGGGCCAGATTGAAGTTCCTTCTCCAGCCACTCAATGGCTTTTTGTTGGGCGATGTTGGGTCGCCCCATCTGTTTTTGTTCAGGCTCAGGTTCTTCCGTGGCTTGGACAGGCACCAAACGCCCGCCCTCGAACTGAAGAGTGAATTTCTCGGCAGGAGCGTTGCGTGGAAGTATGGTTAAGACCCTCTGGGGGGCTGTGCCGTCGTCATCCTCGGAGAATTCGAGTACACAGACCGTTTCACAGTTCCGACCCCATGCTTCGCTTCCTGACAGCTTATCCCGCTTGGCGGCGTAATCCTCTCCCCGCTTGGTTTTGGGTGCGCCGACACTACACACCAAAGCGATGTGGAAGTGAGCGGCGGTCTCTTGTAGTTGGCGCATGAACGGCGACACGACAGACTTCTTGTTGGCATCATCAAGAAGCATGTCCAGCCCCTCGATGAAGATGACGTTTGGGGTTGGGTTCATCTTTTCAATTTCATTGATAATCCCCTGCACAGCGTCCGTCCCGAAAGCAAGCGGAAGCGGAGTCGTAGGGATATCTGTCGGAAGGAGGTTCAACCTTCGCATTGTGCGTGTAAACGCGTTCCTGCCTCGGTCGTAAGCCAGGACTTGAAACGTGTATTTATGGGTACTGTGTTCGAGCACAGGATATCCTTGCTTTTGTTTATGCAGCATTTCAAAAATCCAGGTTGTCTTTCCTGTGCCGCTTGCCCCGCCGATCAGGCTGATGTCACCGAGTGGAAACCACCCATCCTCTTGTCCATTCGCAGGCGCAACCACATAATCACCATCAGGGTCAGGCAAAGCAGGAGTGTGAAATTCAATAGACTCAGAGACGAACACAGGTTTGCCCGTGCGTTCTGTGTCTATCGCCGCTTTGATGGTACGCTGGCGATAATCGGCACGATCCCGCCATTTATCCCGCTGCCCAAGAGCCGAGAACCCGAAAAACTTCTCCATCTTCGCAGGATCGTTTTGCGTGAGTCGTGCCAATTCACGCATCAGGGCGTAGTCGGCACTGGAATCATCCCCCTCGAATGTGGACGTATCTCCCAACCACAGCAGCTTGAATTTTTTATCTTTATTTTTGGTGATCAGCATGTACGGGAGGGTCATATCGGCGATGGGGTTCACATCATGGCCGATGACTTTTTCCCCTGTCATTGTGAAATATCTGCCGCCCTCTCGACCGTGGTAGATTTCAATGCCGACGTGACCTTGAGATAGTTTGCGCCCGCCCTCGGGGAGAACGTCACACTCCACAAAAGCGTGCAGACCTCGCCCACTGGGAGAAGTTTCGGTGTACGGACTGCCGAGAAGGTTCAAAATCGATAAGGCGTATGGGTCGATGATGCCTTTGTTCGTGATGGCGCTGTCAAAATCAATTCCCACAAGGTTGGTGCCGCCGAGTTCAAATCCAACGCCGTTGTAATCCCCACCTTTTAGGACATCGGCAGCATCCATCGCCTGTTCAAAAGTAGTCCAGGTGTTGGGGTCGTCCGCCTTCGCCATGGCTCCTGTCTTTGCATTGAATGGGACCTTGGTTTCCTTGCCATCTCGAACAAGTGCTTTCCAGCACACCCAGTTCGGGCGTTGTTTGAGCACATCAGGAATATCATTCAGCACGAGAGCCTCTATTCAAAAAGAATGGTGTTGATTCCTAAATCTGCGCACGCTCGCAAGAAACCTTTTTGTTCTGGTTCGACGATAGACGCTAGTGCGTAGGTCTCACTCTCGCTTAGTTGGCGCATCGTATGGGTGTTGGCGGGCATAGCGTTAATACTGAGTGCACCTTTACCCCCATTGCACTCTCTACAGGCTGTGATGTAGTTGCTGAGAGAGTCAGGACCACCGTTCGCCTGCGAAACCATGTGGTCACACTCCAGCGACACCTCTGGCGGTTTTCTGCCGCAGTATTGACAGGTGAAATTATCCCGCTGAAGGGTCAGAAAGCGGTCTCGTGGTCTGATACACATAAATGATATTCTACTCCGATTCCTTGCCAAAGTCAAATTCGTCCAGTTGTTTTCTCTCTAACAGCATGTCCCGCAGTTCAGGCTTGTTCGCGCAGATGCCTCGCATGCTGCAATTTTCACATTTATTGTTGGGCCAGCGCACGCCTGATTGCATGGGCCAGAATTCCTTTTCATTCGCCGCCGCGATGTTGATCACGTCGCGCTTGATGGACCGCCCGATATCCTCGGCGCTGTCGGGAGTGATGACGGCGCTCTTGAATTGCACGCGCTGCTTGGTGAGTGTGTTCGCCAGCACATGTTTGCCGTGAAGTGAGATGTACTCCGTTTTTGCCGCCTCCACCGCTTTACTTTTGCCGACGAACAACGTGTTCATTTCCTCTTCGACCTTGGGGTCTGCTGTGACCCAGATGCCGAAATCATCTTTCGCCATGACAGTCACAGCAGTTCCAGGCAGAAGCCCTGCGTACGGCTCCAGCATTGTCGCGGCATCTCCCTTGGAAATCTCGCGACCCATTTTGCGGAACCACAGGAACGCGACGTTCGGGTAAGACTTCACCCAGGAGTAGCTGCGAAGCTGCGGGTCCATCACAGTCAACTCGGGTACATCCTTGCCCGACGTTTTGATGTCGATAATGAGCGGTTGACCGCCAGGGACGACAGAACTTGAAGTTGGTTTCGTTTCAGCAATCAAGTCGATATACGACGTGAATTCAATCCCTGCCAACTTTGTGCCTGGGAAAACTTCAAAGTCGGTTTGGACTTGAAAATCCTGCGGGTTGTTCACGACGTACGGAAATGTCGGGTAGAGAATGGCGTATAGCTTGATCAGTTCCTGCCCTGTGCGGTTCAAGCTATCCCAGTCACGGTCGGTTTTGGAATATTGGTAGCGAATGATTTTCGGCTGACCCTCTGCGGGCTCCACATCCTTGTGCTCGGCCCACAGGCGGACGAATTCGGCGACAGCGCCCGCGACATCAAGACGGCGCTGGTGATAGAACGTGATGCCCTTCTCCAGCGCGATGCCGAAATGTGTGGACGACCGCTGCACTTTCTCGGCCCAACCCTGCACGCGCTCAAGGTAATATTTCCTCGCACAATAATTGAAAGAATCGGACCCGCTGTAGGAATGGCGGGTGACGAAAAATCCCTTACTGTTGATGTAAAGATGTGGCTTCATTGTGCTCATTTTACCCCTCGCTGAACCAAAGAATCAATGCCTCGTTGAATGAATGTGGAAAAGTCACACAATGCTTGATAGTATACCATCAAAACCTGCTGTATTTCATTTTGGTCCCAGGTAGGGTCCTCTTTTGCCGCCAACAGTAACTCCATCTTCCCTTGCACAAATTTGAGCCTCTCTTTCGCCATGCTCAAGCATCGGGTGTCGCCCACATTCAGCGGGGTCAGGGAGATTTCCAAAGATGGAGCTTCGGTATTTTCATACCCCTCTGGGTTGAACGGGGTGTCTGGATTGTCGGAACTTGATGGAGTTGGGGTGATAATCCCTACCGACTCTTTGTATCTATCTATCCAGTAATAAGCGGTTTTGGGAGGAATCCCCACTTTATGCCACATTGCATAAAGTCCAGGCTCTCCTCGACGGTTCCCTTGTTTCTTCAATGTTTGCTGCCAATCAAAATTCACGCGGCCAAAAGCCAGCCCATGTTTGTCCGTGGATTGATATGCCAGCCATGCCGCTTGGATTTGCTGTTCGGCGAGAGTTTGGTCAGTATCCTGCATGTTTGGAATTTCGGCAAGGTGTGTCAAAGTAAGGTAGCCCCCTCTCTAAGTCTTTCACGTAGGCGATCTTGCCTGATTCCTTTTTCATGACGGCAGACCCATCTGCCAAGGCAGCGTGAAGTTTTTGAGCGATACCGATTCGCTCCGTAGGGATTTTCGGCACCCAAACCCATCGGGTTCCGTGGCGGTGTTTCTCTTCCCGAAGGATTTTTTTGTCTTCGGGGACCTGATTCCAAAAATCAGGCTCGGAATGGTAGTTGTTGTATTGGTCTAAATTGCGAATGGGATACCGCCGCCCGTTCCACCAAATCGCTTTTGTTTTCAGAACCTCTTTGACTTTATGAAACCCAGTGGCTCGATATATCAAACCTGTGTGTTTTCCGTCAGGATGGTCGGCACGTACTTCGTTCGGGTCGGCGTAGCTGAGGACCCGCTGGATTCCCTCTTGTCGGAGAAGTCGAAACATCACACTAAGCACTCGACTCTCGCTGTTTTTAGGGGCGGCGTCAAGAAGCACTAATCTCCGCAATTCAACAAGGCGCAGATTCCCATTACCGTTGTATTTACGTAGAGTTTGAGTCTGACCTGGAATTCCAAAAATCGCCGCCCCAAGCATTCGACCTGTCTGTTTATTAACCACCCGATAAGTATGCGTCGGAGTCATACCTTTGGCTGAGTGAGTGTAATGGTGCGCCACAACAAAAGCCGCAGCTTCTCGGGCAGAGCACGGCTCGACACAGAATTCTGGAAGTTTTTGTTGACTACCTCCGCTATGGTGTTTGTGAAAATGTTTTTTCCGTTGGTTGTTGGACGGAAACACAAGACTGCAAACCTCACAAATATGGAGCGGAGGAGGCGGAATCGAACCGCCGTCCACGATAGGACTCGTGTGCTCTGCCATTAAACTACCTCCGCACTACCTACTTTATCAAACCGATGCAGGGATGTCAACTGAAATCGACATCCCTTCCCGAAAATCTTCAACGAAGCGTTCGGGGACTCGGGCAAAAATGGAATCAAGGTCCTGAACCTTCCCGAGTTTGAATTTTAACTCGTCGAGCAAGAAATCCAGAACGAATTCCCGAGCCTGCATGCTGACTTTGTCAGAATTATCATGGTAAACCGTGCTTACCACCTGGGTTGCGTCGAGGAGTTGGTTCCCCATCCCGTGGTTATCCGCTACGACGGAGAAGGATCGTCCTTGGGTGGCGTCGGTGCTCACGGTCAAGGTCTCGCCGACCTCATAGTCCACGTGGTGTGCGTCGAGCAGGTTTTTGGTATCATCGAATGATTTGGGTGGGGTGGAGACATGGAACTTTGCTTCATGTGACGCCAGCCATCCCGCGATGCGGTATGCGATAGGGCTTTGGCGAATCACATTAACGCTGGATTGATACTTCTCTTCTCGGGTGAGTTTCGGGGCGGGAGCAGGGGATAGCGCCAGTAGGTTCCACGCACCCTCAAAGCCGTCTTTGAGTAAGCGTAATCGAACCCAAAAAGGTTCCGCAGGAAGGGTGTCTATAACTTGAGCCTTGCCTTCTCCTCTTACTTTAACCCAGGCTCCAACTTTCAAATCATCTTTGCTCATCATGTCAGTCTCCTTGACTACACCCCAATGCTACCAGATAGGCTTCGGACCGTCAATAGTACTTTCGTACTGGTCCATCCACTCTTGGAAAATGGCGGAACTGGTGATAGGGTGAAATTGAGAGGGGTCTCCGAGATACACCCGATCTCGTTTATTTTTGATTTTGGTTCCGTTTTTCCAGCATCGATCTGTTCGCAATTCTCGACCAGTCATCCACCCTCGAATCCGCATTTCAGGGAAATGCTCGGCGGACACAGAAACGAAGCGGCAATCAGGGCCTTTCCAAATATCGTCCTCTCGATACATCACCCCAAAAAAGTCTTTCGACACAGTCTTTACTTCGGCGATTGGCGAATCTAGCGAGTAGATGGGGTGCCATATTAGTGGTAAACTTGCCTCCATCTTAAACGCTAGTTCTCCCCATTGCCCGAGCAAACGGTCCTCGAATTTACCCTCCTCGGGGTGACCGTGACTTTCTTGTTGGCCGACAGACTCGGCAGTAGCCATATCGGTCTCCGCAAATATCTTCGCAGTCCACTGGACCATGGAATGAAGGATGTGAGGTATCATACAAAAAGTTTATGCTGTTCCTGCAGTCGATCCACGTCAGTGGCGTGTTCCCTTAATTTGTCGAGAATTTCGTCCGTGAGATACTTCCGTAGATACGGCGACGGTGTCCCTGCGAACGAGATGCGCAGCATGTCAATGGCGCGCGAGATCGCCACAAAATAAATGCGTTTCTCCTCGGTCGGGTCGCCCTTCGTGTGCGGGAACCCTTTGGCGTTCGCGCCGATCACGTAGACGTTGCGCCATTCACCTCCTTTTGATTGATGTACAGTCGAAATTGAGACGCCCTTCGGGTCGTTGCGGCGGTGCATCATCTTGTTCGCATACACACAGAAATCTTTCGCCATACGAAAATCTTTGCCGATCAGGCGAATCACTTTCAAATTCTCCAGAGCGTCGTTGTCTCGTTCTGTCCGATCCTCCACCGCGTACTTGGATTCCAGGTGCGGCAGTGTGAGATTGAACGCGACTTCCGTTGACATCGTCGGATAATCTTTCAGCGCCTCAACTGCCTTGCGAATCTCGTTCTGCTTCCAGAAGCCTGATTTCCCCATCAGGTGGTATCGGATGCTGTATCGATTGCACAGACGCTCCAGCAGGCCGACCATTCTATTCGTGCGGGCAAGAATAATTGAATTGAGCGGGTCTTTCTGCGCCAGCGCCAGGGCGGACTCAGCCTCAGCGTCGTCAGACCAATACATCTTCAGCGATATCGGCGCGCCCTTGACGTTCCGCGCAGCCTTCATGCGATCAAGCAGTTCCTTCGGCGTGTCTTCAGGCGCGTTTTCGCGCACGAAGTCGACGATGTTCTGCGTGCTGCGATAGTTCAGCCCAAGGTAAAACTTCTTGCCTGCTGGAAACCACTGTTCGAAGTTGGTGATGTTGTCAGGCTTCGCTCCACGGAATCCGTAGATCGCTTGGTTCGGGTCTCCGACCACGGTGATGTTGCCGTGCTTCTCGGTCATCAACTGCATCATGCGCCATTGCAGATCGTCGGTGTCCTGGGCCTCGTCGACGATCATGTATTTCGGCTGCCACCGCGCGCGACACTGCGGATTCTTTTCAAGCATGTCGACGGAGTCGCGGAGCATCGAGTCGAAATCCATCCATCCTTCCGCCGCTCGGGTGTTCTCATACATCACATATGCGCTGGCGTAACCATATTCATATTCGCCGCTCTCCATCGCTTCGGTCGGACTGACATTCGCGCGCCGCATCTTCGCGATGAAGTGGTCGAGTTCTTTGTAATCCAGTCCCCACTTCTTGCAGAGGCGACACATCAGACGATATCGGAGTTCGGGTTCGACAGGTTTACGTTCAACTTCCGAGCAGATCAAATATCCCAGGCTGTGGAATGTGGACACCACGCCTTTTACTCCTGCCCGCTTTTCCAATGCGCCTGCCATTTCTTTGGAGAACGTGACGGCTCGAATTTCGGAGGGGCTGACGCCAGATTCAATCAACGTGTTGATAAACGCCACCATGGTTGCGGTTTTGCCGCTTCCTGGTCCTGCGACGACAGATCGGGGTCCGTCAGGGCTGTCAATGATGCCCTGCTGATCAACGTTCAGTTCGGTCACGGAAGCCTCACTTGGAAAAGTAGTCGTGGATCGTGTGAAAGAAGTGCTCTGGATCAAGTTTATGCGCCACCATCCGATGGATGATGTGCCACCCGATCCAGAGCACCAGGAAGGATAACTCTACACCAAATCCTTGCCAGAGTCCAGCCCAAACGAGATTGAGAATAGTTTTCATAAAATTGGTCCGAGAGTTTGGCATTCTTACTGGGTTACTCGGATCGCAAAGGGCGACATGGTCGGCTGCTTACGCGCACCGTCCTATGCTCGGTAACAAGCGAGCCGTATCCTTTGCTACACCAGATCAGTCAGTGATCAACCTGACAGCGCCAACTTCGTTTAGAATCCGATTTCGTCGTCAACTTCTTGCGGTGCAGGACGTGCTGCAGGACGAGCCGCAGGTGCCGCCTGCCGTTGCGCAGGACGAGCCTGTTGTGCTGGGCGTCCTGGGTTTGAGCGTCCTGGCAGAGCAGGTCGGGTTTGTTGGGTTGGGCGCGCCGCGGGTTGTTCGGCGACGGGTTCGGTGATCAACCCCTTGATGTCCGTGACGTTGATTTCGGTGGTGTACTTCTTCACACCCGTCTGCTTGTCTTCCCACGAGCGGGTCTGCAGCTTGCCTTCGATGTAGACCATGTCGCCCTTGTGGATGTACGGCTGAATGAAAGCCTCAACCGAATTGCCCCACGCGACGATGTTGTGCCACTCGGTTTTTTTCTGTTTCTCGCCCTGAGCGTCTTTGTAGGATTCGTCCGTTGCGAGGCTAAAATTCGCAACAGCCTTGCCGCTCTGGGTATACTTGATCTCTGGGTCTTTGCCCAGGCGTCCGATCAGAATTACCTTGTTCACTGAATTTGCCACTATGTCACCTTTTCCTTTTTTGAGTTTACCCCGAAGGGTCGTAGCTTACTGCTTCTCTTCAAGCCCGTTGAATTTGTTGACCAACTTCCCGAGATTGACGAGTCCATTCTCCAGTGCCAGCGCCTGATCGACGCGAGCAAAGAAATCGTCCCATTGAATTCTGGAAATCTTCGTGGCGTCGCTTGCCTTGGTGATGCTGAGCAAGAACACCAACAGTTTGCGATTGACGGGCAGACCCTTGCTGGCCTTCAGTTTGCCGTTCGCCGTGAGGTCATCGCCCAGGTTTTTGAACTTCGTGCGATATGCCGCGAGTTCTTCTTCGGTCGGCAGTTCGTCGTCGGGACCCTCATAAGCGTCGCCGTGTTCGGGAGCCACATCGGGTCCCTGGTTCTGCTCTTCCACGGGAACGGATGGTGGTGGGGGTGCAAGCGGTGCGTCAATAGACTCCGCAGGGGGTCCTGCAGGGCGGTCGGCTGGCTTCTGAGCCCTCGGCGCAGGCAACGGATTCGGAGCCGCGTGTTGATCCTCTCGGAATTCAGGCTCTTGCGGCTGGTATCGGCTGGACGTACTGAAATCGGTCGCATTGTCCACCGATTGGTCGGCTTCAGGGTCCATCGCGTATGGGTCAGCAGCATCAGGCAAGAGAGTACCATTGCGTAGTGCGTTCTTGGTCGCGCCTGTCTGCGCCTTGAAAATCCCCTTGTCGCCCGAGTCTGCGCCGTCGCCGAGCCCGCTGATGTTCAAGGTCTCGTCGGAGTCCGCATCCATCAAACGGATGAATGCCTTCACCGTTGCGGTGTGCATCGTGCCGCCGTTGTTGGTCTTGATGTCGTACGTCCCCAACAGATCGTAATTGGTTTCGGCGTAAATGCCGAATTTGGCGAACGCGTTGCGAATAGATCGCAGCACGTCAGCAGCGCGCACGAAATCATACTTCTGCTTTTCGTTCCGGCCAGCTTTTTCAACGTGGTCGATTTCGTTGTAAACTTGAATCAGTTTCTGCCTCAAATTCAACTTCGATGTGTCGGTCATGGTGCTCCTTTTATTGGGCTGCTTTTGGCCTGTAATCTCTTCTTGAATTTTTTGCGTGATCCAGTCCCGATTATCCAGTAGCAAATTCACAGGGACATTCAAATGCATCTTTGTCGGACGATGGTAGAAGTGAATCTGCGCAGGCTCAAGGTCGCAGGTGTTGAATGGCATTTGTAAACCATCCCACTCACATCCTGCTTCAACCACTGCGATTCGAGCCATGTCGAGAAATGCGTCGTTGCTACTCACGTTGTCCATAGTACCAAAGTACCATTGATTTTGTCAAGCTAATTTTAGCCTTTTTTATAAACTGGGCTGGTGTACCCTTCCGCGCCTAGGATAAGCCCTGGAGCCCACCACGGAATTTGCACCATGCACCAGATAAGGTCTTCCAGCCGCAGACCGAACGGGTCGTCATCATCTTCTGTGGCGACTTCGTCGTGGAAAAGCCCCCATATGCCGAAACCCATCTCGTCCGCCAAGAACATGCTGTTGAGGAGGTCATCACGGGACATCGCCTGAATCGCATTCTCGCAGATTTTGCCGCCGTACGTCTTGACGCGGCCCCACTTGTGGCGCTTCTTAACCTGCTGGCCATCCGAGCCCTGGGTCGCACTGTGTTCGATGCCGTCGTAGTAGATCGTATGCGAGGTATACGTGTATGGCAGGCCCGTGCGCTCGTCTAGTTTCTTTCCTGTCCGCACTTCATCTTCGATGGTGGCGTTCAAATAATGAATGCCGCGGCCCGAAGGTAGCTCCATGCGAATCGTGTACCCGCCGCCCTCCATAGGGATGCGTGTAAATGTGAGGACGCACTGCTTGCCATGCGTCGGGTGCTCGACCCACTCTCGGGATTGCTTGTCCCAGGTAACCTCGCCGACCTTGATGACGCCGCCGCGCTTCAGTACCTGCTTAAAAGCCTCTTCTAAGTCAGTCCAAAACTGTACGACTTCAGGCCATGCCTTGCGCAAAATGTCCACGGCTTTGTGAGCTAGTTCTTTGGGCATGTCGACGCCGCAGACGCTGAGAGCATATCCCCACAGCCCGCCGCGCACGGTATCCCCGTCTGAATTGGTGTACATCTCGCCGCCGCCGAGACCATAGCCGCCGCCCAATACCGGGGGTTTTGATTGTTGGCGCTTCTCTTCAAAGTCGGCATTCTTCGGCTTGTGGTTTCCCTGCGCATCGACCTTATACCACTCTTCGTATGGAATGCCGAACAGTTCAACGCCAAACGACATGTAAGGGTCGCGCCCTTGTCGAAACACGTCTAATATTTTCTCGCATCCTGCAGCCCAGCCGAGCATGCGGTTTTCAATCGCGTTCTTGTCGACAACGTGGAAAACTTTCCCAGGTTTGGCTTGGAACAAGGACCGCAGCAGTGTGATGACAAACTCAACCACGGTGAGTGAATCCTTCGGGTCTTTCGTATTCGTGAATTTTGCAATGATGCCGTCGTAATCTTCCTTATCCAACAGATCGAGAGCCAGCGTCAGATTCTTCTTGACCGCTTTGTCGCCCCGAGGGAGATTCTGCACCTGCATGGAGGTATCTTCGCCACCGCCGCTCGCCCAGCGCCCTGTGCGCGCCGCACCCATGTACCGAAGTTGATAGCGCAGGCGATCATCCGACGACAACAGGCTCAAAAATTTGATCAGCTTCGTATACGACGATTTGCGGGCAGATGAACGAATCTGCAGAGCCTCGCGACATTCTTGTGTGATCGGCGAGTTCGGGTTGTTGATTTCCGCCTGGACCGTTGGCGCACGCATCGAGTTCCACGGATATCCTCGCGCAGTCACCCATGCCTTCATCTGCACATCGGAATTGGGATTCTCTAATCCCGTTTTCGCTTTGAGGATCGCTTTCTGCAATTCGATAAACTTCAGGGAGAGGCGCAAACCTTTCTCTGCAAGATCGCGCCGCCCAGGGATACCGAATGCATTGATCTTCTGGTCGAGCAACCACCCTTGCCAATCTGCCTCGGGGAATGGAATCTTGCGCAGGCGATACCAAAGGTCGCGCTCGGCGCGTACGTCTTGTTTGCAATACTCGATGTATTCCGCAAACTCGCGCGGGTGGCTGACGTGATCGCGAAACAGCGGCGGCGCAATACCGAACAGCGTCATCTCGCCGCCCTTGCTGACAGGTTCGCAGAACATGAATTTCAATTCGTCGCCGCGCGGGTCTTTCTGATTTTTCATCTTCAGAATTTCGCCGACTGTTTCCAATTTCCCAGGGAGCGAGATATTGTGCGCGAGGATGATGGGGTCCCGCCATTCGGACATAGGGACCTCAAATGGCGGAAGTTCTGTGCCTCGCCCGCTGCGATGGAGCACATACTTTGTGATGTTGTACTCGAACGAGGAATTCCACGCCACCTTGATGATCTTGGGGTCCCGCAACGCATCGAGGAGTTTCTGAGGCATCGGTTCGCAGTGCGGCAGCCATATTGAGACTTCCTCATGGTCAAGAGCCCAGGCGAGCATAGAGATGCCTGTCGACGGATGTTTGACGTAATTATCCAACCCGACTTCCGTCAGATCGGCGAGCGAGAACGTCTCATAATCCGCAAACAGGAACGTGTACGCCATGAATCCCCTTATGCCATCGCAATTAGAAGGTCTCGTACTTTTTCCCAGTTTTCAAAGTGCGTGACCTGGGGCAGATGATGAAAGATGTTCTCGTACTCGGCTCCGACCACGAAGATGGGAATCTTGCGGGTCAGCCCTATGCCGATGGCGATACCAAACTCCACATGGCGGCCCGCGCGGATCACGGTCTTTGTGGGCTCGTTGAAGAATACCAGAATCTGTGCGTCGCGGACATCTTTTACGTCACGAATGGCATACTCGCGAAGCGTCTCGACAGGGACTTCAGCCATTTGAACCGTTGGTGCGAACGTCTCGTTCAGCCAACTGGATGTGATGTGCACGCCTGTATCGCACAGAGAACCTGCACACTTCTTGATGTAATCCTTCTGGCTATATGGTGCCGCTAGATATACTTTCAGCATGCATCCTCCGTGTTAGAATCGTTTACCGCCTGCAGCCGCGCGCCCTTCCTTGCTGTGGTCTTTCCGATTGCGGTTGTACTCGTTCTTTGCCACGATAGCTTCTGCGACTCGCAGATTACGGTCGGTGGAGTAGTTCATCAGACGGATGAAGGCATCTGCGACCTCGGCCTCTTCCGCCGAGAATGTTGGGATGTGTTCGTCCTGGCTTATATTCTTCCTGACCGCTTCCAGGGCTTCACCGATCTCGCCCACGACAAGGGCCAACTTCAGACCGACACGGGCATTGCGAAACGCCGCAAATAACGGCTGATATTTTTCTCGGTGGGCGTCCTTCGCCGTGTTCCATTTGAACCACTGTTCAAATTCATCAATCAATGTTTCGTCGGTGTTGAATCCTTTCGCTGCGTTGATGGACGCCATGTCCGACTGCATCTCATGAAACGAGAGAATGAAATCGTGTTCACGACAGATTTGATCGGGGTTCACTTGGTCTCCTCGGGGAATCTCGCCCCTCGCGCGATAGGTGCACCTTCCGCTTCCAGTTCGAGTTGCAGTAGCGCCAGCGCCCGCCATACCAGCTTGGCTGAGTGCCGCTGACCATCGGTGTCAAATTTGCCGCGTTCCATGAAGTGGCGGATAATCGTGTCGTCCTGGTCGGTGGACTTGCCACGAGCCCAGTGCAGTGGTTCTCCTGGGTTGTGTTGCTCGTTCCCCGCGAACGAAACCTTAGCGACTTCAATCAGGGCGCTGGTGAAGTAATCTAGCACGCCTGATGCCAGCGGAACCTTCTTGCGTTCCGCAGCAGAAGAGGGAAATAGAGGGTGCTGAACAACGGGAGGAAGTTCGATAATCGGGAGGGACTGCCATTGACCTGGGAATGCCCCTAACGAAAGCACCACCTTCGTCGCTGCGTCCAGAGGCGGGATTCCATTATATCGCAAGCGATTGCTTCGGCACACTGAGCACTCCGTTTCCCCATTATGTTTGCATGCTGATGAAAGGTCCATTATTTAGCCTCTTTCGGAAAAAGTTTACTTCGTAATTCTACATCAAGACTGTTGGCAATGTCAACATGATTCACGAGAAAAACCCGCGTATTCTCTGCGCCCTGGCCCAGCTTCTCACCGTTGTAGTTGAACCAATTTCCTGTTTTGGTGACGACGTTATTGGCTTCGCCGACGGTTAGCAAATCCCATTCGCGTGATATGCCGTGACCGTAGTACAGGTGCACTTCGGCTTCCGTGTGAGGGTTGGCGACCTTGTTTTTCACAACCTTGATGCGTGTCGCGGCTCCGATTTTCTCCTCGCCGTTTTTAATCCAGTCAAATTTGCGAATGTCCAGGCGCACCGAGGCGTAAAACTTCAGCGCGCGTCCGCCTGTGGTAGTCTCAGGGCTGCCGAACATCACGCCGATCTTCTCACGGATTTGGTTGATGAAAATCAGAATCGTTTTGGTGGAGTTCGTTATGCCTGTGAGTTTGCGCAGCGCCTGGGACATCAGGCGGGCCTGCAGGCCCATCTGGGGGTCACCCATGTCGCCTTCCAGTTCTGCCTTCGGAACCAGCGCAGCGACCGAGTCAACCAAGACGACAGCGATCTTATTCGACTTAATAAGGGACTCGGCGATTTCCAGCGCCTGCTCGCCGTAGTCAGGTTGCGATATCAGCAGGTGGTCGACATCCACACCCAGCTTGCGCGCGTAAACTGGGTCTAGCGCGTGCTCTGCATCAATGAATGCGGCTTTACCTCCTAGTTTCTGCGCTTCAGCGATGATATGCAATGCTAGGGTAGTCTTACCGCCCGACTCGGGTCCGTAGATTTCCACGACTCGACCACGCGGGATGCCGCCGACGCCTAATGCCACGTCCAGCGCAAGCGAAGACGTGGAGACCACGTCGATAGATGCGAAAGTTTTCGCCCCCAGCATCATTATTGAACCTTTTCCAAATTGCTTTTCGATGCCTGCCATGACTTCAGACAAGCTCTGAGATGATTCTTCTTGCTTGCTCACATTGCCTCCGAACGAATTACGTTAGTCTACGAAGATCGGCGCGACCATTGTTTTTTCGCCGTATTCCTTGTTGATTAGAAAGAAAGTCTGCGACGGCTTCTCGTAGGACGCTTTGATTGAAACCGCGTATGCGTTATAACCAATCAGGCTGCTGTTGGCGATGAAGTTTCCGCCATCAAATCGCGTGTGGAAATGACCGAACACGTCAAGTTTGACGGGGTTGGCTTTGTTCCACTGTGCGATTGCTTTGTTGACGGGGATAGTGATGCCGCCCACGCCGCCGCCGTAGTTTAGCTGGTGCCCGTGGTGGTACCGAACAGGAAATTTGTCAAAATAGTTCACAATCGTGTGGTACCCCGTTGCGATGATAAACTCAAAGCGCGGATCGTTTTTGAAGTGATCGCGGATTGTGTAAAACATATATTGCTCAAGCGAATTGCCCGTCTCAGTGGCAATGCGCTGGTCGATGGTCATGCGCCCGTGATTGCCGCCGTGGCACACGACGAGAAGTTTCACACTCTTCGGAGTGTTGTCCCGCAGATATTGCAGGCCGCCGATCAGTTGGTTCTGCGCGCGATAGATCGCCTGCGTCGGAGCCAGCAGGTTCGCTTCCGCAAGGTCGGCATGAATACTGCCTGTGATGAAATCACCCAGCAGCGCAACAGTCAGACTCTTGATGGTCGTCTTTGCGCTTTCGATGTTGAACCACGCGAGGGTGCCATGAACAAGCTGTTGAAAACGGCGGTCGTTGATTTCCAAATTGTGTTCATTCCGTCCGCTCACCTGCCCAGGCAGCACGCGCTCTTCGCTGTGATGATCGGACCAGACCACAACCGCGGCGGATTCGCTGGTGCCTGATTTGGTCGTCGGATTGATGGTGATCGCTTGCGGCGTCTGTTTCTGGAAACTGACCAGCGCATCTAGTTCAGCCTCAAGATGGACAACTTTTTCACGCAGTGCCGCGATTTGAACTTCCTTCCCTTCGCGCTTGTCCCGCAGTTGCTGCAGGGCGATATCTACTTTCGCGGTCTCGGAGATCGGCTTGCTCTTCGCAAGCACATCTTTAATTTTGGCCATGGGACTCCTCGGGTTCAGCTAATTGTTTGCGTAACTGTGCGATGGCTTTACGACTCCCCCAGAACACTTTACTGTCAACTTTCTCGTGATAATCTCGCAGCGCAAATTCCTGCGTAATCCCCCCACTCATTGGGAACGTCGCCAGATCGGCTAAATTCGCCGTGGTGACCAATTCATCCGAAGGCAGTGCGTCCAGCACCTTGATGACTCGTTGGACTCGCGGCGAGATTTTTGGAACTTTCAAGCCGTTCACTTTGAAGCCAACAGGTATACGCATCAGAGCAGCCCCCGAACAATCAACCCGCCAGCAAAACTGGCGACCGACGCCCAGAACCCACGCTTCCTATCTTTCGCTGCTTGCTTGTCGACGCGAACGTCACAGGCAGAGTTATCAGCTTTGATGGTGGAGATCAATTCGATTTTGTCAGCAACGATCACTTTATTTGCAGTGTCTAACTCTACTTTGGAATCAGAAGTCAGTATCTTTTGCGCATCCAACTGACCCTGGAGGTTCGGAATATCACTCTGCGCCTGCTGCAATAAATCCAGGTCCGTGACGACAATCCGCGTGAGCGGTAACGTCATCGTGACAAGGTCGTTACTCGTTGTTACGTCGCTCGGGTTGGCTTTCGTTTGCAGAACGAGACGCGCTGCGGCGGCCTTCGCATCGATGGTAGCGTCAGTCTTAATCTGTTGATCTGTCTGCGCATGCTGCTGCGCCATTTGAGACACGAGGGATTTGATCAAGGTAAGCTGGGCAGCATCGCGGACAAGATTATCCGCGTGTTCTTGCTGGAATTGAGCCATCAGCGCGGCCTGCGTGGCGGTGTCAACACCTTCCTTGGCAAGTGTGGCTGCGGCGACCCGCTCGTCGTGCTTGGTGTTCAGGTATTCAATCAGCGAGATGCCGCCGAAGATGGTGCCTGCGATCACGACAATCGCCAGCAGGGCGACCAGGATGTGACCTTTGATCCAAGCGATGTCTTTTTCAATCGCGACAATCGGTGTGTCAGTCATAAAGCCTCCAATGCTTCATCAGAGTACCAAATTACCGACTTTGTGTCAAGACTTTTTTAGGCGCGCTTGCAAATAATCTATCACAGGCAAAAGATTTTCGGGATGACGAGCGGCGTCGAAGAATCGCTCGATGCACCCGAGACCATAGTTGCACTTACCGCAGAGTATACCGCGGATCGACCACGGCATCGTATCTTTTTTCACGTCCGCAATGGCTGCTGCTTTTGTTTTCGCATGCCGATGAAACAGCGGTTGGCGAAGTTCGTCATACGATTGCGCACACCACTTACAGCCCACGGCGATCATGGCCGCATTAGTCTCTCGCCACGCTTTCACATAGAAGTGGAAGTGATCTACGCAGGGATATCCATGCGCGTCGAGGGCACCACCGCAGATTTTGCAGAGGTTGTTTTGTTCGTAGGCTCGACGTTCTCGATCTTCGATGGAGATTCCAAACTTTTTTCGGAGCCGCTTGTCTTTGGCGATTCGCTTTTCTTCGTCTGTTGCAATCTTTTTTGCTCTCGCCATTTTGCTCGCTCCTCAAATCGTTCTTTCGCCATCCTGTGAACTTCCCGCTCGTAAAATCGGATAGCCTCGCCCTGGGCGACGATCCACATCAACAGCAGAACGTCAATCACGGACATGATGTGATCGAACATAGAAACCATACTACGCTTTTATTTGGATGCTGTCAAGACTGGAGGTTTCATGATGGCGCGAACCTCATCCCCAGATAATTTGCCTCGTGCTGCGATATGGCTGGACACGTTCTTGATGTGTTGCTGAACCGCAGGATCAGCCAGAAGTGCATCAACCCTCGCTTTGCCTTCGGCAAGTGTTTGATTGTTCTGCAGCATTGGGTCCACCCCATGCACGCCTCCAGTTGCAAGGCGTTGGATGCCCTGCCACATGGCACTGGGTGCACCGCCGAGAACCTGTTTCCGCTCGGCAAGGTCGCCGCTCGCGTGTTTCGATGTCGTGCCTCCTGGTTCCATCATACCGCCCGCGAGGGACGTGGCAACCATGTTGCGAACTTCATCAGGGGCTAGTTGCCCAACCGTAGTCTTGCCTGCAGGGGGCTGAATGTCGGTGACGCCGCCGCCTGTCGTTAATCCTGTTGAATTGACGGACCCAGGTTCCAGCATTTCACTGACGACCGAGTGCGCCGCCTCATGTTCGGCTGCCGCCGCGCGTGTGGCAGGATCGCTCATGTTGTCATGCCCGCTCTGCTTCAGTTTCTTCGGGATCGGAGCCTTCGCGGATGTTTCTGACTCTTTCAAATTGGAGATTGGATGCCAATTATTATCTTCTCCCAGAATCTCTATTGCTTCAGGTTGAATCACCTTTTTCGTATAGACATCCCCCGTAGATTCGGTTTTGAAGTGAATGTCGGGTTTGGTCCTAATCAAAACGGGTTTGCCTTCCTCTGGAGCAAATTGCCACGTATGTTCTGCAGTTTTTGTGAAATAGTTTCGTTTTTCCCTTGTCCCATCAGGCCAAGTGTATTGGTCTGTAAACTCCGATGGACCATGTTTTTTGAGCCCATCAGACGCGATATCATAGGCTCGGTCTTCATTCGTAGCGTGATATACATACCCTTCATCTGATGGTTCAGATTTAGTGACTTTCTTTAAGGCTAACGGTGTGATTTCTTTCGGAGCCTCTGCGGGCTTTACTTGTTCGAGTTGTGTTATCCCTTTCGTTGGACTGCCGTGATACATTACCGATGCAGCTTGTGCTGCGGACTTTGCTTGGTCGGGATGCACGCCGATTTCTTTCGCCATGTCGTCGATATGGCGTGGAGACACCATTTCTTGATAGACAGACTTGGAATCTGATGGTTTATCTGCCGTTTCTAATAACAGGCTCCCGCGACTCTTCATTCCTTGCCCGACCGCTTGTTTCAAGGCGTCAACCTGATTGGGGGTAATACCATCTTTAGGTACCTTTATACTAAGTGTTTTTCCTGACGCATCGGTAGTCGGACGAATATTCATCACACCTGTGTCATTTGAAAATGCAACCCGATTGTCGGGAATCCGCATTGTGGGGCGATCTGGATTCGCGCGTTCAATTGTCCTATCATGGTCCGCCCCCGCAGGCAAGCGAACGAACTTTCCGTCAGGGGTCACGAAATGTGCCGCATCGGTCGCCTGCGATGCGTCTCGGTGAACCGTCACGCCTGGGAGGTCCATGACCTTTTGCAGATCGGGATGGTACGGCTCGGCAGGTGCCGCTGGTGCTGCAGGCTGTTCGGGAGTTTTCCCGACAAACTTACCACCTACGGATGCGAATGCTTCAGGTTCTGATGTAGGTTTGGTAGTATCGATAGGCACATATGCCTTGATTGTTGGTTCTCCGCGTAATTGCGCTGCAGCTAATCGATGATTGCCGTCTCGAATTCGTCCATCGCCGTCTAAAACTATCGCGGGAAGCTGTCCTTTTTTATCCGCGTATTTTTTCGCTAATTTCGGGTCGTAGTCATCGCCTGCTTCTAAACTCGCAGTCGGGACATCAGTCAAGCGATAATTCCCGCCTGAGTCTAGACCAACCCGTTGATGCGCCTCGGCTCGGCTAATTTTTTCTGATGTTGTATTTTGAAGATGCGTAACGACATCTTCTCCGCTCACAGTGTCTGCGGCTTTCGCTTTGGGTGTTGCGGAGCGGCGGGTCTTGCCGCCGAGTTTTGCAAAGCCTGCTTCGAGGCCGCCCTCGGGCGCAGTCGCTGTGACGGCTTGATGAATGCCTTCGCCTGTATCTTCCATCACATGTTTGGCGAGTTCTCCTGTGCGTGATACAACTTTTTCAGCGCCTGCCTTGGCGGCTTCGCCGAGCGGTTCCGATATTTTGTCGCCTGCCTTTATCGCGAGGAGGTTCCCCACGACGGTGCCTGCCGCGCCCGCAATATCGCCTGAACCCGCCTGCTTACCTGTCTCTTCCGCCACTTGCGCGGCGTACGGACCAACGAGGGGGATTCCTTCTGCGATTGAATATCCAATACTCTCGGCAGGAGTTTTGGCTGTGCGCGCCTTCATCTCCATGGCGGCTGCAGGATCAATAACCAACTTGTGAGCGATGTCTTTAATTTTTTTTACTTCGGTGTCGCCTTCGGGGAACAAAATCTCTTTGCCCATGCCCGCTGCACCTTTAGCGGCGTTGACGACGGCTGTAGCGGCATTATGGATGAATCGTTCGGGTGCGGATGGCTCATCCCAAGAACCACCTGCACCGCCAGTGTTACCTGGGGGTGCGGCGGCGGGAGTCGCTGGTGTCGGTATCGGTTCGTCTGCCACAGAGCCTCTTCGAATTAAGGATTCAACACATGAAGATTCGGATCAATTTTCTGAGCGTCCGCAATTCGTTCTCTCGGAATGTCGTGAATGCCTCCGTCAGAAGCCAAAATGCGGTGCATTGATTCATCAATCGGCGGCAGATGGGGCTGCCCGTCCAATCGTGGCGCTAGGGGCGTCGCTGGAGCCTTGGGGGTCTTCGTACCCTTGTCAGAACCGTTCGTCGCTCCTGCGGCTTCCTGAGGCGCTTTTTCAGGGGCTGTGAACGCCTTAAGCAGATTTGGGTGCGCTTCTGCGATTTCTCGTTTTTGGGGGTCAAGTTGGGCAATGTGGTCAACAGCAGAGGTGACTTTGTCCGCAGTCGCAGGAACAGGCATAGATGCCTGCTTCGCCTGGAAGAGACGATGCTTCGTGTCGTCGGGAACCGCCATCGGTGCCAGCTTCTGCACCAGTTCATTCGGGCTCTTAGACCCATGAAACGCGTCCCACAAATCAGCCCGGTGTTCATCTGTCAGGGCAGGATCGCCAGCTAGGACAGGTGCGGCGTGATCCATAAACGGTGAAGATGGTGTCGACATTAGCTCACTCCTAGTTCTGTTTCGATTTTGCCCAGCAAAACTTCAAAACTGCATTCCCCTTTTTCGTCTAGGTACACCCCGACTATGCCACCAGGAGAACAAGCTTCTTTCACGTTGTCAAGACCCATTAACGCTTTGATCACGGAGTTGTGGATAAAGCAAGCGGTCGGCAAGCCATGATATGGAGCCAGCAGGTATTGAAAAACCACCTGCACGCGAGCCTTTAGTTGGTTGCGGCTCTCGCCGCCTGGAATGACCAAGTCAGGATCGTCCATATATTTTTGGAAATCCGCAAGTCGCTCGGGGGTTTTTTCCTTGCCCGTAAAGTCGGAGACAAACCATGGTCGGAGACTTGAATCGCACGCCATGTACGGGCTGCACACGCAGCCAGTTTCCATGAGGTACTGTGCGGTGTGCATGGTGCGAGGGACATCGGAGGAAATGACACGACCGATGCGTTCAAAGGATAGCCACTGTGCGGCTTTCTCTGCCTGCTGCCGACCTTCTTCGGAGAGGTCGAGGTCTCCCCACGAATCCCACACCGACATGTCGGTCAGTTCGCCGTGACGGATCAGCCAGCCAATCAATTCACGAGACGGGGTCAGGTTTATTGGATTGACCGCCTGATTTTCATTCCACATTTCATTCCTCAATTTGGAGCCCAATCGACGAATCGAACGCCAGTCTCGGAGGTACAGGCTCCGCGTCCTGCCACTGAACGAATCGGGCTCAAACTCATCATACCGCGCGCCGCGCGCGCTGTCAATCAAAATATGGAGCGAGACCTGGGGTTTGAACCCAGGCTTTCAGTTTGGAAGACTGACGTGCAGCCGCTACACTAGTCCCGCTTAGAAAATTTGGTTGCGAGGGCTGGATTTGAACCAGCGACCTGTTGCTTATGAGGCAACCGAGCTACCAGACTGCTCCACCTCGCACCAGTTTGGTCGGAACCCTGCGTGAAACTTACCCGACCATGATATTTTAGTACTTCAATTTATAAGATTCAAGCAGTCCAGCGGCACCCTCTTGCTTGATAATCTCCCACCAACCTAACATCAAATTGCAGCGAGAGCAAATCCAGCCGCGTCGTAAACCTGTCTTATGGTTATGATCCTGACGAAGCTGCAGAATTCGTAAACAAATCTCACAAGGGGCCTTTTTCGTCTCTCCAGTGGCGTTTAACACGCCTCGCGCTGTTCGGCGGCGCTTGCGCCGACCATCTGGATTACTCTTCCTCCAGTCCTTAGTGCGTTGAATACATAAGGTCTGGTGTGCAACGTACCACTCATGCTTCTTAACTTTGTCGTGCTCGGTCGGTACTCGTTTCATAACCCCATCATAACCTCTTTCAGGGGGATTTGCAACAAAATAGTGATGGTCTGCGCGACGGCCCGGTTACCGAAACCTATTCTTGCCGCCGCGCGCCATCCGTGGTGTTTTACACCGTTGACCTGGGGAAAGCCGTCCGTTACCACCATCGGCACATTTCGGATTCACGACCCAGTTCAAATTTGGTGGACATGGCGAGAATCGGACTCGCATCCCCTGCTTGCAAAGCAGGTCGTCTCCCGTTGACATACACGCCCGAAATCATTTATATCACAGAATCGTTTTGATGTCCAGTTTGTGTTGCCGCAGCAAGTAAATCCGCAGCGTCGGTCGTGTTCATGCCCGGAGTCGTCCCAGGATTGCCCGCGATAGGGTTGGACGCAGGCACGGATGCCAGAGGCCAGCCTGGAGTAATCAACGCGGACGCGAGTGACGCGGTTCCTACGCCGATGTTTGGTGTGACTTTTGCCATGGTTTTGTCCCCTTATGTTGTTGCGCGATAGAGCCCTGTGAGGTTCTGACCTGCCACGACTGCAGTCCCAATCTGCGATTGAATCTGCGCGGGCAGAAGAGACTGGCTGTTCGGAGTCGGCTCAGTTCCAAAAGTTGCCTGCTCTTCAGAAATCAGTACGCCATGAATCTCCGTGCCTTGGGCGTGAAACCCGCCGACGTTATAAAGTAGTCCTGACATGGTCTTGCCTCCCGAAAATAGAAATGCCCTTGAGAATTGCAAGTCCCAAGGGCATCTGTTTGGGCTTGCGCCCGAAGATGATGTTCGAGCCGTTTTTACACGAAGTTCAGTGAAAATTCGTTCAGGTTCAGGATGACGCCAGTTTCTGCGGCGCCGAGTGTCGCCGAAAGAACGAAGTTCAAATCAGCTTCACCGACCAGACCCGCAACCACCGTGGTGGCTGTTTTTGCGGTCGTGGTGGCGTTGGAAATCTGCGCTGTGTACCAGCCATCCAGTTCGCCGTTCGCGCTCAACTGAACATAAGCATCATACGACCAAGAATCTGATGCGGATGCCACTGTGAGTGCTGCCGTTGCGCCAATCAAGGTCGCGCCTGCGGTGACGAGGTTGGCAGTTGTGACAACCGTCGACGCCAGCGGGAGGGCCGAAGCCGGAACTTGATACAACCCGATCAGCAACGTGGTTGTGGTCGGGGTTGCGCCTGTGATAGTCCCAGCGGCGTGAATCCAAATGACCTGACCAGTTCCCGAATACAAGCCCGTGACGCCAGCGGACAGAGGGATAATCCCGCCGCCAGTCAGAGTCAGCGCGTTGTTGTTCAACGAGAACGGAGTCGCTGTGGTGGTGATAACGGTTCCGCTGAGCGGAGCCAACGTCAATTGCTGGGTGCCGCTAACTTGCCGACGGATTGTGGATGCGTTAGACACTGTAGTTCTCCCTTTTCAAACTTTCTTGAACGAAGTCAAGTACGAAATTGCCGATTCTAAAATTTCGACGCTGTCATGAGCCGAGCCCAGAAGCGTGTTGCAGTTTGTGCAAAGCCTGCCGCGTCTGCATTTGTCACAGGCTGTCTTTTCGGGACAGCATCCGTGCCTATGGTCTTGTGCAAGTTTGCATCGACCTTGTTGGGGTCTTTTGCAGATGTCGCACAAAAGCGGTGCTTCGTACTGTTCGCGAGTCAATCCATATCGGTTGGCGTTTTGATCTCGTTTATAATCCGCCACTTTTTCTGGATGTCTCGCCCGCCAGTCTCGCTGCGTTTCAAGTTTGCGAGTCTTGCGTTCGGTTTCGGATTTTTTCGGTTTCAGCGATTGCTGGAGTGCGGCACCCGCTAAAACCATCCGACCTTCTGCGTATGCTCTTGCGAGCGATTCGCTTTGTTTCCGCCGAGTTTCTTCGGACGGAACGTACCCTTTACGTTGACCCATTTTCTCTCCCTACTTATGGAAGAGAAAGTCAGAATATACTAGACAGCACTCACTTCGCCGCGAACCCTGCGGAAACCTGGTGTATTATTGGTGTTCGGTCGGGCCACAACGCCAAGGAACCAGTCGTAGCTCACGATTGCTCGTGTCTGCAACATCGGGTTCGAAAGATCGATGTCGTTATCGCCGAAGGCCTTCACGTTCACCTTGAAGCTGGGATTGCGCGGGACCTTGTTACCAAGTAACTCACTCGCCATCATTGCTTCACGACCTACAACATAAGTCGCGTAGCCCGTTTTCCCTGTCGAGGGATAGTTGGCGTAAGTCGGCACGGTCTGCGTGCGGATGATGCGGACGCCGCTCCACTCCAGCACGGTGTAGCCGCGAGTCATGTCCGATTTCAGGACGGACGCGCCAGCTTCCGAACGCTTGAGTGTGTCGACTGCTGACCCTGCGCTGTTGTCTGACATGAAGTCGTACACGACGTAGGGGTGCATGGCCGAGGTGTAGAGCCCACCATCGCGACCAGGAACTGCGTTGCCCATCAACTGGGATTCGCACTTGCGGATCGTGTTGGAAAGCATGAATTCGTTGTCGAGCAAATCGATGCGGGCAGAAGCCTGGGCGGTTGCAGCGGCTTCAAAGCCGTTGATCGCGATCAGGTTGCTGGTCAGCGCGCCGCGATAGGACAGGTTGCGGCTGGCATCCAGCGTGATGTCCGCGAGGAACATTTGCTGGGCGACGTTCGAGATGCTGATCCAGTCACCGTATTCGTCGGCGAAAGCATCGCTGAACACTTGGTTCAGTTGGAGCGACGGTCCAGGGATTCCTTCGGACAGATCGTAGGTCGCAGCAGCGAACGGGGTCTGCCCGTAGAACTGGAGCGTCCGACCCGACCGACGGGGCAGAGGACGGAAGTCGCACAATTCCTCTAAGAAGGGAGTATTGAGCTGCCACTCAAGGATCGCAGTGCGATCATAGGCAATTTGCGGGAAAGCAGCAAGCGTTGTAGATTGGACTCCAGGCGGCAAAATCGTATAGGTACCCTCTTAATCCCCAGTTGGGATTTTTCGGAAGGTATCTTGCTCAAGGACAGCCTTCTATCTATGAAACAGATAGTCTAAAACTTCACACGCACTCGCAAAATTTCCTTCTTGTGGTTGTGGTTACAGCAAAGGGTTTGGTATCCTGAAGGGTAGTTTTCATTGCGTAATCGGCGATATAATTCATGCCCTTTATCTTTGTTAAAGGCGGCGCGGCGCTCTTGCGCCCCATTGTCATTCACATGGTCGAGCACAAGCATGTCAATATCTGTAATCTCACACCCTGCCCAAGAGCATTGCATCTTTTGCTGCGGACCATAATGAGATAGAACATCTGTTTTAATAGTAGTTCTGGATTTCACGGTATACTGCTGCACCTTTGGTGCTCTGCGGTCATAGACACATTGCCGACAGATGCCCGCGTTTCTTGAATGAAATTTTTCGGGGTCTATCTCGCCGCACTTGCAAATTCGTGGTTTCCTGCTACCTTTTGCTGCCATCGTTTCCTCCCTTAAAGGAACCTGAGCGGGGGGCTGTTAAGGGCAGCCCCTCGTCTCGGCTAAAAGATGGTGTCGGATCAGGACACCAAACTCATGATACTCTTGCCCGATAAAACTGTCAAGAGAAATCTTTACGCCTACTTGCGATTATACGTTTCATACAGCGCCGCGTCAGGATGTTTTCCAGCCGCAATTTGCGAGTCTTTCCACGCAGCCATGATCTCTTGCGGTGATGCATTTTCCGCAAGCGTAGCCGCTGCTTTTTCAGCATCCGTTCTGGTCGGAGTAGCAGGTGCCGCAGCGCCGCCGCTCACGCCAGAACTTTGACCGAAGAGCGAAGAGGACGATGCCGCCACGCGCGCGGGGACTACGGGAGTCACAACCGCAGCAGGAGCAACCACAGCAGCAGGGGCTGCAACAGCAGCAGGCGGTGTGTATGGAAACACAATGTTGCTTGCTTTCATTGATTGAAACGCTTGAGCCAGCGCGGCGACTTTATCTGTCGCTTCCGTCAACTCGAGCGCAGCGATTTCGCGACCGATCAGTTTCAAATTCTGGTCACCTCCAGGCCAGTCATGCCCTGCGGGACCAGTTCGGAATTCTTCAGCGGCAGCCGCCCACGACTGCTCTTCTCTGTTGCTCTCGTTCTGTTCAATCACAGCCTTCAAAGATGCAACAGGTACGCCTTGCTTGGCGAGGTATTCAGTCATCGCGCCCGATTGTTCAATGTAATCGGCTGCGGTAATTTCACCACGTTTGAATTTCAATTCCAGTTCAATCTTGGCTTCCGCCTCGGCAGCCGCAGCTTGCGCGGCGATGGCGGGATCAACCACAGGCACAACGGGAGCCGCTTCATTCGGCTGCACTGCGTATGCGATCTTGTATGCATTGAGAACAGCGCGATCCAGTTCAACTTCACTCAGCGCTTTGAAGGTGAATTCGTGCCCACCGATAGTCTCGGTACGCGAGAGTAGCACAGATGTTTCACCAACTGCAGCAGCGTCGGCAGCCTCTTTTTCAGCCGCTTTGTCCGCCGCCGCCTGGGCGGCAGTAGCCGTCGCAGCCGTGGCGTCCTGCTTCGCCAGTTCAGTCTGCACCGCTGCGCGGATATCGGCAGGGTTCATAGAGGCGAGAATCGCTTGGGTCAGTTCTTCGTTCGTCGGGATAGTGCGTGCATCAGTGCTCATGGTGGTATGCTCCTCGAAAATACGCTTCACTTATGGAATGGATAGTCTAAAACTGTAATAAGATTTCAGCAGATCAATAGCTTCCAGGCGAACGCTGGTCGGCATCCATCGTCTCGAAGTTTTGCAGGACATGCTGGCGAACGAGGTCCCCTTGATCCATCATTTCGGTGGCGGTCATCGCGGGCATAGTTGGGAGCGTCGCCTTGGCTTCATCAAGTCCCGCTTGAATTGCGTTCTGCATGCGTGTGATCAAGGCTTGATGCATTTCTTTTGCGGCTTGCATGCGAACCTTTAAGACGATGATCTGTTGTGAATCCCATCCACCAAAATCAGCACAAGTGTCGGCAGCATCTTGCACGAGGGTTTGAGACAGGCGAAGCAAATCCAAAAATCCTGGATGAGATCGCAAGCCAAGAAGGCGATTAGCCCTTTCGATGTTTGGTGTTGTTGCGGGTATAAAGGGAGAACCTGCCTCCGAAATCGGAATCGTTGGATTGTCGCTCATAGCAAGCCTCGGCATCTAAGAATTTCTTTTTTCTGATTGTGATTAAAGCACATGGTCTGAAAGCCTGCAGGAAAGCCACCCGTACGAAGCAGGGTGTAAATTGACATACCTGCACCTGGGGTTTTTCTGTCGTCCTTGCCGTTGTTGTTTATGTGATCTAGGCATAGCATGTCAATATCCGTCACGGGGCATGCAGGCCAAGAGCATCCCAGTATTTGGTTGGGGCTGTAATGCGTGAGCGTTTCTTGTTTGAGTTTGACACGATATGCAGTACGAACCGCTAGGTGCCTAGTCGTGTCTTTCAACCAATATGCATTGGATTTGCTTCCTGGTTTTTGTGGTCTGCCCATGATTAATTATACCGACCCCCGAAGGTCTTGTCAAGCACTAAAATACTGCTTTGTCCATAGTCGCGAACGCACCCTTGGCTGCCCGATCCATTCCCGCAGCTTGCGGTGTTGCGGCTTGCGCCTTCTCACGGGCTAGTTCCAAATCGTTGTTCTGATCGGTGCCCTTACCTTGTTCCTTCAAGGTGTGCTTGCCTGTCTCGACCAGCATGCGGTTCTCCGCGGCGTTGTTGTCCACATCTTTCTTCACTTCGCCTTGAGCCTTCACGATCCCCAGCTTGCCCTGCATTGCGGCCTGCTGCGTGTTCGCCATCATGCGCTGCTTGTCGCTGTCGTCCATCGGGACGATGATCTTTTCCTTGTACGGCACGCCGAAGGAATCGTACAGTGCTTCGAACATCGCATTGTAGTCCAGTTTCATCGCTTGGACTGCGAGGTTCTCAACAGTCCCTGGAGACTGCAGGAATGTCTGCAAGATACCCATGTACTTGTTCAAGGCTTCGCGTGACGCAAGTTTGGTACCCGCAGAGATGTCGACACGATACGTGCCATTCAAAATATCCAACGGAGTGGCTTTGAACGCCGATCCGAGAGCATCCGACAACAGCCCGCGAATTTGCGACGGCTTCAATTTCTGGTTTTGCTCCATGCAGAATTCAAGGAACGGAATGAACACTTGTTCCGAGATTACGTCGACCAAATCCTGCAACTTCACAGATTCGCCGCCCGTTACCGCTGCGACGCCGCCTGGAGTGCGCATATCGCCCGCTGCGCCAGGATTTGAGCCCATGGTGCTCGGACCTGCGCCTGAAATGCTCGCCGCCCATGCTTTCATCTGTGCTATGACCGCCAAAGGTTCTTGCGCGTTCACTGAGTTGCGCGTGAGGGGCTTGATTTCTCCCTGCGCATCACTTTTGAAGATTTTTCCTGGGAAAATCCACTGTGCCTGCGCGGAATTGTTCGCGCCAGCAGGTGACGTGTAAGTTCCCATCAAATTCAAGTTCATGTCGTCCAAAAACGCGTTGATGACGCCCTGGCAGACGCGTTGGAAGTCGGTCAGCCAATAAGCAATGCCGTAGCCGTGCGCGGAGTCAGGCGCATTGCGGAAACAGAAGCCCAAAAACGGGACGCGACCGAAATTATGCGTTTCGTTCAGAAGAATGTACTCTTTTCCGAGCACGACGCAATGCCGAGTGGCCGTCCAGTAGTCAAATATCTCAAATTTGCGCATCAACGGGTCGTGCGCGGTGCGTTCGGTGTAATTTTCGGGCAGCGCCTTCTGTGGCGTGGTCGTTTGCTGAAAAATTGGGTTTCCAGTATTCGATCCGAGCGTTTCCAGCGGGTTTGTAGCGGACTGACTCTGCATTTGCGGAGTCGTCAACTTCACAATCTGTTCGCGGGTGGGAATCTTCCAGCCGTCGGTGTGCCGCAGCGCATCGAGGTCGTAACCTGTCGAGTAAATAATGCGTCCGAACCATTCCGCAACGCGGGGATCGCCGCGGCGCAGGTCGGGGGCGTAGCGGGCGCGCCGAATAGGCACATGCTCCAGCTTCGGCATGTTGATTTCGATGATGCTGACCACTTTTTCTTCAATATCGTCTTCATCAATGTCAGGTACATTGAATAGAACGCCGTTGATGGATGTAGACACATCATGGCGCTTCTGAACTTTCTTGATGATATTCTTTTTTATCTTCTGCCAGCCGTAATGCGCGACGCCGAACCCATAAAACAGTCCGTCGTACGTGATTTCCCGCATTTCAGTTTTGGCTGAGACGCCTTTGTACCCACAGGTCTTCAATTGCGCGTTCAAAATAGCTTGCTGGGCCTCGGCGCACTCCAAAGGTGTGCCTGAAGTTGCATCTATCTTGAAAGACTGGTATCCGCCGAGCAATGTTTGGTTAACGACGCTGTGAATGCTGTAAAATTGTTCTGCGACGAGAGGCACGCCGAGGTGAGAACGCAATTGATCGCTGCCCTTCCACTTGACGGGGTCGACCCAGGCGCGCAACATGATCTCGGCGAGGTTCCATCTGCCGATTAACCCTCTAGTTGCAATGAATGATTCACTCTCTTCTCGGTTGAGGTTCGCCTCTTTAAGAAGGCTGAGATCAGATCGAGATTGGTCAGGAAAAGCAACCTCAGTAGGTCCAATAGGCAGTGCTAACTCACCATAAGGCTTCGCCCCAGGAAGGTCGAGAATCCGCATCTGGCCAGAATCTACGAAGTGCGAGGTCGAATCGATGTCTTTTTTGTATTCGTCAGCCACTTTAGCCCCACGCAACAGTGTTCAAAAATTTAGTTAAGGATTCTTTTGCCTTTGATTCGGCGGACATTGTAAAACCGCCTCTTGCTTGTCGGGTAGCAACTCGTTTAGCGATCACATCGTCCGACCAGACTCGCCCTTTATGCATCTGTGCTAAGTTCTTTTTGAACTCAGGAGACCGAGCGGGTCCTGCCCCGAGTTTGCGACCCAAACGACTAAGAGACATGCTGGTTTTGGCTTTCTGTGTATGTCGGTACCCACTAATGCCTTCACCACCATCGGACATATTGCGGAGGCAGCCCAAGCCAAGGTCTTTGCGACCAAAAAACCGAATCAAACCACGCTCAAACTCAAATGCGGCATCCTCATTCACCTGCGGAAACACCACAATCCGAGAACGATCTGTCGGAGGGTGCTGGCGATGCCCGATTCCTTTAATAAACGCCCTATTTCCACACCCTTTGCCTGCATAGTAGGGTGTTCTGTCGTCCCGAAGCCACAGATAGGCATAGAATTGGGCGCTCATACCATTCACTTATGGAACCAAAAGTCTTGTTTTACTCCATGCCGCAGGCTTGCGAGCCGTCGTTTCGTCCATCACCCTCAATAATCTGTTCTTGAGCTAAACTCTTGAGCCAACCCTTCATCGAGTCCACTGGCCGTAGGGCGGTGGTCTGATAATTCGTCGGTGCGGCAATTACCATGCCTGCCGTGTCTGCGAAATCATCGTGACGACCCAGTTTCGGCCACTTCACAAGCTGGTTCGTGAGAATTTGGTACCCAGGCATGCCCGCGTAAAACCACAACCGACCCTGGTCAAGCGGACCTTTGACCGAACCGATCCGAATCAGCTTCGCGTTATCTGCTTGGGACCCCTTCTCCCATTGAATCGGAACTTTCTGAAGCCCCTTGGTCATGGCAGCGGCGCTGATGACATTGTTGTATGCTTCCCAACCATTGAATTTTTCGTAATACAGGATGTTAGGTCTCCACTTCCATAGCGCGGTGAGTGTGTTTTCCGCAACAGCACTGGAATCCCAATTACCATAGAGACAGTCAAAGATGAAAATCTGGCCTTGGGAGAGACGGCACGCGAACAGCACGGAAAAATCACGTCCCTCTTGACCCACGTACGCGAGGTCGCCAACCACAAAAGTCAGGCCCATCGAGTAGTCGGGAATCTGAGTCAGGTTGTGCAGAGTCTGCCGCCCGATCAGAGTCTCTGTGAACGTCTGCGAACCTGTGGCAATCGGTTTGTTCTCATACTGGTTCGCGAAAAACTCTGCACCCAACAGAATCCGTTCGCCTTCCAGAAACTCCAACGTATGCCCGATAGACCGACCGTCGTGCGTGCGCGTCTGTGGGAAAAGCACACCCTTGTTGCCGCGGGCTTTGAACCCAATGCAACCGCACCCAGGCACAATGCATGGAGGCTCCAGCATGTTCACGTTGTAGTCGTGGTACACGTCGGTGTGAGTGCAATTCTGGCAGCCCATGCTCCAGCAATCGCGGATAGAAAACTTCCAAATCGTGCGTCCCAGTTCGCGCTCTTCTTTCTTCGCGGTATCCTGAATCAATTCGTATGTGTCTCCGAAAGTGTAGCGCGTTCCCGTCATGTTGATGTAACCTGTCGGCTCCAGAAGCGGGCAGATAGCGATGTAATCGTCAAAGCACTTCTCCAGAAGTTTGGCGCTTTTGTAATTGTTTTCGTTCACCAAGTCGTCAATGAAAATCGCTTCGTAGTGCGACCCTGCTTTGACCGACCGCGCTGTTGATATCGCAAACGTCGGTTCGGCGAAGATATCGGTGGTGCGGCATGGGACTGTAAATTCATGAGCGTTGCCCATCTTGGCTGGCACATCTTCCCAGGCCCGCACAGAAACCATCTTTCCGATCACCTTTTCCCCATTAACTACTTGAACTGTGTTCCCTTTCGGGTCCTCTTGGAAGAGTTTGCGTTTCACTTCCTTGCTGACCAAACAATATTCGGGAAATAGAAAGGAGAAGCGTTTCGTCGGCTTTTCGAACACACGCTTGACACGCGCGAGTTGGCGTTTCGCAAGGGTGTCGCCGCCCGTTAGAAAGCAAATGCGGACGTTCGGATAGTTCAGAATCATCTGCGTGATGTATACCACAACAGATGATGTTTTGAAGATACCGCGAGGCCACAGAATCATGCGCTTCTTGGTGACCTGATCCAAGTCGGACAGAACTAGACCTTCGCCTGGACGAAATTGCACGTACTGGTCGAAGAGTAGTTGGTGCGGATCGGGCTGGAAATCCATGCCTATGATTGGCACGAATTCGTCAGGGAGATTCGGGTCTCCGATTTTTTCGGCGACGGCGAAGCCACTCAAATATAGGGGGTACTTCAGGCACTTGAACCGCTCGGTGTACCATTTGCTTTTTTCGTCAGAAGTGGCGTTCTCAAGCCAATGCACGAACTGTTTGGGGAAGTTCGTGAGGTCAACAGATGCACGGTACTTTTCGAAGATGATTGGGTCTACTTCAAACATGGGCTGCTCCCCACATAAAAAACTTATTTATTCTCGTGCGGTCCTGTTATCGTTCTGATTCGCGTCCGTTGAAAGATGTTCGTGCTGACGTAAGAGACGAAAGGCACGGAGGACGTAGTGATCGTCAACGCACCCGCCAGGGTTCCAGTTTGCGTGTCTGCGTTCGTGACGGTGACGTCGCGCGCGCCCAGCGGCGTGGTGCAATCTACGGTGATATTCGCGGTGATCGTTGTCGAGTTCTGAACCGAGTAAGAATTGACTGTGATGCCTGATGCCGAGACACTTCCCGCAACGAAATTAGTCACGGTCGTGTCTGACTGTACTACGGCGAAATCCACGTTCAATGATGGACTGCCCGATGCCGTTGTTGCATCGGTTACTGAAATAATCTGAACGCCGTTATGTAAAACAAAGATTGTTGTCCCGATAGCCCCTAATGTGACGACATCCCCAGTTGAGAGAGTGCCAGATGCCGTACCAATCAGTGTAAACGCTGCAGTATACAGGGTGAATGTACCCGGTGAATAAGTAATAGCATACCCAGTCGATTGTGCGAGGTTAGTCCTAATGTACGGATATGCGCCTGATGCAAGTGCACCCATCGTAATTGAAACGTACTGATCGTTGGGAAAAGAAATTCCTGTATACATGTCTGCGCCATAGAAGTCGGTCGGCCCGCCACCAACGCAGACATTGCTTAGAGTTTGAAGTGCGGGATATCCTCCTGTGACCTCAGTCCACTTCGCGGGATTGAGCGGACCATCCGCTTGGTGGAAATTGTCCGTCGCCAAGGGTGTGAGTACAGGACTAAACGACAAAGTGCCTGTATGGAAATTGGTTCCTGTGACCGTGATATTAAAGGTTCCGCACTGCGCGACGGTCGGCGGCGAGACAGAAACAGGAACAGGGGCACCAGAAGTGACCGTGAACCCGCCGCTTGTTATGGCCGAGATCGTTCCAGTTTGGGAGTCAGCGTTCGTGACAATGACATCTCGTGCGGTCAAAGCAGCATTGAATGCGATGGTGATATTGGCAACCAACGTCGTCGCGTTGCGTGTGCCGTAGGAATTGACTGTGATTCCCGTACCAGAGAATGAAAGAGTTGCTGGTCCTGTGAGAGCAGGTGTAGTTGCAGTAAAGCCTGTGCCCTGTACCAACGCTGGGACTTGAGTCAGGTTTCCAAGCGGGGTGTATTCGGCAATCACAATATCGGTAACACTAGACCCATAAGATACGGTAACGGTATTGGCTCCCGCCGCGCAGTTTGGTGCATACCAAGCCTGTTGCCAATAGTTGGTGAGACTCATATGCTGACTGAACAGAGGCAACCAAACGTTACCCTGCGAATCGACTATCGTCATCGGAAAGTTACCGTAGTTTGTAGCAGATACGATTAGGGTGTTGCCAACTGTATTGGCCGATCCATACGCCAGCACGTTAGTAAGGCCAGCACTAAATTGGCTCAGTCCCTGAACAAAGGTTGGGGCAACTAATCCATCAAAAGCCGCTATGGCCGAGAACCAATTCTGGGATGTATTTATAGTAAAACTCGCTGTCCCGTTCCCGTCGACACTTACTCCATGACTAATTTTGTTGTTTGGTCTGGTTGGTGTAGCATCTAGTGAGGGAGTCCCTGCGATAATAGAGGTACTTCCACACCCCGCAAAAGCAATAAAGTTCTCCGTGACAGACGGAGTAAAGTTCGTGCCTGTGACTGTAACGTTTCCTGTAAAGCCTTGCGCATCGCTTGACGGCGAGATGCTGACTGGGTTTGGGGGTGGCATTATCGCACCACACGCCTGATGGGATTAGCATCCGCGCTGATAAAATTGTCCGATATTGATGGAGTGAGGATCAAAGACATCGGCTACACCTTTGTTAATTTTGAGTCGCACAAACTACAATTTGAATTCAAAACCCCGCGATTCACATGCCAGCGGGTGTGTCTGGCTCTGTCTAGTGCGCTGTGCTCGTCCGCAATCTGTTCGACAGTGTATCCACTTCGCGTTTGAGCCCGACTTTCTAGTCCTTTGGTGATTTCTTCAGGAGACCGTTTCTGCCCGAGACGCGCTTTCATCCCTTTGTTTGCGATACTGATTTTGGCTCTCGTTTCTTCTGAATGACTTTTCCCCGAGCGGTACTTGTTTCCTGCGCTGCGCTCTGTCATCATCTGGCGAAACTTGGGGTCAAGCCATCGCTCGGTCATGTGATGGCTGATACGAATATGTCCTTCGGGTTTCTCCCAATATGCCTGAACCCTCGCAAGAGTTTCTCGTCTCCACTCTTCGGTATGCGGTCCCGTGAATCCTTCGCCGCCGTCACAGATGTTGTACCCAACTTCAGGGTGTTGCGTTTTCAAAACTTGGATGAAGTGTTTTTCAAGTTCATCCAGTTCTTTTCGGTCTGCGATGTCCGAAACCAGCGGATGAATGCTCCACGATTCCCGAGGATGTTTTCGCATCGAGGCGTAAATATGTGACCGTGTGCCTGACGTGTGGTGATTAGCGTCCCAAAACTTCCGAGACAGATACTTCCCCAAATCATCACCTTTGTGTTGCCCGACGTAAATCTTCAAAGTCTCGTTGCAAACAATCACATAGATGAACATTTTGGCTCTCCTATCTATGGAAAGGAAAGTCCAAAAGTTACGAAACTAATACAGCAACGAAACTTGAACGCCGCAATTTGACGCCGCGCTCCCGAAGATGAAAATTCGGTCGGCAGGAATGTTGCAGCCTTCGATCACGAGGGCCATCTGACCAGCCAACGTCAGCGCCGCCATGTATCGGGTTGCAGAGACGTTCAGATCGCCGACATAGACGATGTTGGTGCTGTTGGTCTGCGAACATTCCAAACGAACTGCGCGATAATGTTCGGACGGAGCGGCTGCGGTGTTGCCTGTGTCCGCCGTGACGCCAACGTCAGCGTGGTTGAAATAAAATCGGAACGAATCTGTGCTCGGATCGCAATCCAGCACGGTGACAGTGCATCCGTTGAAATACGTTGCGGTAGTCCAACCCCACAACGTCACTTGATTTCCCATTCCAGAAATACCTGGAGCAACGCCGCCATGAATATCAAATTTTGACCCTGTGGTTCCATTCTGTGTGGGGAACCCGTTAGCGCCATTATACCCCGTTTTTGGTAGCGCCCCTGAACCCAGTTTGATGGTGGCGATTCCGTTCAAAATCGAGAAGGACACGGCGATAAGCACAGGTCCAGAATATACTGGCGTTCTCCAGCCAGCAGTTGCAGGTGCCGCCACAATCCCGAGCGTCCTAATAGCTCCCATGTTATTTCACCTCGTTAAACTGAACTACGCGTCGAGCCCAAGTTAAAAAATCAGATACTGAGTATGTAAGTTTCGCCTGATTGCATTTCTGACAACACGGCACGACATTGCCCAATACATACCCTTTAGTGTTATTCACTCGGTCGATCCCGTTGTATACAAAGGAGCCGTTATCTCCAGGGTTTGTTGATACCATAGCGGGCGCGCATCCGCAATATTGACATGCGGACTGAGTTAAACACTCAAAATCAACGTCGGACAGACCCCATTCAAAATCTCTCTCCCGAGCCGAAAACTTATATCGGCTAAGGACACTTCTTTTTGCAGAAACGCCCGGGTCTTTCGTCTTATATTTATTGGTGCAGCCACAACTTTTTGTCCCGCTTTTTCGCCGAGTGAGATTCGACGCAAGCACCGTCGTGATGTCTCCGCAAGCGCAAGAACAAATCCAAGCCGCACGTCCTTTAAGGTCCCTAAGAAACCCTACGGCGGTCAGTTGGTTAAATACTCGTCCTGTTAAATCGATCATCATTATGGTTTTATCACTCGTGCTGCGTCTCTAGCAATACCGCCTTCGGGGCGAATTTTCGGCGTCACGCGGACGCTGCCTTTTGTAATCGCCTTCGGAGACCCAGCCGCCGCTTTACTCGTGCCCGACGCATGCTTTAGATTACCTGCGTCAATATGCGCTGTCTTGTTTTCGGGGCGCAGTTTGGGTACGTTCGGCGTCTTGGTCATGCCTGGGCCGGATGCCACCAGACCCTTGATGCCTTTGAACACCGTCACCTGTTTCGGTGTGGGTGCCTTTTCACGTCCGCTGTTACCTTTTGCAGAAATCATTGTCTTACTCCTTAACTTTCTTTCCTGACTTTGCTAGAGATTTAAGCCCACTTGCCAGAATCGCGTGTTTTCTCGCCAATTTCGCTTCGGGCTCAGTAAGCACATGTTCACCAGCCTTCAACTGATATGCGCCATCGGACAGGACAGGGCCGCCGCTGTGCATCTTTGGCAAGCCTGCTGCTTGACGACCTTTTTGAACCATGCCTGCCTTGGCGTTCAATTCATCGCCCAGGGTTGGCGTAGCTTTTGCGGGGGCCGCGGGTGTAGCGGCACCTGTTGCTGCTTTCGGACTCGGGAACGAGGTGTTCGCATGTGCGAGTGCAGCTTTGGCGTCACTAAGTGCGTCAGGCATTGTTCTATCCTTAGATGGGTAAACCCCCATCTACATATGGTTTGGAAAGTCTTATTTCATGGCTACGGTCTTATTGTGCCAGCGAATACAGGACAGCGAGGTCCCTGGCGAGTTGCTGCTGCAGACGAGTCAACGCCATGACGTTCTGCGGGGCGACAGGGAGAGAGGCGAGAATACCAGTAAACAGCACGACAGTGGCGACGACCGCAGCGATTTGATCGCTCAAATATAGATCAATGGGTAACGGTATCATATTGGCATCCGACGACAGGTAATTGATTATGCGCCCGTAGTTCATAGTCAATCGGTCAAGGATGGAAGGTTGTCCAGGCACTGAAAGGTCAAGGAGATACCGCGTCGGCAAACTGGTCGTCAGGAACGCCGCGCGGCGCGCAACAGTGATGCATGAAAATGTGGTGACGGCTGCAACCAATTGATTGGTATATCGTGCTACTGGCGGCGGTGGAGCCTGTAAACGGGTGGCGATCAGCGCGGCTAACACGGAACGTCCATCAAGAGATGGTTGGCCATGGTCACGGATGCGTTCGCGACTTTGGATTGCACCTGCGCCAGAAAAACGCTATTTTGCGATGTCGGGGAGATGGCCTGGACAATCGCGTTCAGATCGCAGATCGCTTGACCTGCGTCATTGATGATTTGCTGCCTGATGACGGCTTGATTCGGCACATCCTGGTGACAAATTTGATGGTACACACGAAGCAAGAGCGCATAATTCAACTGCAGCGCAGAAATTTGAGGAACGTTGGTCGTGAGATGTCTTGCGTTTCGGTTCGCGAAGATGCAGGCAAACACCGTTACTGCGGTCGTCTCTCGTCGCGAAAAAGGAAGCATAGGCTTACCTCTTGGCGTTCTTCCCTGGCTTCGATAGCCCAGCTTTTGACAACGCGATTGCGATCATCTGCTTCTGTTGCCCCTTGGCGGATTTGCTGGCGTCCACGGTCTTCGGTTTGTTGTGAAACACCTCGTGGAACGCGGCATCCTTACTCATCTTCGCCATGGGTTTTATCCTCGCGAGTTCTTTCGCATGCTGGCGCTCTTCGCCTTGAATATGCCGAATCACTTTGGCGTGCGGCGCAGGAACTTCGCGCGCTTTCTCGCCGTAATCTTTCACTGCCTGATGCTCATCGGCGATTAGATTAGAGATGGTCTTCGCCATGACATACGCCCTCACTGTTGAATGAAAAGTCTTAAAAACCATACCTCGGGGGTGCTTCGGGGGTTGGTGCACGTTCAATAACGGATTTCTTCTTGGGTTTGCGTGCAGCCTTCTCCGCATCAAGCACGCTTTGGGGGATGGTCC